TGCTGAGCTGCTTTCTTGTAATCAATTTCTAAGTTGTCCATAATATAAAAACTGTGTTAAACTACTTTTATTGTAGCTTGACACAGTTTAATTTACACTCTCCAACTCTTGTTTAATACCAAGCTTTTTTGACTCTTTATTAAAGAACTCTAATTTACGTTTTACTTTATCTTTAAATTCCTCGAACAATGCAATTAGAGCCTCTTGCTCGGTATCAAAAAGTGATTCCTCTCTAATTGTATGCTGTTTAGTTCGTTCACAATAGTCGGGTTTGTATTTATAATCTATCCACCAACCCGAAGAATTAAATTCATTCCCCTCGAACCAAGATACGTTGCAGCATCCCTTTACTATACAGCGTTGTGGGGCTTCAAACCATCCATCAATATACCAAGCAATATCACCATTCTTATATTTGGGTATTGGTCTTTCCTCTTTGTTCGTATATTTATATTTCTTCATATTCTCTTTTTTATTACTTATAGAAATCCCTATTATAAATACCTGAAAGCCTTTGCATATCTTCCTCTGTTATGGAGTATTTGTAGTTTAACTGATATTGAATATAGTCTCCATACTCCACATCTTTACATGGGAACAGCTTTCCGTTATCAATTCGTTTGAATATTATATTATAATCTGTCCTCACTCCCTTGTTAATAATTGAGAAGTGACTTCCTACAGACTCTCGTTTATCTATTACTTCATACCAAAAAGTTTTACCTTTATGAGACCTATCATTAATACCCATATAAGCAAAAATTCCTAATATAAAAAGAATAAATAAAAGCTTAAAAAAATAGTTATCTTTTTCCATACACTTAACTCTTTATTATTTTTAAATACTTCAACTTTGCGAATCGGTATGATTCATACACCTCATCTACATTCACACCTGTATTAAAAGCAAGAATACATCCTTTGTCATCGTAGAACCCAAGGATAATATACTTTTCTTCTACATACCCTGCAACGTATGCACCAATATCATTACCTTTATAAAGAACAGGCTCTCCACGATACGCATAAAAAAAATCTTTATTTGTCATACGCTATCGCTATTTAGTTCATCAAAATCAAACCACTCTATCTTATCGTAGCACTCGTACAGAACTTCTATACGCTGTGTTCCATCACCTCTTGTGACAACCCATATATCGTCACTCATTGCTCCATAATGAAGAGCCGTAGGATTTACGCCACCTCCACTATATCGGAACATTACCCACTTTTTTAATGGTGGCTTCTCTTCCTTTAGGTCGTGCCATAATGATGCAGCATTCACGTAAGGAACGTTTTCTGTATCACAATCGGTAACACCAATCTTTTCTGTACTGAACGTTACCCCGTTCAGCTCATTGTAATCTACCTCATCTTCATTGCTACAGATATTGAGATAAATCTTCTTAGGTAAATTCTTTATTTTCATATCCCTTAAACTTAATTTATGAATATTTACCAATTCCAAATGTCAGCGTATCTTTCATCTGGTGGTGTTTTAATCTTTGGAAATATAGGAGTATTGCTGATAACACGATGGTCGCAACTTCCTGTACTTCCACTAGTAAGTGGCTCTCCGTTACAGACTAATCTATATTTACATTCATCACATTGTATGTAATTCATATCACTTGAATTTAATGATAAAAAACTCAGTATCAAGCCACTTGTCGGGGCATAAGCCTTTCCTAGGCTTGCCGATGGTAATACTATCAATCTCCTTCTCAATTCGTGGACTATCCTTGCGGTAGCCGTTGATGAAGAGGACGTGGGTATAAGGAATAGCCTTGTAATATGGACTATTGATGCAATAGTGTGCCATTTTCGGGCTAATACTATCCCAGTTTTTTACGCAATGAGGGGGTATCTTCTCGTTGGTACAAGTATCTTCATTCCATAATAAGAAAAGGCGTTTTACCCAATATCCCTTAATCTCCCGATACTCCTCGTTCTTTTCGCCAGCCACAATCATATCGAACCACTGCTTGCTGACGGTGAGGGTCAATATTTTCTTCTTCATCCTTACACCTCCTCCCAGTCTGTTGCAAGAATATCATCCAAGGAGAAGAAATGCCAATAATGTGGTACAACATGGGTGAATGATTCTATGGAACTTTGTTGGTACAAGATGGATATTTCTTTATACTTGTTTATAGACAAACTAAAATAACAGCCGTTTCTTCTCACTTTCTTTCCCTCCTTCATTCTTCTCAGAGCCTCCGAGAAGTCAAATATTTCCTTGCTCATTATAATTTTGCTTTAAAGTTGTAAATTGGTTTAATAACATCAATGACATCAACCGTAGGTTTGATTAACTCAACAATCTCTTCGGTTGGCTTGTATGCCATAGGTGCTTCATCAATGGTTTCTTCACAAACTGATGTGGAATAAATACCATTCATTTCATTCTTGTAAGAATCCATAGATAACTCTTTCTTTGCCTGTGTACGAGACATTAATCTACCTGCGCCATGAGGGGCAGAGCATAGCCAATCTTTGTTACCTTTTCCCTTGCAGATAAGAGAACCATCACGCATATTCATTGGGATAATGACTACCTCATCTTTTTTTGCACTGATAGCTCCCTTTCGCAATATACCCTTGTCTGTATCTATATAGTTGTGAATGGTTGTAAAAGAATACTTATCTGAATTAGCATCAATATCTACACCTAAAGCATTTACAAGTCTGTTGGCGATAATCATTCTGTTTTGTTCAGCATATTTTTGAACTATGCGCATATCATTGAGGTAGTCATTGAGCAAATCACCTTCCAAGTAAGAAAGTTCCTTGCTTATATTTTTAGTACCTAATGACTTGATAACACTCTGTATCTCATTTTCTCTGCCTTCGCTTTTTAGCTTGGCAATAACCTCCGACTTATCGGCAGCCTTCTTGTGGCAATACTGGTAAGCAAGGTTTTGGTAATAGTTGCATACCCTAACACCAAGGTTTCTACTTCCTGTATGTATCACAAGAAACTTCTCTCCTTCTTCATTTGCATCTAACTCAATAAAGTGATTGCCACCGCCAAGACTTCCAACAGAACGATATACTATTTCCATGCTGTCAAGACAATCCCAAGCACGGAATTTGCCAAACATACAACCATCAACCAATCCGTTTATGTAGGCTGATACTTCTCCCTCGTTGACATTAAAACCAGACGGAATCAACTTATTGACTGCTTCATCAAATTTCTGCAAGTCAATATCAACTTTACCAAGTCTAACGACTTTCATTCCGCAACCTATATCTACTCCTACGGTGTTAGGAACTACTCTTTTGTCCAGCTCTATCACCGTGCCAATAGTACAGCCTTTACCTGCGTGACAATCTGGCATTATTCTTATTTCACAACCAGAGTAAGCATCGCTATTGGATAGAACTTCTATCTGCTTGATAGCTTCATCTTCTATTGTCTTTGCAAAGACCTTTGTAAACTCATTCATATCTCATTTCTTTTTACTTGTTAAACTTATCGCCTTGGTAATTCTATGGTCTTTTTTACCAACAAAACCATAGCATATTTTGTACTCAAAATCTCTTAATCTTCTGTACCAATAATCACTTGCCGTACTTAGATGACGAGCTTGCTTCATTATCTTCTTTGCCAACCTAATCTTCATACACCAACCAACATTCCAACCAAATGATGGACGTGCTTATCGAAAGCAATTCCATACTTAAACATTTCCTCAAAAAGCATAAGACGTTCCTCGTTGGTAGCCAACCGAGTAGATTTCTTTTTATCCTCGGTCATTGTAAAATGAGAGCCTACCATTAAATTCTTAGCTTCCTTGTGAAGATAAAGATAACAGAAGAGATTGTGACACTCTGGTCTCCAACGCTTACATAACACAATCCAATAATTATCTATCACAACTATATTGCCTTCGGCTACAATATCTTCAAACATATTCTTTTTCATAAGCTACTTCTTTTTACGACAAGGGCAACTTTCTGCGTGAACAACGCAAACACCATGTTTCGTGTCCACAACCAGATAATCGTGTCCTTCCTCAGTGAATACTGACATACCAATCTTCTTTGCAGGTTCATTGCTATTAGCCAAAGAGCGAATGCCCTCAAAAATCAATGCTCCTACAAACAAACACAAGACAAACCAAACGGCTGACTTGATTAAGTTTAAAATCTTATTCTTCATACATTCTATTATTCCATATATTCATACACTCAACGAACTCTTCGACTTCTTCTATACTATTCAATATAATAGTAATGCTTCCATCTTCGTTCCAGTGCTGATTACTTACATCTACCATAGCTTTATCTTACTTCTCCTTATCGAATTTGTTGCCGACAACATAGATGTCGCAATTATCTACTGCAACAAACAAAGGCAATACGTTGTCACGAAAACATTTGCTATACAAGCTGAATCCGTAATCTTTGTATTCAACATTACAAATCGTCTCCTCCCAGTCGACTGCTTTCACAATGTCATTTTCGAAAACTTCAACTCCGTTCCTGTCTTTCAATCCTGTAAACATACAGACTGTATCAGGGTCAACTGGGTTAGCCTGATTTCGGTTGAGCATAGACTCTTCTTGTCTATCCTCGATGATGTAGGCGTTACCACATTCGGCATAAAAGTAACCTTCAACCCATCCTTTACCATCAAGACGTATAGCCTTGAACTTGATATTTTCTATTTTCATATTTATATGTTTATATAAAGTCTAAATAGACTGTTGTTTTTACTTTATTAACTTTGTTATTGTTATTGTTATTAAAATAATCACTACCTTTGCAGCGCAAATTAGAAACGAGGTAAACAGCCTCCTGGCGAAATCGCCAACAATAAAAGTCTCCTAGCCCTCCGCTCGAAAGACATTTTCCCCAGTCCAGTGCTGGGGTTTTTCTTTGTATGGCGGCTCCATGCAAGGTGCTCAAAGCAATTCCGCTTTTGGGTATAATGCCAGAAAGGAGGTTGTTGCCTCATATGTTTTCTAATTTGCAAAAGAAAGAGAGTGGTACTGAAGTTTTCTGTTGGTCTCGCCGCAGAAAGGATGGTACTATTGAGTACGCTCATGGTAAACCATTCCACTTCTTTATCAATAAGTAAATCGTAAGCTTACGTTTTAACTCTTTCGGGGAGGTGCTCACTGGAGACACCTCCTTTTTTATTTCAATTCTACCGGTTCATCATCCCAAGATAATTCTCTTCCGATGAGTTTCTTGATACTACCTTGTGGTATTTCTATACATTTGCAAGAACCATAATCGTCTCTCCAGCTATATACAGCTTTGTGAGGCTCCGTTTCAAATATAAGTTCTGTACCAAAACTATTAACACATACCCATGCCATAACTATTCCTCCACTTTTACACCGAAAGGTTTCCCATCAAAGAAAATAAAACAATCAAACAAAGACTCATAACTAGCAGAACCATTATTTAAAGTTTCAATTCCTTCATTACGTACGTACGATATTTGAATCCATATGTCTCGGTTTATCCCTTTAAGCCAACCAAATGGTGTGTGTTTTGACATTTCTTTTAAACACTCTTCTGAGTCCTTAAATGAGCGGTACTTTGGTTCTGGCTTGATGCGGAAGATAATTCCTTCATTAAAATTCATATCTTTAATTTTAAACCAAGGTGATTTAGTTCCTTTATAACGACCTTCTATTTCTTTTCCTTCACTAAATGCCTTAATAATAGGCAATAACTCTGCTGCTTCTTTACGATTCATAATCAATCCTCCAATTTTATATTATGTTCATCTGCGAAATAATCTTCTGCCTCTTCGCAAAACTGACCTTCGCAAAGTGATTCTGGGAGTGCTCTGCTAGTATAATACTCTCGGTGGCATAACTCACAGATTTCATTTCCATAATTATTTCTTAACTCTTCTCTAGTCATTATTCGCCATCCTTTCTGACTAAATAGTCATACATAGGCTTGCGGTTTCTACGATATTCATTACATATCTTTTCTGCCTCTTCCTCTGTATCGCAAGTTGCAATAACTCTATCGGGATATGTATCCCAATATCTAACTACTTTAAATTTTGTCATAATCAATCCTCCAATAATTTAAACTCGGCAATAGAGTGATAAAAATCACCATTGCCATATACGTCACAACTATATGATTTACAATTAACAGAAACCTCAAAATAGTTACCATCATCGTGTGTAATCTCTACTTCATTTGGTAGGATATTTTCCTTGAAGTACTCAGCAGATTGGATATTATCCATAGGCTCTTCAGTCATAAAGGTTACACACTTTTCGTTGATTATATCTTCTATAATCATAGGCTAATCCTCCAATTTTTCAATAGGTTTCCAATGAGTGATATTGAACGCAATAACACAAAGAAATCCATTTTCATCTGTATTCCAACCTTTGCATTTAGTTCTACTTGTCTTCAATACAATTTTAGGAGTTTCTTTATTTGTTACCAAAACGCTTTCATCGTAAGGAGGCAACCCATCCTCAACAGATACCCAGTCTGACTTGGAGAGTTCTTCCAAAGCTTCTTTCAAACAACAAATGCAATTATTCAAATATGTCTGTCTATTTTCATATTTGCGTAAAATTGCTAAATGTTTTGCTTCTTCTATCAGCTCTTTAACTTTCTTCTTATCCATAGTTACAAATTAAAATATTCACGTATCTGCTCACCTGTCATGCGATATACCTCAGATATTCGGCAGTCTCTAATTGAGCTATCCCAGGCACTGGTATGTTCATCATTACAACTACCATCAGCAACACGCTCTACGGCTTCTTCTGGCCCTGTTGCAAAGTCAACGCTTAGAAGTTCCTTTTCCTCGTCACTAAGCCCTTTTCCTTCCAAAGCAATATTTAGAGCGGTTTGCAACTCGTAATGAGCTTTATCTGAATAGCCTATAGCCTTACCAATATGACTATTGATTGATTTCTCTTTCTTATCCATACTTCCATTTTCTCTTCTTCCCCCCCCTCCCTGTTGCCAAGTAGAGGGTGGTTAGTTTATTTAAATATACTTTCAAAATTCCAATTATCACCATCGCAACAATCAGATTCTTCTACTCTTGACTTATCAACATCACAATATAAGACGCCATATTGTCGTTTTATATGCTTACAGTTGATACAAGCTGGTATTATTTCCATATTACTATCTATTTATATCCTTTGCAGGATGGTTAATCATAAATCATAACACAATCATTGTACACAGATACTTCAGATATACTTAAAGGATCTCCGTTTTCTTGTGTTCCATGAGAATAAGGAAAGCAAACTTCCATAGTCTTATCCTCAACTTTTGATAATTCATTAATCAATTCTTCTACTGTCATATTCTATATATTTATTCCCGAAGGTGGTTAAAAAAACAAATACTCGTCACAAGGCTCTCCAACATATTCTCTTGCTTCATCTATGGTATTAAACACCTTTCGTGCCACATAGATGAATGGAATACAACCGAATAGCATATTGTCTTGAACTATGTATCGCACTGGATGTAACTTTCCAATAATTTTTTTTGTCATATCTGCGTCTTTATTTTAAACATTTAACAATACTCTTTTGAGCTTTATTCGCAAATTCTCTTTTAACTCTTTAGCTTCACTCCAAGGTGTATATGTTGTGGTATAAAAATTATAACTACGTTCATCTACACAATGTAAGCCTGTTATTAGTAATTCTAACTCTTCGTTTGATAATACAACATTTTTATCCATACTGCTATTATTTATGCCTGAAGGCGGTTAGTTACTTTAAATAATTATTTTTAATTTATCTGGTAATTCAAATTGAATTTGAAATGTTCTACGTATAGGATAGCCTTGATTTACATACGTCTTACCAAGATAAGCAGTAGTTGCAATACTTGCATATCCTAAATTACCATTGCTCTCATAACAAGTTACATCACAATTATCATATACTGTGTCTATATCTGCTATGATTTTTCTGAGTTCTCCTAATTTCATATCTCTATACTTTTATTCTTATAATTATTATACACATCACATGGAAGAGTACAATAACAATATCTCGAATCTGATTCTTGACACTCTTTATATTTATTAAAAGGACACTTAGCCATACCTACACCTCCATTCCGTGATTAAGGTCTAGACCAAAAAGAATGTTTTGTAATTCAGACACATACTTTAAACCTTCTTTAATAGTACTTAAAATATCATCTTTTTTAAACCCTACTAAAATATCGTAAGTATAGTCATGATTTTCATAAGCCCATACTTCTTGATGATTATTTAAATCAAGTTTATAATATATTTTAGTCTTTCTCCAACCATTCTTTTCTAGAATTTCTGAAGTAAGAGGAATTGGCTTAATATCTTTGTAATTTATAAGAGCTAAATTAAGTGCAGATAAAGACCTAATATTCCAATGCCCTTCATCATCTTTTTGATAAACCAAGTCTCCTGGAATGTATCTTAATTTATTCATATGTTTTATTCTTTATTATTCATTATAAGAGCCATATCATGCACTTTGTGACACATTTGGCAAACATCTTCAAGACTCCTTGTGTCCCAATTATAGTACATTCTTCCGTGGTCTTCGGTTATTACTACAACCTGTCTGTCACGTAGGATTCGCCATATCATTTTCAACTTCTGTTTCATACGCTTTACTCCTTAACTTCTTCAAAGATTACATTCTTATTATCCTTACGTAGTTTAGAATCGCATGGGTATTTCCTCCAAACTTCACAAGCACTATTGCCAAAAAAGAAACAACCATAGCAAGTTTCTTCCTCGGTTTCAGTAATCTCCAAGACTACTCTTTCTCCAACTTTAAACTCTTTCATACGCTTAGTCTTTTATATATTCATTCACTTCATCCAAAACCTTTGTCAACAGGTTCTTTAGAATCTTCAATTCATCATTTGAATATGTAGCTATTGGATAACCATCAAGGGTAATATCACCACAACTACGACTTATCTTTAACGAGTGTTTATTTTCTTTCATTTTTTACCTCGCTTTCTATTAAAAAGTTTCTGACCATACTCCTTTGGTGAAGTTGTATTGACTACAAAATTATCAGGAAACTTTGGTGCTATTTGATAAAGGTAACACCCATCAATATCACGATATATCATTGTTTGCCTCCTTTCTTGATTAAATCAAGTAAGTCTTCCACGAATGCCCAATCAGTAAAAGTATATGCTCTAACTCTAATTTCCCACATTTTTTGATATGTGTAGCAAACAGTTTCATTTAACATAGCGTTCATATTACTATTCGCTTTTGAGAATGCTAGAATCTTTCCGTTATCATTTCTAGGAACTTCGCTAGCAGGACGAAGCAATTCATTCAAATCGTTCAAGAACTCATTGATAGCCCACTTAGCACCTAGTCCAATAGCTTCTTTGATGTCCCCCTCATAGAACATTTCTTCCTTTTCATCATTGTTGAAGACTATCTCTTCGCCATTTAACAGAAATCTATCTTCATAGATTTCTTCCTTGGCAGCTTCTATTTTCTTATCGTCTATCATAACTTACTTCTCCTTTAAACGTTCTATTAATTTATCTGCGATTTTGAAGGCAGAATTAACAACACTGTCATACGTAGAGTTAGGACGTTGTACAAGACCTGCTGCAACATCTTTTGCTATCTCATATCTTCTCTGCTCCCAAATGTTTTCTTCGTTATCATTATTCTGGGTAAAGCTTGAACAAAGTATTACATCCTCCTCATTTTGATTGGGTCTTTTGCTACAAAAAAAATATCTGGAGCAGTAACTACATAATCCTTTCATCCCTCACCTCCTTTCCACTCACCAGTCGTTCCTAGTAGATGTGCTGTCTCTTCGTTGTAAGGAATACATTGATTCCAACCACAACCATTACAACAATAATAAAAATCGCTATCTTTATAGCCAAACAAGCTTACTTGCCATGCTTGGCTTCCAAAGTCTCTGACAAGCACCTTATCAAATGGTTTTAGCTCAACCTTTGGCTTCAAATCAACAATAGCTTTCTTATCACTATCCCATCGTTTGCCTTCCTTTTCGAGAGCTGAGAAGAACTGTTTTTTCTCTTCTTCTGTAGCAAATCTATACTCTTCAGATGATTCCACCTCATCGTCAAACAATAATCCAAACATTTCATTTAGAGAAACATAGAAACAAAGGGTATGCTTATAAATCTTTCGGCATATTGCTACTGATTTTCCATATACCACTATATCCCCATCCTTGAACTCAAGCTGCTTTTCAATCTCCAAAGTTTCAAGATTGAGTTTACCACCTAATCTCTTCTCTAGAGTGTTGATGTAGGTCTGAGAAGAATCTTTGTTATCTTCAATATGATAGTCTTGTACATTCCGCATTTTCAAACAAGGTATATGTCTCTTTTTACTTACACTAATCCAGTGTTTTCCTTCAAATGTAGTATAATCATTTTTTGAGAAACCCTTAAAGATTATATGGCTGTCGCCATCATTGCTAACCAGCACATCGCCCTTCTTCCATGCGAATTTGCGCCAGTCTCTCATTTTCTTTGAGGGAAGGAGTATCTGTAAGCCGTCAAGCCATCCCCTTAGTGTTCCAAGTTTAGAATAACCAAAAAGCTCATTATAACCTCCTTTGTCCCTTGTACACCAAATTGAAGTTTCAATTTCTGTTGTTTCAACGTTATCAAACTCTACATCTATATTATGCAACCAGTCATACAACTTAGTTCCTTGCGGTTTATCCTTTAAAATAGCCGCTATATTAATTTTTATCTCCATATCACTTTATTCTTTTAAATTGAACAGCCTTTCCGTCTTTTCTGTCGATTGCGACACACTTAAAATCTCCACAAACTTTTTCATAAATGCCGGTACATATCTCATCGAAAAAACAACCATTGCATTGTTCTTTCTCTGCCTCAACCACCTTCAAGACGATTTCTGAGCCAATAGATAAATCTTCCATAACTAAACCAATTTTTGCGTTAAACAATACTGGTAGTAACTCATACTACCAACGTTTTTTGATATTTTTGGCAGCTCACCATCATAAGGAGTGACTTTCAAGCCATCAATGAAATCAGCATTCTCAGTTGATACCTCAGTATTATGCTCATTCATAAACACCTTTTGCGCTGTCGTAGAATGGCTTTCTGCTCTTAATTTACCGAGTGACCGCCAAACTTGTTTACGATGGATGAACAATCCATGCAAAGGAATAGTTCTTACTTCTACTTTTGTTCTCATAACCATAAACTTGCTTTATAAAGATTAAACCATACCTTATTACTCTGTTTACTCTTGTAAACATTACCTTCAAGGTCGAAATAAACACGTTTCTTTTGATTGAACTTCTTCATCATTGGCTGATTATCCTTGTATGTCGTTACATCATACTCAATCAATGAAGAACCACGTTCATTCTTTGTTGGAGGATAACCTGATTCTCGTATGAAACGTACCTCAAACTCTTTATTTCCAATTTCAAAATTTGCTGTAGCCATACCCTTAACCATTTAAAGATGATAATAACTATTTGATACCCTTGCGCCCAAATCGAAGCAGCCCACAGCATCCGGCTTTAAGAAGCGTTTCTCTAACTTCTCCAAAGCCACTTTATACTTTTGCTCCATGTGCTTGCAATGTAGTCTCTGAGCTAATTTAAGTTGCTCAACAACACCCTTGCGAGCAACTCTATATTGTTTATCGGACATCATAGCCTTATTCGTTCACATAGTTGATTACTTGCTCTTGACCTTGCTCATGCAAGTTATCGAAAGCGTCTTCTATAACTTTAGCTACTTGGTCGCCATTTAGGTTCTCCAGCATTTTGCTTACTACCTCTATCTGCTGGTCTGTTGCTAAAGAGCAAAACTTGTCAATAAGAAAACTCTTCTGTGCATGGACGAGCATATCATCGAATAAATCCGATACATCTACACTAACTTTATAATATGCCATAATTTGAAATTTTAAAAGTAATTAGTTGTACCACACATCATTTGGTATAAGAGCCAATTTCCATCCATACTCTAGTTCATACCTTAATATTTCAAGGTCGTGACTCATTACAGATGAAAGACCTACAAACTTATTTTCGTACTCCATATCCAAACCATTTAGTTACCATACTTGTAATGCAAATAATTATCCTCTGAGCCGAAATAAAGCTCGGTATCGCTCATATTTGCCTCCATCAAGTCATTCTCTACATCTTTATAAGAAGGCACGCAATCCTTAACTCTTTGGCAGAACAAAGGATATTTTGAAGACACGTCTTCTCCGTCTTCATTATAGATATTAATCTTATCTACATTGTAATATGGATAAGAAGAAATATTTCCATATGAATGGATAACCTTTCTACTCTTAACGGACACCACGATTTCAGCAGGTTTGTTAATAGCATCAAACTCGCAAGTAAAATCATCAAGCTGCGCCTCAAAAGCCGCATCATTAAACTTTTCAGATAAGTTTTCAAAAAACTTTTTCATTTTCTTATTACAGTTTTTGTGGTGTGTCTCACCATTTTTAATTAGTAACCTTTATTTCTTAATTACGATGCAAAGATACAAAGAATATTCGAAATATGCAAATTATTTAATGTATTTCCTATAGCTTTTAACACTCTATAATAATATAAACAAATAATTTGCTGACGTTAACAAAGAAATCCCCACCACTACATTATTATATATAGTGATGGGGTAAACACCAAATGGTATTTTGCCTTTGGGCTATTTTTCTTCCTTATCTACGATTTCAACGAAATCTCCAATTCCCAAACGAGCCTTATTGATACATGATGCTATCCAACCTATCAGATAGGCAGATGGTTCTCCACCATGTTTCATTTCAATATTACCCTCGATAGCATCACAAGCGTGACTAGCCTCATGACAAATTACATTCATACGCATAGCCTTACTGCTACTGAATAAAACAAGAACGCACTTTCTTCTTGTTTCTCTTATGTGAAGTCCGTAATAAGTAAATCCATCACCATTTAAAAAATCGTACTTTTCAATATCCGTACCATCATTATTCAAGAATGCTTTCTTTGCATCCTCAAACTGCAACCCAACCCCAACACACAATAAGTGTGGGTAAATGGGCTGGTCGTATTCGTAATATCCTTTCTTCTTCATACCTCATCGTTTTTATGTTTCTCCCACCCTGCTTTTGAAAAGGCATACCAAGTATCACAAATGTCAAGAGCGAGCATGTTGCCTTGGTTAATACAAAAATCGCTATCAAAGCCTTCGATATGAACATACATCAGTGCTATAGTATCATAAGGAACGCTACGACCTTCAAGACAAGGGTTTTTAAAATTCTTAGTCTTGTATAAACTTGTAACAATTGGCACTTGAAGAACGTCTGAAATATTCTTAGTGCTAATCTCTATCGACTTCTTAAACTTCTTCATATTCTCAACTATTTAAATTTCTCAAAGTAGAACACAATTTGTCTATCAAAGTGCTCTTCGATTAAACCATAAGCAAGCGACATCTTTACTTGGAAAGAAGCCTTACCATTAAGCAATCCTTTAGCCTGTCTAGTAATCTCTGAACGAAATTGTTCCAAACTCATATCACGCTTACGAAGATTACAAGACCTGCAAGATGGCATATAGTTCTCCATGGAATCATCGCCATGGAATACGACAAATTTTCCCTCCTTGTCGCTCCACCGAGAGTAACAACCTCGATTTTTCGGAACAAGATGGTCAACCTGCATATCCTTATACTCTATACTCTTGCCGCAATAAGCACAATGCCCATCGTATTTGCGATATATTTTAAGTCTATCTTCTTTTTTCATAATCGTTAATTATGTAACCTACCAATATGCCACTTTGAGCAAACCTTGCATAAGTAAGGATGCCAGCCGGAAGCCTTCAACTTCGAATTCTGATTTAGAAACTCCCAAGCATCATCCTCGCTTTCATAAGCTACCTTCGCCTTCCAAGATTGACCCTTTCTAACCCAATGCTCAGGATCTGGATGCAAATGACGAGGAATACATTTATTTCTTTTCTTCATAACTTCTTCAGAAATTTAAGTTGAAACCCTTCTGCCTTTTTTATTCCTGGGTATAGCTTCGTTAGAACCTCCCATGCTCTTGTCTTGTGCCGATGCCACATCGTAACCGGATGCACACGCTCACCACTTGGTAACACATAGAAATCTGCCTTAATGGTATCAATATGCTCATAGTTTGCAGCTTTATATATAGTTCCCTTGTTACCTATGGACGTATCGGCATAAGATATAAGGTACTTGATTTCCTTATGTGTTGCCCTAATATACTTATGCAAGAGAGATAGGCAAATCGTCTCGCTAAACTTTGGCATATCATCAGACAACCACATTCTGTCAAATTCCCTCACTTGATGGTAATCCAACACTTCGCCCTTTTCAGTCTTGATGTGCGGTCGGATTCCATACCCTATTTGCATTGCGCCCCTTATCTTATCCTTATACAATACCAAAAGATTCAAGCAACTATTCTTCGTTACCTTGTGTGAAAAGTGATGAGGAACTATGATTGCATCTGCTTGCGCCTTATCGCACTCCATCAGCTTTATTCCCTTTTCCTTGCACTCGTAACCGATAACAAATCCGCAGAAGCCTAGCACTGGAGACTTGTTCAACTTTCTTCTTCTCATATCAATGATACCTCCAAAAATAACGTTTGAAATTATCTAGCAAATGCTCTATACAAGCTTTGATTTCGCCCTCTCTTATGAATTGGTTGCAAAAATCTATCAATTCATCACGTACCAACCCTCGTTTTAAGGCTTCGTCTCTCATAGCTCTTATAAGAGCATCCGTTGTTTCTTTATTCCCATTTCTTACAACAGGATTGCAACAAAACACCTTGCACATATCCATAGTTTCAAAACAGACTTAACTGCCTACTCATATTCTTTAATTCGTTATTGGCAAAATCTACTTGACGCTGGTCTATTTCAAAGCCTATATACTTTCTTTCAAGGTTTACGCAAGCTCTTGCTGTTGTGCCACTCCCCATAAATGGGTCAAGAATAACATCACCTACATTTGTTGAGTTTCTGATTAGAATCTCCATCAACTTAACTGGTTTTTCGGTCTGATTGATCAATCCTTCTTTATCCCTGCGTTTGTTGGTTGGAATAGGAACACTCAGAATGTCAGATGTGCCAAACTCATTAATTGGCTTTCCACCTCCCTTACGAAGCATAATGATATACTCCTTTTGATTCATATAATACGTTCCACACACCTTAGTGCATTTATCCCATATTAAACACTTTGTGAAGTGAAACTCACTCCGTCCTATCTCATCTAGAAAGTGCATCAGATTATAGTCGTTACACATAAGATAGCAATGAGTCTTATCCTTTAGTACTCGATATAGTTCGTTGATATACTCCGAAATATCTATGTCATTACTCTTGAATATCTTACCTTTTCTAGTTTGAGAATCCGTCCAATATCCACTCATGCTACTGCGCCCACCTCTAGCTTGTACCGGATAAGCAACATCAGAGCATACTAGGTCTATACATTCATCGTCTAGCTGCTTTAGAAGCTTTCGGCAATCACCTTGATAAATTCTATTTAGCTCCATCATATCACCCACTAACTTTCATTTCAAAATAAACTGTCTTGCTTTATCATTAATTCATTTTCTATTCTCTTGTTTGCTTTATCGTAAAACTCTCTATTAGTTTCAAAACCTATAAAATTACGATTTTCTTGAATACACGCAATAGCCGTAGTTCCACTACCTATACAGCAGTCTAGTACAATATCTCCTTTGCAGGAATGCTTGTTTATAATGCTTCTGAAAAGACTAACAGGCTTCTGGGTAGGATGAAATCTCCCCTTATCACAACAGATTGGAAAGCTATATACTCCATTGTCATATTCACTATTAAAGATAGGATTTTTACCTTTCACCCCACACACAGCGACCTCTCTTGCGTTTGTGAGATAGTTTGTCTTACTATTTATTGGAACAGGATTTGTTTTTATCCATTCTATAAATCTAATTTGTTTAAATCCGACTTTAATCATCGCATCCTTTACGACCCCAATCTTCCACAAATCATAGAAACAAACTATATATCCACCATCTTTCAAGCACCTGTAGGATTCTTTTATCATAGAGCCTATATCAAATGCTTCCTGTTTATCCCAGTCTCCAAAGTCGATAGATATGCGAAATCTATCGGTATCTTTACCAATAGGAGCGGACTTTGCATAATTGGAATCCCTTGAAATTTCATATGGAGGGTCTGTGAGTATAAGCGAGACGGACTTGTCATCAATCTTGCTCATACCATCCAGACAATCAACTTGATAAATCTTATCTATCTCCAGCATATCCAAACATATCTTTTTGATTAAACATTTCTTCTTTGATTCTTTTTTGTGCTACCTTGAAATATTCCCCGTCTAACTCAAAGCCAAGGAAATTCCTGTTTGTTCGCATACAAGCCAGAGCAGTACTTGCTGAACCCATAAAACCATCAAATACCAAATCTCCTTCGTCCGATGATTTCAAGATGCATTGCATAAGCAAGGGGATTGGTTTCTCGTTCTGATGTACCAACTTATCTGATGGAACTCTATCAAAGTCCCACACGTCCTCCAAACGTTTGCCGTTTATGATTCGTCTGCCTTTATTCAAGTACAGGATTGGCTCGTAACATTGACCATATTGCGCATCTAAATCTCCAGCCGTATGGTTGTTCTTTCGCCAAATGAGCACATTCTTAATGGTAAACCCTGCGTTCCTCGCTTGTTGCATAAAAAAGTCCAAGGTCTTGGCACTACAGAAGATATAAGCAGCACTATCATCCTTCAAAATCCGGTAGCATTCGCTCATATAATCAATAATCAATTGCTCATTATCGTCATTGAGTATTTCCTTCGAAAAACGATGGTCGTCTGCTCTCCATCCGGTCTTATAGGAGATACAATATGGTGGGTCAGTAACAATTAAATCTACTTTCCCGCTCTCTATTTGTTTCATTCCTTCTATGCAGTCGGAATTGTATATTCTATCAAATTCAAGCATATCAAATCTCTTTTATAGCGTTAACATAAGCTTCATGAGCCTCTTCTTGCGTATCAAAGCAACCTATATATATTTTCTTTTTACCTATCTGATACTGCGCTTGCCATTTTCTTACACTCTTATTCCAAGTCACACCCAAGTATTCGGAAGAGGTTTTCTTTGCTATAGCAGAATAAATCACATTGTATCTTGCGGTGCAATACTCCAAGTTGTCTACATCGTTATTCGTCTTATCGAAATCCTTATGATTCACCATTGGAAACGCTTCTGGATTCTCCAAGAAAGCCTGAGCTACCAAACGATGTATATAAAACATCTTGCGCTTTCCGTTCTTGTAAAGCCATACCTTCAGATAACCTTTTGGTGTCTTGCAAGGTGCGATTTCCTTTAATTGAGACGTTCTCCCAATAGTAAAAACATGTCCCAGCTTGCTAACATAATACCTTTCGTAATTCTTTATAGGCTTTATATCACCAAGAAACCTTGTTATACTTTTATCTTTCATTGTTACCTCCTTTTTCAAAGAAACTTGAATATATGGCTTGCGCCTCCTTTGTATCTAGCAAATCAATATCATTGTAAAACCTTCTGTACACAACGCACAACCTTTCGTCATTTCCGGTGTCTCTTGCTTTAGCTATTTGCTGACAAGATTCCATGAGAAATGCACTTATCTTCTCGTAACTTCGCTTCTGTGTCTTCTTTAGCATATCCATGCTTACAAAGGTTTTGTAGTGGATGATATGCTTTTCTTGCTCGTATTCTGTGAGTATAAGCCCTTCCGGAATAGCAAATACCACTCTTCTTGTCTTGTCATCACTATAGAGCTGAACTGCACCCGTAAACGATGTATATATCTTTTGCAATATCTTGGCAATCGGTAAGTCTTTTTTCAAAAACCTTTCTGCAAATCTCTTCAGAAAATGAACGCTCATAGCAAAACAATCTTCGCTATACCCCTCGTTTCTACTCATAGGAATATACTCGTTGGTTTCCTTCAGATAAATGAACAAACCGGAAGCAAATACATCGCCATGTTTTACACCTACAACGATGAGATAATCGGCATTCGGTGTAGCAAGCTCAAAGGTCTTTGTTATTTGTCGTACGTTCTGCTTTCTCATTTCACGTTTAAGCTCATTAGCTTTTCGCATCTGAAACTCATAGATTCTTGTTTCATCTAAGTTTCGTACTCTACGCATCTCACCCGAAGTCATACTTGCTGTTATCATGCGCATTCCTCCTTTTTAATCTTTGACAACCAACAATCCCAGATTCTTGTAGCTACATTAGCCATCATAACAGGAGGAACACACATTCCGCAAGCAAACCAAGGTTTCATGCCATTAAAGTCATAATCCATCGGAAATGTTGATGCTAAAATCGTATCATGTGCTGAAAGATAACTTGGATTATCATAATACACAAGTCTATCCTCCATTGCTGATATGGTATTGCATACCTTGTTCTTTTTGAGAAACATGTTATTGAACATAGAAAGACGATTATCCATCCGCTTGACAATATCACCGATAGAATTATCTTTCTCATTTCTATGCTCCCAATACTTCATCATTCCTTTAGGAATTTGCCTTCCACAATAGTCAGAGAACTCATCCAAGACAATTTCTTTCTCGTTGAAGTCCATATCTATCTTAGGCACTCGCTCGAACAAATCCTTTTGAACCATAAACGGCTCGCAAAGGTCTTTACGTAACCCAATAAAGAATACCCTAGGTCTGTTTTGAGGAACACCCATGTTACGTGCATTGAGAAGCCAATGCTGCAAGATATATCCGGCATCATTCATCTGTCTATAAATCTCCTTTACGTACTCGATGGCTTCACCTTGTAATAAACCTTGAACATTCTCAAAAACTACTACCTTTGGCTTTAGTTCTTTAGCGAGGTCGATTGAGTAGAAAGCCAAATCGTCAAGCCTTTGCGCCTTCTGACCTTCTCGGAATACTTTTTCCTTTCCCCAAGCCTTTTGGCGGTCACCTGCAATACTGAATACCGAACAAGGGAAACTAGCATCCAATATATCCAAATTATGAAGCTCTTCTTTCATAATATGCCCCCCCATATTGATATTGGTAATCAACTCACGAATATCACAATTGAAAGCGTACTTGACATCGTGATTTTTCAAGTACATCTTCATAACCTTTGGGTCTATCTCATTACAGGCTACAACATCGTAGCCAGCTAGTTTGTAGCCAAAGGAACTTCCACCTCCACAACAAAAGCAAGACATCACCTTACCTTTGTCTTTTGTGAAATTAGCATCTTTTTTAGTCCATCTATAAGGGAACTTGTGCTCGTTTTTATACATTTATCTACCATAAAAAACAATCGTTAATAAAAACCGATGTATAAAAATAACCACAAGTAATATGGTTGTAAAAAAGGGACTCTAACCCTTGAATTTAGATTCTATTTTCTTCGGCAATGCGTCTTAAATAATCATCCGCTGCGTTATCGTCTATTTTCGACTTAAGAGACATTCCTGTGTTATAACCTATCATTAAGGACACATTCTTGCTCTTTTTCTTGTTCTTTCCATATCTCCAGCTAAATACCTTTCCTAGCCAAGCTATACCTACAATACCATCTGATACAACTATTGTCGGCAACAAAACAAATACTTTATATATCATCACAATCTAATTGAGAGTTAAAAATATATCTATTCTGATTCAACCAAAGCTCCACGTAGTCAGCCTTGATTTTCAGAAATTCTTCATATGTGTAGCATTTCTGCTGCTTACCACCTTTGTTCCAATAATAGGCAACTCCTCCCAAAGAAAAGAAGTCTATCAAATCCATTTCCTTTCGCTTCGGTTCTTCACGCTTTTTCTTTTGCCTATATCTACTTACAGCAAGCAATATAAGACAAACGCAAAGCAACATGGAAACCAGTATCTCGAATATTAACCTTACGTCTTGCATCTTATTTAAAAACAAAAACACGAAACTACCGATTGCAAAGTCAAAGGAATTGTGACTCGGACTGCCTTTCGGTATAGTCCATCGGGTTTCGTGTCTCTAATATCTTATCAATTTCTTAAATCGCCATTTTATCCTTTTTTGTTCTGCGCTTGCAAAGATAAATAATATTTCTCTAACTTGCAAACGTTTTAGTGCTTTTAATACTTTATTTGCATTATTTTAAACTTATCCTTTTTTGAAGTTCATTCCAAACTCTTCTTCCGTTACCTCATACATTACATCACCATATGCTACTCTTTGCTTGTCTTTTGCCATCAACAATAAGTTCCTATAAGGTATTTCTTTTACGACTTCTTGGTACGATAAATGCAGACTATCCATAAAAGATGCAATCTGACCTAAGAGTGTATCGTTACCTATGGTCGTGGTTTTGCTATCATCCTTGCCGCACTCTTCGCCAAAATTGATAGCGTCTGAAAATCCTTTATAGAGATTAAGGAATAAGCCGTTTGTAAGCCGTAGACAATCTCTTCAAGCGTTCCTTTAGACAATTCATCACTAATGGATTCATCGCCTTGTATGAATACGGACAACGCCTTGCAAGCATCATCCAAATTCTTAATCATACCTAAGACTTCTGCTAAGGTCTTACCCTCCTCAAAACTATCAAGGTATTTAGCCGCCTTGACCAATTTTATAATTGTAGGTGGTGAAACATAATAAGCCTTTCCATTCACGATTATCGTTACGGTGTCCTCTCCAAGAATTGCATCCGTAATTAATTTACTTGCCTTACTCATGGTTCTGAATATTAAAAAAGGGGAACGGCATTAACACCATCCCCCTCTATCATTTGTTGCCTATGTCTTATTCTTGTTCTACAACCACAGAGCCTTCCCATTGGTACTCGCCAGCCACACCATCGATCTCGCTTTCCATAGCAACGGCAGAAATACCCAAAGTGATATTCTTATCCTGCTGGTCACCCTTGGCAACGATAGCCGCATTTGAGAAAACGATGTAGTTCCCTGTCTTGGTCTGAGCAACGATACACTTGTTGATATTAGCCAAATCTTGGCTAGAAGACCAACCTACTGCATCTGCCTCCGTTGTAGTCTCTTCTCCAGTTGCCTTGTACATCTTACCACCCTGCAAGTCTACCTTATTCTTCCATGAAAAGACACCAATAGAGAATGTAATTGTCTTAGCACCCTCATCGGTCTTGTCACGATAGTAAACCTGTCCGTTCAGCTCGTTCTTGTACTCGGTAACACTAGGGTCATCCTGAGAATATCCCCATGTTCCCTCATGGCTGTTCTTAACCTCTGTAGCGGTTTTCAACCATGTAGCCAACTTAGCAGGTGTATTTGCCTCGGTAAGAGGAGCACCATACCAAATTCTCTTGATTCCAATAAATGGTTTCATCTTATCTTACGTTTAATGTTTCAAAATCAATAGTAATGTTTGCGTAATGGCAACTCAACCTACTCTCTTGCTCTATGCCGTGGGAGCGGATAGAATAACGATACCATACATCCTCAGCTTTTCCGACCTCATTGTCGGACAGGGTTTGAATAGCCTTCTTTAAAAGCTCGTTCAATTGAGGATTAGCCTCGCCCTCTATATCTTTGAGCAATATGTTTACCTCTATAGTACAATCGTTGAAATATGTCTTGTCTACACTCATGCGCTTAGGAATGATTACTATCATGCCTTCATCAGGAATTTTCTCACCGACCAAAGGTCTTTCCCCCTCAAGTCCACCCTTTGTCAGATGTCCTTTCAGTCTTCGTTCCAATCCCATAAGTTCCAAGTCATCATAGATTACATGACCAGCATCTATTTCTGTTATCATCGCATATCCTCGATTTCTTTCTTGATATACTGAATACCCGAATCTATAACATCATATCCCCTAGAGGAAACATCAGACGCATATTCCGCTTTGTTGCCAAGGGTCAAGGTGTGGTCATGTACATTACTATAGTTAGACCTTCTGAGATTACCTGTGCGGTTTCGGTAGTTTCCGTTAGCCTTATCAAGCTCAACAGCAGTTTTACCTAACCTATCAAGAAATTCATCTACTTCCCTTTCTCCCTGTGCAAAGAAAGCGTCTATCTCATCCTTTATAACATCAGACATAGATACTCATATAACCAAGATAATTGCACTTAGGGGCATTATAGACCTTTCCACCTCCTCGGTAGCTTCCATCATCGGAATAGACCTGGACTTCATCACCTTCGGAAATCTGGCACTTGTCACAAACAATATGATATTTCGGTGTATATATGCTACCATTCTCGGTAGTGAAATGCTCTGTAGAGTTGTCATCGCACCGACAACGCCCCATTTCTTTCCATTCCTCAGAAGAGCTAATGACCTCGTTGTACTTGTTGACAACCTTATTCACGAACTTCTTCTTTAATATATGAGGGGAATATAACATAACCTAGACATTTACCAAATATCAGACTTATCCGTGATAGTGGAAAGCCCTAAAGCTGCCACCACTTCATTATCCGGAGCAACACCATATTTTCGGCAAAGCCACATATAGTATTGTCCTATCTTAGAGTAGTCCCAAGAGACAGAGAATCCATTTTCGTTCACATTGCTCATATATGGAGCAAGCATCAGTTCCTCGATTACGGAAATCATCGCCTTGCCTACAACCTGCGAATTATCAGACGTATATTCTTCGTCAAGGTCTATACCTGACGATATATCTTCCAATTGGGCATCGGTAATGTTCCAAGCACGCAACTTCTGTGAAATGTATTCTCTTATCTTCATGTGACATCCTTATTTCTGAGCCTGACTCATAGCCTCAGCGATTTTCTTTGCAGCCTCCTGCTCGCTCTTAGTCTTTTCGTCAAGTTCTTCTTCTACATTCTCCTTTTGGGAATTCTCTTCGGTTGACTCGGCAGCATCCTTTTTTGAGGTTTTCTCCTTTTTAGGCTTGCTCTCCTTTTTCTCCTTCAAGACTTCCTTCTTAGGTGTCTCTTCTGACTTCTTTTCTTCTTCCTTTATAGGATTTTCTTTTCCATCATTCAAGACTTCCTTCTTAGGAGTATCTTTAATTTCCTTATCGTCTTTTAGAGGTGCAGAATGGTTATCATCCTGCACCTCCAACATCTTGCAAAGCTTACGTTCGATAAGGGAGTTCATGCGTTCTTCGTCAAAGTCCAAGATTGCACCAACTTCATAGATGGTGTTAAAATGGAACTTATCACGGAACGGACTAATTACCTCACCTCTCATAAGCCTAACCTACCGCTTGTGTTGAGTCCAAAGAGTAGATGGCATCAACGTTATTCAAGATAGGAACAACCATTGCTTGTGAGCTAGTGAACTCACGGAGTGGGTCGTTAGTAGAATAACGGCTAGCCAAGATATACTCATCGGCTGACTGATAAGTAACACCTGCAACTGGTCTTGTAGCTTCGGCTACGTTAGTCCAGAACAAATCACCAAGGTTATCATAGCATGTAAAGGTCATGTGACCCTTAGCCCAAGGGTTGTGTGTTCCCTTCTTGCCGTTAATCTCGGTCTTGATTGTACGGGCTACACGTACCAAGTTGGTCTGCCACTTATTTCTAAAGATAGACGCAATCTGCTCAAAGCTCAAAATAGGAATGTTGCTGTTATCCCCACTAAGTGCAATGCCTTGATTGAAGGCAAACTGAGCACGAACCTGCTTGTTCTTGCCAAGCAACTTAATTGTGTAATCATCAAGATAACAAGTAGTGATGGTATTTTGGTCTTCCATCGCCTTGTCGTAAACCAATTGGATGTCATCAAGAGGAGTTGCATCCTCTGCGTCCCAAGCCTTAGCACCGTGACCAAACTTATTCTTCTCGGCAAAACCTACATCAACTCGGACACCAGTACCACCGGAACGAGTTGCCAAAGCTACACCTGTTGACAGCTCACTGAGGAACATATCTTCAATACGCTCGTAAACCGCCTGAATACAACGAGGAAGGTCTGCAAACAAGTTACGCAAAATCTGTGGCTGAGGCAAACGTTGCGCAATCATGTTATCCAAATCCTTAAGCTGCTTCTCTGACATGTAAAGCTTCATACCAACCTTTGGGATTTGACCCTCAGCGGTTGAAACCTTGTCACGGCTCTTCAATGGAAGTTCCGCATCCATTGATACAACATCAGCAGCAACTCGTGTGTATTCCGCAGTAATTGATGCCCAGCGTCCGTCCTGACTATATGTGTTAGTCAAGTGGTCTCGGTACATATAGGTCAATGCAGTCTGATTCTTGCCGTTCAACTTCTCTACTACACTTGCAACAAGTTGTGGGAAGTATTTATTGACCAACTGAAAATAAAGTGATTTTTCCATCTGTTATCCTCCTTCTTTTAGTCTTTGTCCATGGTTGCATCAGACTCATCGAACTTGTTTGCATCCTCATCGCTAACCAAAGCAATCTTTGGCATAGCTGTAAGGAACGCATCCGGATAGTCTGCACCATTTGCAGCCTTAGCTGCTACCTTGTTAACTTGTCCAGCAGTCATAATTGCCGCTGGCTCACCGTTCAGAATGGAACGATAGAGAACACCCGCATACTTGTAATGCTCCAATGGGTCACTGGCAGTACCCAAAGCCTTATAATTGTCTGTTTCAATAGGCAATGGCTTGTAAGTTCCCTTACCATCTGTCACGATAACACGACCTGCGTAAAGAACTTCATCTTTTACGCCTGTCCAATCCAAAGCACGACCGCCCTTGATGTCGCCTTCCCATTTCTGGATAATGACGGAATCCTCACCAAAGACAATTTGCTTTTTTGTAGTCTTCAATTCCTGATTCATGTTTTTCAATTTTTAAAGTGACTGAACTAATGATGCGGCTACATTGTCAACGTCCTCCTTTGTTGGCTCGCCCTCGCTAGCACGATAGCTGCCCCCGAATTGTGGTTGTTGCAACGCCTTGTAGTTGTTCGCTACCTTGGAGAGGTATGTTTCGATAGCTTCATCTGTAGCATCATCGCTCAAGGTGAAACCCTCGTTGATACGACTTTCGGGAATGCCCAACTCCTTAGCCTTTGATAAAATCTTCGCATCGTGGTCTGCCTTTGCCTTTGCCTTTGCAGCAGCCTCTTCCTTAGCCTTAGCCTCCTCAGCTTGCTTTTGGATAGTTTCTTGCAATTCCTTAATGGTCTTGCTTTGCGCCTCCATCTGTTCGTTGTAAGTCTTGGCTTGGTCTGTGTTCTTCTGAGTCAAGGTCTCAACGAGTTTCTTGAACTCTTCACGTTCCTTGGTTCTTGCTTCATCTGAAGCTTTCTTCTCTGCTGCCTGCTCTTCAAAGTATTTTTTTAGATAATCCGGCATTTCGTTTTTCTTTGCCAATTCCTCCAAGCGTTTCTTTTCGGCTTCTTCAGCGGCTTTCTTGGCTTCTTCGTCAGCTTTCTTCTTAGCTTCTTCTTCAGCAGCCTTGCGTTCAGCATCTTCTTTAGCCTTCTGTGCCTCCTCGAACTTTTTCTTGGCATCGGTAACTCTGCGGTCATTGTCCTTTTGCAAGGACTCCAAAAAACTCTTTTGACTAGCAACCACTGTCTCGATGTTGTCATCAGTAACAAGCCCCATCTTATCAAGCATTTCGGCATGTGCCTGAAGAACTTCATCACCTAACCCAAGAGACTTATACTCTTGTTTTAGTAACTGGAAAATTTTATCTTTCATTCTTTCGATATATTTGTTAAAACTAGTGCAAAGATAATACGAAAAGAATAATTAACACACTAATCCATTTGCAAGTATCTCACTTTTGCTTAAAAGTGAGTAATAACGGCATTTTTAAGCGATTTAAGGCTATTTTATCACATAAACGAATAATTTTATAGCAACACAAAACAAAACACCTTATATAACAAAAAAAAACGCCAAATATCCTCACGGACATCTGACGCTTGTCGAATAAAAAGAACCTAAACATTAATCTTCTAAAAGTTTATTACATTTCTCATATAACCCAAATGATTCAAATTAGAATAGAACCGTCCATCACGCTCTATGAATTTACCGGACTTCACAATCTCACCATTATGCAACATTGCAAACTTAGAACCATGAGCTGTCCATTTGTTCATTTCTTTCATATGTTCATCAGAACCCCAACCATATTTCTTGATAGTAGGATAAATGAAACGTTCAAAGCAAATTTGACTATCTGTTTTATCATGCTCGGAGCAAATCGGGAGCACTCCATTATGTGCGAACCAATAACCTGCCTTGTAGAATGGATGGCAGTTCTTGACACAGACAGAGCCATGAGTAGCAAATCTGAAATGTATGATTACATTCTCATTTATATCTCGCTTCATCAATCTACGGATAAATGTAGAGAAATGCAAACTCTTGTAATGGTCAGACTCGCTCACAAAACCGCAACCATCGGGATTTCTCATATACGCAGCCTTTAGTTCATCTACGGATGGCAAAGCAACACCTTTCGGACATACAATAATAACACACATATCTTTACCCTTTCTTTTTCTTAATAATACTTTGATTTCTTTGTGTCCTAGGGCTTTTACCCTAGGACTACATTAATTAATCGTTATTGGTTGCAAATGCATCCTTACGACTCTGGAAGAAAGCCTTCTCTTCTTTATTCAAGAAAGGTATATCTTCGATATTCATAACCTCACTAGCAAAGACATTACTGCGAGACCAACCGACAAGCTTTGCGCAGAACTTAACCCACATTTCAATCTTTTTGTAATTGGTTGAACCTTGATGCTGGCGAAACTCGATAGTCTTGTGACGTGCAAAACTCTCTGCATTGACCTTGTAATATCTGTCTCCATGAAATACATTACGTCTAATATCGTAATTGCCACGGCAATTAGAGAAATCTTTGTCAAGCAAGCTGGCTGCCCAACGGCAATTGCCTCTTCTTGAAGGAGCCATGAAGCTATCAATCAATCTTTCAAGCTTCTGATAATTCTTGAAGACGTTAACATATTGCTCACCTGTCAACTTTGCTGCACCGATATGAACGTGAAGACCACAAGTAGAATTTACTCTTGCACCTACGGCATCCAAAGACTTGATAGCCTTCTTTAAGGTTTCCATACCATTTATATTGCCATTCAATAACGGACTTACAACCTCGTTAGGGTCAACATCACCACCAACTGAAGAATCACTAACAATCTTGAAATAACTCATGTTGTCGGTGTGGTTATAGCCCTCAGAATGAATATCAACACCATTCTGACGACCTGCCTCTATCAAGGCATTGCGCTCGGCATGAACACATTCTATCTCAACACCGAATGTATAAACGAATCTCGTTGAAGTTGAACCACTTGGCACACAAACCTTCAACATATCGGAGATTTCTTTCTCACGAAGACCGCAAGCCTTCAATGCAACAATCTTTTCGTTGCGAGGCATCTTTGACTTCTTGATTTCGTCAATAGTCTCGATTAATGACTTCTTTGAACTTGCGAATGAAAAACCAGTCTGCTTAGACATAATCAATTGTGCTAGTTGTTTCGGGTCTTACCCCTTGGTGTCGCTCTCACCTTATTGAGTGAAACTTGTCACTCGGCAAATCAACCAACTTATCTTGATTGACGATGCAAAGATACGAATAAGTTTTGAAACATGCAAGTCTTTTAATGTTTTTCTTTCGTATTTTAACCTTTCATAACTGATACATGAGTCTTGTTAACATTCCTGTTTTTATTTTACCTTATTATATATAAAAAAGGCTTCGATGTTCACACACCAAAGCCTAAAAAACTTTACTAACTAATTACCAATTTTTATCGACTATCTTTTTAAATCATCACCAATTTCTTCTTCTACTCCCAAATCTGGTAGTCTATCATACGCTTTTTGGTCATCACCTCCTTCAGACTTGACACCTAGCAGGTAACCATTCCGAAAAGCATAATATACCAGCTTTTCCATATCTTTAGCCGTTGCGTTATCTGTCAAATGTAGCGTGGCGTACAATCCCATCAAGAACTTCCGTACATCTTTTGGATATACCTTGTTGTTCTTTTCTAAAGCGACTGCCATTCTTAACGGACTTTTCATATTCTTCAATTTTTCGTTAAACCATCAAATGAAGCACAATAGAGAGCCATTCCGCTTGTTCCCCTAGTTCATAGACTTATTCACAACTTTATTCGTCTCATCTGCATCCTACGTTTGCCCATTGACAGATGTCCGAGATTCCAACAAAACAAACATCACGGCTCTCTTCTTGTGTATCATTGTGCCAACGGAAGGATTCGAACCTTCGACCCTAGGATTAAAAATCCTATGCTCTGCCACTGAGCTACGAAAGCGTAAAGGAATGATTGGATTCGCACCAACGCCCCCTTAGTTACCAAGCCAAGTGCTCTACTACTGAGCTACATTCCTCGTATTATGACAAAAGTTCTCGTGGTGCAAGGGAGATTCGAACTCACCGAACCCACAATGGGAATAGATTTACAGTCTATCTTCTTTAACCGCTTGAATATCGCACCTTTTGTGGAACATATACCAATTCCACCTTGTTGCCCCAAGCGGATTCGAACCACTAATGACAGAACCAAAAACTGTAGTGTTGCCATTACACCATAGGGCAATTTTGTATGTACTGCATAAAGGATTCGAACCTTTGAATACCAGCGTGAAAAGCTGGCGACTTAACCACTTGTCTAATGCAGCAACTAGGGTCTCTCACCCTAATAAGAGTTGCTTGTTATAGTCTAGCTGGGCTGGGTAATGTGTAAACCATGCCGTAAACTCCTAAGTCTTGACTTATGGTAGAAGCGACCTCTCAGAAGGCCATCTGTTTCAAACACGATGCAAAGATAAGCATTTTTTCTTATACTTGCAAGTGTTTTAGTGTTTATTTATATTCTTTTGATGAATTTTACATCACTTACCCTTGTGGAGAATGCCACAAAGGGCTTCTACAAGTTTCTTTGCGTCATCACCTTTGATTTCGATAACATTTGAAATTCCATCAGGAGCATCCTCGCCTTTCTGTTCCTTATCCAAACGTTTACGGAGAGCCAAATCTGGATTCTCAACCAAGATAGAGTCTAAAGCATAATTGCAAATGCGGCTTGCAAGTTCCTCGTTACCATTCGCATCACGCACAAACTCATTCTTGCCTTCAAGAATATCCATAATCTCGTTGTACTCTTCAGCATTCTCACAATTACGTGAAAGCATACCAATTACCTTGTAGCGGTCAATCTCAAAGCTGACCTTTAATTTGTCTTTATTCATTCTTTCTATCTTTTAAATAATTAAACATTATACCAAAAACCCCTTTCATAATAAAGTCCTCCCTTTACCTCATACCGGATAGCATCTGACTCTTTGCAAAGCTGACGGATTCGTATATACAAACGTTTGTCCAACTCTTCCTCAAACAAAAGAGACAATTCCTTCCAATTGTCAACAACAGGAGCAAACCAAGGATATTGCTTCTTTACAACTTGTAGCTCATCCAAGGTTACGTGTCCGTATTCTACCATATCATAGCATCTACGGAAGTCACGATTGTCTTTAGGAATATCCAAATCTTTCTTTCGTTTTACCCCCATCAATGCACTCCACATAGTCATTGAAGAGACACCTGTATCACAAGTGGCTATCCACTCTATCATTCTTTGCTTGTTCATCTTCTTTTATATTAATCACGCAAAGTCGCTTTATTAACTCTTCACATGCTTCTTTAGTTAAGATACATTTCCTGGAATCTTTAATATCAGTAACCTTTTCACGAATAGCAGCATTCCTGTCGTACACTTCTTGTAGTTTTTTCTGAAACTCAATTACGTCTTCGTTGGTAAGTTTACCTTTCTTCTCAACAATCTTGTTTGTTATATTCTTATAAACACATTCGAGTTCAGTACATAAACGAGCTTCTAACTTCATCATTATTGCGTGTACAAAAGTATCATAAAGTCTTTCCATCTTGTATTTCCTCCAAAAGTCTTTTGATTACCTCGTTATCTTTATTCTCAATGCGAGCCTTTAAGATACTCTTGAAAGCGGCATCCATTGCCTCGTATCTACTGGAATATTCCTTACCATCCGTATGACACAAGCCTTCCTCTACACACCATGATGTAGTTTGCCAACAGAACTTACCTTTCGAAATGTTTGCAACACAAATGCAGTAACCGAAATGCTCTAAAAGCCAATCTAACACCATATCATAGCTTGGAGCGGATATTGCCGGATGCTTACTATTCAACTTTAAGGCAGCAGAAAACTCAATATTGGATTTCTCCCACTCGGAATTGGAGTAAGCAATATAACTGCCGTAATGCTCATTATATTTTCCACCCTTACGAATGCCACCCTTTGCTGTCCAAGGACTAGCATAAGCCCAAAATTCTGCTATCTTCTCATCGTAACCAACCTCCTTCAGAAGTTTGGCTATCTCAAAGGGAACTACCTTTGGCTTTATCGTCTGCTTATTTGCCATTTTCCACCCTTTTTTAACTGAACCCGAATCAGACTTATCTAATTCATCAATTGCCTGTCTAAGCAAAGGAAGAACCTTGTCCAAGTCTTCGAAATCCGGTACGACTTCATTCACTCGCAAGATTGCTTGACCTAACAAGCTCTTAATCTTTTCTCTGTCCATTGCTCTTCTCGGCTTGTTTCTCTAAGTCTTTTAAATCTACCTTCTCAAATCGAGGAACTGGCTTACCATCTACCTCAACATTACCAAAGAACATTTCCTTTGGTCGCACCCAAACTTCATGCTGTCCGCACACTGCTTGATACGCAACCTTAGCTTCAGAAGTCTCGCTATCAGTAACCTCACCAAGGTACTCATAGAAATTGCCCTTATAGTGTCGGTAAATCGGCTTACTGAATCCACCATGCAGCCAATCGGCTTTGCCGTTGATTTTCACGTACTCCCTTACCGCATCGCACTTACAGGACTTATTCAGCTCTTCTACCCAATCAAAGAAAGCTTGTTTGTCCTTGATCTCTTCACTTGATACCATGAAGAGATAAGTGCAAAGAAGCATCTTACCTGCATCAGTATCATATTTCTTGTTCACCTCTTCAGCTAATTGCATCATAGGTGTATCTAAGCGATAATTCCAACTCATAATCTATCCTTTCTTACTTTTTAAATTTGCCAAATCCTCTTTCAAACGTAGATGGAAATTATCTTCTCCATCATCACCGGAAAGAAGCCAATCAATTCTTTGGGCATAAACCTGAGCTTTCTTCAGAAGTTCAATACCCTTTTTGAATTCCTTGATAGTCTCTTTAGATAAGCCATATCTGTTAGGCATCGTATGATGATGTTTTCTAACATACTTGTCTTCATCCTCTTCTAACCATCGGTCTTCGAGAAAGCATCTTTCGTCTTCCTCATCCAATGGATGACCATCAACATAATCTTCTATCTTTGTATATATGTCAGCAATCCGATACTGAGCATAATCAAAACGTCCACCACTCATTGACTTTTAACTTCAAACTTGAACTTACTTCAACGCAGTCAACCTCGCTTCTAGCTGTTGGATGATGTTATCTATAGTCTTTCCCCTATAATCAATAGCAATATCTTCCAGCACCTCAATCTGAGCCGCAATTTTTAATCTTTCTCTTACTACTGTCATAATCAAACTTGTTTATTATGATGCCGTGCTTGCAAAGTTGTAATGCACGATATAAACATAACCGCCATACATCTTTCCGATTGTTACTTCAACGAAATCAAAGATAATGTCGCCATCCATCTTGTAAGAAATCAAAGGCTCAGTTGGGAATGCATGGTGTTCTGTGTTGAAACGATACACTTCTTGTGATAGTAACTGCTTGAATACATCCACCTCACCATCCTTTGAAAAAACACCTTTAAACTCATCTTCATTGTCAATTGCAACAACTACTCCAAGTTCACTTCTGACACATACACCTTCATTTCTACCACTTTGTTCATTATACAAGACAGGTAATGTGTAAACACCTCTTGATTCTTCCATATGCTAATTCTTAATTTTGTATTTTGTTTTTATCCTTCAAGTTGCTTACATTGAGCTAAGTCTATTGCGTACGCCCAACGCTTAGGAACAAAAGACATCGTAGGTACGAACCTATCCGCACGCTCAACACATACATCTTGCGTCCGGTAAATCAATCCGTCTGAGCCTTTTACTTGCAACTCTACTAGAATTGTATGGTCTAGCATCGGGAACTTATCAATATCATGCCAGACTTCACCGCCTTCAAGGAAGGTAGGCTTTATATGGTTCATCTTTGCCATAAAGTACTTCATGTAAAATGTTTGACTTATATTCGTTAGTTATGGCCTCGCAACTACCAAAGCACCACAAATCCTTGGATTGCTCCTTGTGCAACCTTGAAGACTTTATATAATAGCCATTGTTGACATCATAATGCTTACGTACCATGATATTGTCGTTTACCACTCCGACCTCATCATCCGTAATTACATAGAACATTCGACCATCACTAAATGCATTTAAGCCTTTATACACTCCATTAGAGACAACCATCTTTTCATAGCCGTTCGTCTCCCAGTTGGCATAATCCCAAATGGTTTCCAAATCATCATCATTCAGAAGATTATTATCAATAATAACCTTGCCGATAACCTTGAATTTGCCATCTTGCATCATTGCCTCAACTACAAATTCATCGGCAGCGTTGAAATCGCTAATCTCTATGGGTCTCATAATACTTGTGCTTAATATTCTCGTAAATCACCCTCTTTGCAGCCTTTGCTCTTCTGTTATTATCAGAAAAAACATCATCATACAAAGACATATCTTCACTCTCAAAAGCCACATGCTCACCTTTGTAGCAAGCATCAAAGCGGCATCCTTTTTCGGACTTAGCCGCAGTAAACTTTATCTTACCAAACTTAATCTGCATAAGCCCTATCCTAGAAAAAATATTAATGATACTATTTCAAGAGCAAACAAAAATGCTAATGCATTCTCAATTGTGAATACCTTTTTCATTGTTTCAATACAGTTTTACGTGTGTCTCACGCTCTAATTTATATTGTAAGGGGATTTATATCCCCTTTATTGTTCTTACTTTAAAACTCGATAAGTTTCGTAGAAATCGTGAAAACTCTTCAAGTAGCCTTTCTCTGTCAAAGAGTTTAAGATTTCTTTCAACTCATCCTTGGTATTATCCAAATCGAAATCATACAACTCAGCAAATGTAAAGTACTTGTTACCCCCAATTACATCAGCCATCACTTCGATATTGCCATAAACCATTGTTTCTTTCTTACTCAATCTAGTATTCATAACGAATCACAGTTTTTAAGGTGTGTCTCACCTTTTTAAAATTAGTAACCTTGTTTCTTAATTACAATGCAAAGATACAAAGAATATCCGAAATATGCAAATTATTTAATGTATTTCTTTTATCTTTTAACGCTTATTATACACTTAGATACAAAATTAACTTTCTGTAGCAGAAAAAGCCAAAGAATCCACCATTTCGTTATACATATTACCTCTATGAGCCTTTACCCAATGGTATCTTATCGTCTTGTCTTTCGCTACCTTATTATATATAGGTTGCAAATCTCCTAACTTGCATGCCTGTATTCTCTCTATAGCTACTTGGCAATCCACATATACATCAACAGAACATGAAAGAGGGCAATCACCCAATGCATGAATAACCGCCCTTATTTCGGCTCTCACCGAATCGTTCACTTTAACTGTGATAAAAGTATATTTCCCACTTTTGATAATAACTCCCTTATGAAGCACAAGCCAGCCACAACCACACTTTTCTTTCTTACTAGAACCATCGGCATACACCTCGTAGCGCACACCTTTTGCCTCATCAGCAATCATATGAGCAACAACCTCCAAAGAATCATTGCTCATCACCTTGGCTATTTGCTTGGCTTTCTTCTTCATAAACGTTTAAATCAAACCTCGTTCCTTGAACTCATTCATCAATGGTGTTGCCAAGACCTCAATATCTGGATGAGGCTTTCCGGTCGTACCAAGGCTTCTCAGCTCGAAGAAATGCTTCCAATCGCTCACAAATGCGGTATGAATCAACTCCGTGTTGGTATCAAGAGGAAGTATTGTTCTCGCATCCTGTGGCTTAAGACCATCATCCTTGACCAAAGACAAATACATCATTTCGCATACTCTATTAGCAAACCACCATTTTTCTACCGGACTCCAATGTTCATAACTACCGATGTTCTTTGATAGGTCAACAAATGTTCCACCATCAAAAGACAATGGATTAACCGCATCATCATCGCTAACCCACTTTGGTTTGTTGATAGCAATCTCACCTCCGAACTTATCTTTACTATAGTTGCAATATCTAGTGCTTTGTTCCGCTACGGAATCTACACGATGTCTGTTAGCCTCTCTACTTACCGCAATCTGAGTAGTAAAGCGGACTGTTATTCGCTTCTCATGCCATTCCGTAGGCTCGCAAATATAGTCCAAATCCTCAAACCAGTTATTTTCAACTATCACTCTGTAGTTGGTTGTGATATAGTAGTCACTGCCAATCTGCATCACCTTTGAATATTTGTTCTCACGATAGTGCTTGACCAATAAAGACTCCGGTACAAAAAATCCTTCTTCATAGGCTACATGGAGGTAAATCGTTCCATGCTCACACATGGCAAGATGATTGCTGCTTACCATACGCTCAACGAAAGGCTTTGCGCTGTCTTTGTCTATCTTCATACTTGACGCATAACATGTGCGACCACACAGCTCTATCTGCTTGTAAACTCCATCCATACCCTCTCCTTGGGATAGGATTTCATATTTTGGTTCTAATATCTTCATGTCCTTATAAGTTTTGAAATCGACTACAAAGATAACTATCATATTCCACTCTACCAAAAATTAGCACTCAGTTTAACAACACTTATCTATATTGTGAAAAACAAAAACTTTCTCCATAAAAAAAAGAGGAGAGTGCATCACGCATTCCCCTCTTACTTTAACATGGCACAAATTAAGTTTACAATCTACTCATCTTATCTTTCAATTCGTGTATATCATTGAATGCTTGCAACATAGGCTTATGCCAACGCTCTTGTCGCTCATCAATCGACTGCAAGTACATCAAGCTTTGTGCAAGGATAGTCCTACCCTCATCAACAGCTAACCAAATGTTTCCAACATTACCCATAATAGTATTCACGCTAGCAGTTAGTAAGCTACCCTCTGCGCCACCATCACGAGCCGCAATAGCATCCAACTTGGTATTTATGAGCTTTGCTTCCTCATACGTTCCCTCTGTGGCGATCTGCACCGCTGTAAAACGACCATTCAACTCTTCTCCTGTATCTTGGCTCATGGATTCAAAAGAACCGGAAGACGCAGACTGCTCGTAAGATTGCTTGTAACCAGTTATTTCGGCTACTTCATCTCTAATCTTCAGTCCTTCTTGAACCATTTCATCGTACCTTCCCTTCAATTCATTAATATCCGTCTGAGACAATTTGCCACCATTTGCCTTAGCTCGCTCCGTCCACTCATCATAGAATGCTTGCATATCATTACCCAACAAATCATCTACCTTAGCTTTCAGAACGGCTTGCATAAGCATCTTGGAGAAATTATCAGAGAAGTCCTGAGCAGAGGAATTCATATCCATCAAAGTATCTATGAACTCGCTCTTCAAACTATCAAAAGATATTTGCGTCAAGCTTTCTGCTAGGTCATCAGCAATATCCTCTAATGTTCCTGCCTCAGCCGCATAATCTTTCAACTTTTCGAGGACTCTTCCTCCATAATTTCCCTTACCAGTGTTCTGAATCTTGTTAACAATATCAGGATTTTGCAACAACGCATTAGCTTCATCAGCAGACCGTATGTCGCTTAGGTTTCCATTCCATTGTCTACCTATCGCTTCAGACACCTTATTGATTTGCTCTTGCGAAAATCCTCGGAAATAACGGTTAAAACTTCCATGAGAGCTATGATAACCCATTTGCGCCACCATGATGTCCTTTAGGTTTTGCTCTTTTTCCTTTTGAAGTTTTTCAGCTTTTTCTGAGTCTTCTACGGCTTTGATACCACTAGTCTTGTCTATAGAGTCACGTAATCTGTCTATTGCATCCGTCAAGATTTCATTCCTAGCCGTCAATTTGTCTATAGTCCGGTTTACTTCTTTTGCGTTTCCACCTACTCCAAACAAACTATTGAATCCACCAAACGATATTGTATTGAGAATATTACCAATGCCGCTTACCAAAGACCCTCCTATCTGTGTGATAAAATCACCACTTAGGATATTCTTCAATATACCATTGACCGCATTCAGAACTGTATCAATCAAGCTGCTAATCAATGTTCCGATACCATCCTTCAAAACATCAAGTATCTTCAAAATGGCAGCAACAATTTGGCCTATAAGTCCGGCTTTTGACAATCCTTCGCCAAGCGCATCACCTGCTTCCTTACCAGCTTTTGCGGCTGCGTCTCCGGCTTCCTTCCCCATATCCTTCAGACCATCAGCTGCATTCTTAGCCTCGTCCAAAGCTTTTAATCCGTCAATTCCACCTTTAAGCTGGTCGAAGCTATCCCAAAGAGATGCCAAATCGGATAGTCCAGAAGTAGAAAGGAACTCATGGATAGCAGAAATCGGTTGTGTCACATTCTGTGTCGTTTGAGCCAACTTCTGACCACTAGTACGAACTTTTGTGTTAGCCGTAACAATCTTCTTTCCGGACTCCGCTAACTGACCTTGAACTTTATTCAATTCTTCTTGTAGCCTTGTTTGCTCTGCAACATTGCCCGACTTTTTCGCACTCTCAATCTGTTCTTGCAAAACCTTAATACGAGGTATAAGCAAAGTTTCCGTTTTCGTGTATTCCTCTTGTGCAATTTTCGCATTCTTCAGAGCATCCTGATAAGCAACAACATCCCTTGCAAGGTCTTTCCAACCTAAATCACTTGTATTGCCAATCGAATTACGGATATTCTGCATAGCATCAACGATACTCTTCTGCTGGTCTGCACCCAAATTTTGGAACTTATCCGTACCTACGAACTTATCCAGATCTGCCAATAAAGGAACAAGCGCATCTTTCATAATGCCACCAACATTTCCGAAGACTTGATACCAGTCTATCTTCTGCATAATAGCACTAGCCTCAACCGAATCCGTCTCTTTCTTCTGCTCTTCTTTCAAAGACTTTATCTTCCATTGCTTGCTTGAGTCCGAATCCGTAGAGTTTTCAACCTCGCTAATCCTCTTAGCATAATCGGCAGCAATAGCTAACTTCTGCTCCTGGAATGTGCCATAAGTCTTCAGATAATCGTACATGCTTTGCGCTTCTTTAGCAAGCACATCCTCATTCTGCTTTACCGCCTTATCCCGAATTGCATTCATCTGATTAGCAACACTCATGCCTATGGTCATATTCATACCATTGACCTTAACCGGATTACCCTTGCTATCCTTCATGGTTTCATTCAAAACCTCATTCTTGTACTCTTCATTGGTTTTGCTCTGTTTCCACAGATTAGCCTTACGACCCTTGCCGGAATTAACCCAAACAGCTTGGTCACGTTTTTTTCTAGCCTCAACCAATTTGTCTATACCTTCTTCTACCGCCTTTCTCTCCTTGTCGGCATTCTCGGTAATCTGAGCCAATTCCTTGCTATAACCCTCATTCATCGCATTGATGCGATTCTTGGTCATATCTTGGATAGCTTTCTCCGAATAGGATGAAATAGACTTGGAATAGTCCTCCTCAGCCTTCTTGCGTTCATACGCTCTTGCTTGTTGGTCATCCGTTGTACCTGTTTTCTTTGGAATAGTATGGGTTGTATTTGATTTTGTTGTTGTACTACTCTTTGGTGTACGTGATTGAATTATAGATTTCGCCATTGCGACATCCGTTTGGTTTTCCGTTCTTGACCTAAACTTACCTCCTGAACGTGTTACCAACTTATGCCCAGTTTTCTTTTCGTGATTTTCCTGTTGTAAAATATCAGCCTCTCTCCTTGAAATTAAATTTCGCAACTCCTTCGTTGTCATAGATTTCATCCAATTTGGAATTTCCGAATCATCATAATGAATTTTTAAATTCAACCCATATTCTTTATTCCATAAATTGATAAGATTATCAGTTTGCTCTACCAATTCTTGGATTGATTGCTTGTTCTTGTTTACTATCCAACGAGCCTTTGCTTGGGAGTTATTCCAATCAACAGTCGCTGTGCTTCCTTTATATATTGCGTCCTCTGCCTTTTTGTAACTTTCATTCAAAGAGTTTATACTATCTATATGCTTTAATATCGAACTTCGCAAACTTGCCATCACGAAACTATTGTACCCCATCTTCTTACCCCATTCCTCAAAAGGAACTAACAGGTTGCGAAGAGCAGCATCGTATTCTTGTGCGGCATTAGCATATTCCAATGTTCCTTTCTTTGCGGAATCCATTTTCTGCCTTAAAGAGTCTATCTTAGTCAACGCATCATCAGAAACAAGTGAATTAAACATCATCTGTACAGCTGATATGTCTTCTTTATCAATATGTTGTCCGAAATCAAGCCAACTACCACCTAGTGAATCAGAAAAATCCTTATCTAGGTTTTTCCTTGCTTCCTCATATTGAGAAGATATAGACATCAAAGCGTTAGCTTTTTCTCGTTCAGCATTTTCTAATTGTAAAGAAGCAATAAAAGCGTCATGCTTATTTTTCAACGTTTCCAAATTATCCTTTTCATTGTCGCATTTTATTCCATATTGTTCATATACCCCAATAAGTTCATCTTTTGCTTTTTTATGTGCATCAGTACTTTCATTCGTATTTCTCAACACATTCATCAATGTCTCAACCTTTTTACTGGTCAAACTTGTTGTTTCCCCAAAATGTGTTGTATCAGCCGATATTTCTTCAGTCTCGTCTCCAAACATAGAAAATACGGAATACAAAGTTGTTCCCAGTGTTATCAATGCACCTATCGGATTAGCAGCCATTGCCGCCCACATACTTTTTAAAGCCTTTTCGCTACTTCTTACCGCACTTGAAAAAAGATTGACAACCGTAGTCGTATACTTTGTACCTGCTGCATAAAGTGCATTTTTGAAAGTGGCTGTTGTTGTCGCCAATATTCCGGCTTTCTTGGCAGTGGTATTAGAAGTTTGAGAAATGGTATTTATATTATTTTGTATCGTAGACTGTTGCTTACTTAGATTTTCCTTTGTTTGAGCAATTGTCTTACGTTCGCTTTCTATGGTCGAAATTTTTGTTTGAGCTACATTCACTTGTTTTGTTGCCGTTTCCAAACGTTCTTTTGCTTCTAGCGCATTCACGGCATTACCCTCTGCATCAAAAGCCAAGTTTGCGCCACCAGCAGTTTCCTCAACCAATTTTTGAGCCTCAGCAAAGGCATCTTGGGCATCTTGTAAATCATTCAAAGCTGATGTATATTGTCTAGCCAACTCTACATCCCTATCATCAAGATTTGATATTTTCTCCGTAGTAGTCTTCAAATCATCTTTAAGAGACTCTATTTTTTGTTGACGAAGTTCCTCGGTCTTTCTTTTTTCTTCATCAAGTTCTATCTGGCTTTGTGCTGTTGCTTGTTGCTGAGCCTGTAAAAGTTCACGTTTCGTCTCTAGTTGGGAACGCATTTGTGCCGAAATAACGCCCTCTTGCTCGGCTGCATCTAACCTTGCCTTTACAAAGTCATCGGACACAGCAGTATCTCCAACAATACTTGCCAAGTCTTGTTGTTTGCTTACTCGCTCTTGCTTTTTGTCCTTACCCAGCGACTTGTAGTTTGAGTTCTCTAGGTCTTGCAAACGCTTGATTTCAGCATCAATTCCCTTCATCATATCATCGGCTTGTTGCGCTTCCTCTGCTTTGCGAATAGAAGCAGCCGCCATTAATGATGCACGATAAGAACCAACAGCTATTGTAGCTACACCAATAACTTTTATTACCTCTTGCCAATTCTCTACCATAGCAGAAATAATTGACAATCCACTAGAGAACACGCCCTCGGATTTTTTGCCGATTTCGTTGAACGCTTGCTGGATGGAATCGCCAATGTTACTCCACTGCCCCTCCAAGGTCTTTGATTGTTGTTCCATCAAGCCTCCGAAGCGTCCACCTGCTTGCGTCATGTTGGCGATAGCTTCCTTGAAGATGTCTGATGTCACTTTACCCTTGGAAACAGACTCTTGAACCTCCGTTGTGTTTTGGTGTAAGATTTTACCCAATTCTTCTGCTAATGGGACACCTCTACCCATGAACTGACGCAAATCCATTGTGAACATTCTTCCTTGCGAAACGGTCGTTCCATAAAGATAAACAAGGTCTCCAAGCGGAATGTTCAAGCCCGAAGCAATGTCACCAAGCTGGACAAGGGTTTTGTTAACATCTTTCGCTTCCGTTCCGTATGCCAAAAGTTGTTTTGCGCCACCCGTAATGCTGGACATATCGAAAGGTGTATGAGCTGCCGTTTGGATAAGTTCGTCCATCAATTGCTTAGACTTATCCGCACTACCAAGCATGGTATTGAAAGATATTTCAAGTTGCTGGAATTGGGAACGAGTATTAAAGATACTACCTGCCAGTTGTTCAAATCCTAAGCCACCAAGTAATGTTGCCGAAAGCATGTGAGCATCGCCAGTAACTCTTTGGAACAAACTAGTCATTCCTTCTCCAGCAGTCGGAGCTGACTTCATACGTTCTATCATTTGGCTCATGCTATCGGTCAACATATTTGTTGCCTCTTTTGCCGGATTTGCTGAACCTGCATACAAAACATACTCATTCCGCATATTCTCCAAGGTCTGACGAGCACCGACAGCACCCCCTTCTAAGTTCTTCAACTGAGCTGTTTGACCTGCCAAAGAGCCTTTTAAATAGTCAATATTCTTCTGTAAAGAATCTATGGATGACTTATCCGTTGTAACTCCAAGAGTTAATCTCTTGTTCGTGATTTGCTGTTGGATTTTCTCTATTCGGTCTTTGGTAGCTTGCATTTGAAGTTCATAGTTATAAACTTCCCTTGCGGCTGCTTGCATCTTCTTATTAAACTCGGAAGACATCACGTAAGCGGCTCTTGAAGCAGCTTGTGTCAAGTCCTTTAAGCGATTGCTAGCATCCGCATATTTTTCCGTCAAATCCGCAACAATAGCTGGGTCGGTTGACTTATTGGTCTTCAATAACTCAGCCCTCAACTTTTCACACTCGGAACGAAGTTTCGTAACCTCCTCGAAATTCGCTTTGACATCGAATCTTAATTCTGCCATATTTTATGTTTTATTGGCAAAATTAGCTAATAATCAAAGGAATAACGAAAGAATAAAGGTGTGCTATTTCACTAAAGATTTAAGTGCAGAAAATAAGGTCTAGACACAAAAAAGCCTTCCACATTCACATGCAGAAGGCTCTGAGTTCTTTATCTATTGCAACAATGAAGCCACACGCCTAAAAGGTAGCGGCTACCAAATCTTTTTTTATTTCATTCATACAATGCGCCAAACGTTCATAAGTTTTCTCGCCAGCTTGCTTTATGCCTTTACTATATTGACGCATCAATGAAGGATTGACACCTGCTCGTTTTGCAATCTCTGACACATTGAGGAAAGAGAAATAATTAAAGAAAGATTGCAAGTCATACTTGTATTCAAATTCAACGTCAGGAAACACTTCTCCATTCTCTTTTGCATCCACTTTTGCCAACGCCAAACAATCCATTAAATCTTGCTTCGCAGCGGCAACAGTTTCTCCACAAGAGTTTAAGCCAACCTTACCTATTCCATCTTCGGTATGACACCAAAAAGACCCATCCTTGGCTTGTTCTACAATAACTTTAATCTTCTTCATATATATATTCGTTTATCTTCTTAACAAAAAAAAGAGTCCTTTAAGCAATGAAGAGAGAAAGGTGGGGATTACTCCCCAACCAATTCTCTTAGAATACTATGAGCGGTGCCTGTGGCGACCTCTCTAGCGTGTCTTGGCACGAATTGAGACTTTCCCGTTTTAGGATTAGTCCATTTTTCATGTCCCGAACCTTGTCGAGACAGGAAGCATCCCGCTTCTCTCAGTCTCTTAATCAATTCGCTTTTCTTCATTGTTACAAGAACTCTTTTGTCCTTAAGACATTGCAAAGATATAACTTTTTTGTTATATAGCCAAATTTTATGGTAACATTTTTGCTATATTAACCACAATTAACCAAAAAGAGCCACCCCGAAGGATGGCTCACTATACTGTACTATACTTTACTATACCATACTGCACTTTACCCTACTACACTAGACTTCACCGCACTCCACTACACTTCACACCACTTTTCTGTTGTACACTGCACTTCATTTAATGACTTCTAGCTTATAAAGCTATTGCCTTATGTATAAACGTAGCTACCAATATCGCTAATGTAGAGAATGCAATATGGAAGCTACAAAACCATTTCTGATTTCGTTTGCAAAGGTAAGCATAATTTCTGAAACACGCAAATTATTTAGTGCATCTCTTTATTCTTTTAAACTTTATTTTCTTTTAGAAACTTATTTTTAAAATTACACTTTATTATAATCATAACAAAGTAAAGCTCCATAGCTAATCTGATAATTTATTAAGATTATCCTTTAAGTCTATGAAAACATAATCCTTTGCCGTTATTTTTATAACTTTTGTTTTTGCTTTTGGGTAATCCAACAACCCCTCTCCCCAAACATCACATAATGTCAACTTTACACGTTCGCTTCCATGCAACTCTTCAATCAAGACAGTCTTTGATATTTCATCATCAAGCTCATAGAGCTTGCTAAACAAGGAAGATACGTTTTCAGAATACTCTAAAAGCGTTCCGGTTGGTCTCTTTGTTAAAGATTTGATTTTTTCAATTATCTCTAATTCTTTTTCAAATTTTTCTACTAATTGCTTGTCTGACTCTTCGTTTTTTGCCAATAAAGACAAATCACTTGCCATTTTGTTTACACAGCTATCCACTCTTTGAAAAGACCCGACCTTATCATAAAAAGACCATCTCCAAGACATTGCCTTAGAAAAATCATCGCAACTTACGATTTTATTACTCATGTTTATTGCCACTTCGTTTTCTATTGAGCTATTCCAATTCGTAATAAAATCAGCTGTTATAAATTTTAGTCCATATATAAGGCGAATCGAAGACATACGTATATCTTTAGCCTTAGACTTGCAAATAGCAGCATTCTCTGCCTTCACTTGGTTGGAATGGTACACGTAGCCACCAATTCCGCCACCTATCACAACGATAGCTACGATGATGGCAATTATCACTTTCTTCTTCATAATCACATTTATTTAAACTGTTAATATCCTAAGTTTACGACACTCCAAGAGCCATCACTATTCTTCTTGACAACACCATGCAAATCTACGAATTTTTTCTGACCACCATAGGTTGAACGTAAAGAATAAGAAACAGTGACCTCACGTCCACTAACGCTTTCTTTCTTCACCTTGAATACATTGGAGCTTTCCGCACCTACGGAACTTGAAGCATTGCTAACATTCCACTCTTTTTGAAGAGCATCCTCTATTGAATACAGGTCTTCATCCGAAACATACACATCGGTCTCACTAGAAGAACTGATAGCATTTGCTTTTTCGTATTCTCTTGGGTCTTCACGCTTCCCATCTCTCACGATATATACATAATGACATGATTTCAAGTCTTTCACTATCAACGATTCCAAATTCCAATCTTTAGGATTCCTATAAGGAATTGAGACTTTCATATCATACGCAAATTTCCCATTTTTTCCTTCCACAACACCCTCTACAGTTCCTTTATCACTAAAGCTACCATTCTGATCATTATAACCCTTATTGTTATAAAACTGACTATCAATCACCTTATAGCTTTTGCCAAAATATTTTTTTAAAACCAAGTCACGTTTTGGCATACAGGAATCCTTGGATATAGCTCGTATTTCATGCTGTTCCCACTCTTCAGCTATCATCTTGTCTCTTTCAGAGGCAACCTTTATTGCGTAACCACAAATGACAACAATTACTGCAATAATGGCTACGTAAGCAATTTTCTTCATAATCACATTTATCTAAATTGTTAATATACTAACTTTACAACACTAAACCTGTTAATTCGTTTATTTACGAATTGGATGTATTCCTATGATACGTTCGACATCTTTATCGAAGAATACTTCATATCTTGTACATTTTCTATTTTTGTCTATATACGCACCATTAATCTTATCAGGAGAGATAACAACATAATAACCACATAATTCTGTATGATTATTAATCATGCCAATCTCATCAGCTTTTTCCAACAGATTTTTTGCATTTTGCTCTTGTCTTTGTATCTCATTATAAACATAATTGATATTACTACTAGACAAATACATATTCCTAGACAGCGAGTCGTTGCGCCACAAACTATTATAAGCAACCATAACCATTTCGGCAGAAGCAGGATTGCATTGAAATTCCTCTAACTTCTCTACATTGGCGCACTCAAACCCTCTTGCCTTAATAAGGGCATCTGCTTTGTTTTCCTTTGATGTGCAACTAGTCAACAAGAGCACAACAAAAGAAATAAAATATAAGACCTTCTTCATATTCTAGACATTTAATAATATATTTACATTTACTTCTTATCTATCTCTTAGAAGAACAAACACTTTTGCGCTAATTTTCAATGACTTGTATTTTTATTACAAAAGTATTGTTATTTTACATTTCGGCTTCATTATACTCATAATCCCAGAGGAACAACTTGCCTTTGACGTTTCTAATCGGCTCATCGAACAATTTAGCATTCTTCAAGAACCAATGATATTGGAAATCTTCAGCAAATGCATCCGGATAAGCCTCATGAAATTGAATATCATCCAACTCTACACTGCCGATAATGGCTGACGTTGGCAAGTCTTTGAAGTCCGGAATAACAATACCATGCTCTTGGCAATATTTCTTCATTGCGCTCTCCTGCCATCCGTCAAGTTTTTCAGGTTTAGCTTGACTAGCATGAATAAGGAAACGACCACGGAACTTTCTATTCCATGTTCTATTCTCAATGGTCTTGCAGCCGATAGCGATTAACCAAGCATATGGCTGACGAATTGATAATACTTTCATAAGCTCATTGTTTTATTATTTGCATCCGCAAAGGTAACAAAAACCTTCGAGAAATACAAGGAAACTCTAATTTATTTTCATGTTTTCTAAAAATAATCTTGAAATAGCTTGCATCCTTAAGGCGGTAAGAGGTTAAATCCTCTTCCGTCTTTTCTTTCTAATTCTGTCCCAATCCGGTTTAAGCACATCCATCGTGCCGACCATCGCCTTGTACTTGTCGCCAAGTTCGCCCTCGTTCATAGATGAACGGAAAGTATATATCTTGTATCGTTCATGCTCAGGAACATATAATCCCACCATCAAGGAACGGACTCCATCTACCTCCTGCTCCGGTGCTATCAATACAAGCCCCTCGTTCATGCTTTCCAACTTGAAAATCTTTGAGGTGACAACCTCATAATAGTCTAGTATATTCATATTCTTGTCTCCTATAATTAGTTTGTACGTTCAAGCACTTCAATATACTGAATAGAGCTACAATCAATATATTTACGTGTAAACACTACTGTACTTCCACTCCCAATCATAAGTGTTCTGTTCTTTGTATTGCAATTGAAAGAGGTTTCACCACCAACACTATTGAAGTCGAAACTTATCTTTGCTCCACCTACCAAGTTGATATTTCCTCTAAGACCTTTATTCTCGGCTTCGCCCAATATCACATTCACATGACCTGCATCCATATTCTTATCTAATCAATTGTTAAACACCTTTTTTACTAAATATGCGAATGATGGAATCGCTATCAATGTAGTCACAACTTCCATCCGTATCAATTATTGTCACAATATGTTCCTCTTCGTTGTAGATAACATCATCTGTAGTAGTAAACTTCTTTATATGCTTACTAAAATTTACATGAGATACCTGCCCATTTACAAGTGTAATTGTCACAAGGCAACCACACTTCTTCGCAACTTCTATAACATTTTTGATAAAATCAATCTTCATAGCTTTATTATTTTAATTCTTGTTCTACGATGTCAAAATTGTCCCACGTTTCTCCTTCGCTGTCTGAGATATGGAAGAAAGAATCTGAGATATTGTATAGATAATCATCGCAATTTAAAACTCGCTTGTAATTCTCCAAAGTGTTCATCCCTTTGTGTCCTATCGCTTTTCTTGCCTTATCTATGGTAGAGAAGACTTCTGCATCAACCTCCACTGCTTCACCCAACCCATGTTGGTATGAAGAAATTACTACATATACTTTCATCGCTTAAACCTCCTTATTTATTATGCTACCTTAGATAACGTTTCTTTGTCAATCTCAATCCATTGGCAAGCATCCTTGCGGAAGAAGATGTCCGAATCGAACCGCTTGCCATCCACGATAATGTGGCTACTTTTGCATTCGAACTTATGGTTTCGGGTTAGTGGTATTAAAAGGTACGTATTGCACTCATTCTTGTCGTACACTATCGTCAAATCCGTGCCGATAACTTGTGATACCACCTTGCGTTCATCTGAGCTTAAAACGCCAATCTTGCCATCATGCTTAACGTAAAGAGCATCCATCAAATTCTTATTCATATCTCTTAAATGTTTAATATTCAAAGTCCGGTGCAGTTTAGCGTGTGCCTCACGAAATCTATTACAAGTCACACTCGTATGAGTATTGCTTTTTCAGCTTGTTCAATGCATTCTCGGTAACGTAGTAAATGTTATCGAAATATTCGCTTTTCTTGATGCTTCGGCTTTCCTTCAGCTCTACCTTGTGATTGAATGTCACTTCGTAGCGGTTTGCGATGCTTGTAATCAAGAAATCGACCTCACGCTTATGTCTGTCCAGATCGGTCTCTTTATACTCACCACGCTTGATAAATGCGTCCTTGTTCGTCTCTTCGATGGTTGCAACCATGTTGCCTTGCATCACGATAATCTTTGCGCTCATATCTAGTTTCTTTTTAAATCGTTAGAAATCTGTTATGCAACTCTCATAAGGTTTGCCTTCTTGAAACAACGCCATTCTTCTTTCTCGGTATCAAAGTACACTTGGCAAGTGTCATTCATCTTGCGACCTGCACCCTGTGTAGCTGGGATAACCTTCTCGCTCAATGTGCCGAATGCCTCACGCAAGCTGCCATCAACCTTCTGAAAGTAGAACTTCACGATGCGCTTCTTCATCTGACCCTTCAGCTTGATGTTCATCCAAGCGACCTTTAAAGCCTCGCTCATTGTGTAGCCATTCTTCTTGATGAACTGCCAAGCAAGCTTCATTACCTCACTCAATGTATTTCTTAATGTAGTAGCCATAATCACTATACCGTTTTACGAGTGCCGACTCGGCTGCATAACAGCAATTAATAGTTAAACTTTAAAGCCTTTATCTCTTAAAGACATTGCAAAGGTAAGTAATTTTTGTATAATCACCAAATATTTTGAGAGAAAAATCAACATATTACTTTATTTTTAACCTTTATTATCTAACTATTACTTACTTTTTACAGCTTTTAGCACATTATTACTTTATTTCTTTGTATCTTTGCACCTAAATAATCAAAATATTACTTTATGATAAAAAGCAACATTAAAAGCGAATACCTTATTAATATAAGTAAGCGCATTAAGTATTATCTAGATTTACGCCAAATGAAGGCTAAATCATTAGCAGATGCAATAGGAGTTACCGCTAATGCCATTTCACTTATAGTAAATGGCAAAACAACTCCCAGTATAGATTCATTACATCAAATTGCTATTGCATTAAATATAGAGGATTGGCAACTTCTTACAGATGAGCAATTGCAAAAGGTTCAACTAGAGCAGCCATCCGTTCCGCAGTCTCCGGCTATCATCTGCCCTCATTGTGGCAAGCCTATCGAACTGGAAATTAATGCAAAGGAGGGGAAATGATATTCCTCTCCTTCCACTCTTCTATTCTTTCTCCTTCAAAAAGCCTATACCTGCATGAACATTACCCAACTTATACCAAGACTGGTCTAAAGTCATAACATAACTACTGAAGGATTCTTCCCCAATATCAAGGGTGAAGTCTTCATCTACATCAGGCTCTCCATGTCTTACGTACCCCTTATTCGGGGTGTATAGCAATCTATGATATGAGCCGCTCTCACAAATATAAAGTCCGCTATTACGCCAATCGGAACTCCAAAATTCCGGTTTATTCACGTAACAAAGCATTACATCACCATCGTAAATAGGAATACTATGACTTCGCTCATCCTTTTCTCCAACAAACTTTTCGCTGTCAACATTGTCAGACTGACGGATAACAGATACGATGGAGTAACCATTTCCAATAAAGTCCGCTATATCAACATATGTTCTTTGCTCTCTAAGGTCAAATTCCAGTTGGCTTCTCACGCCATCTTTCTCAAAGATTACAAGTATTCTTGTATACTTATCACCAAAATTGACCATACTTAGAATCAAGCCGTTGTTCATGTAAGACGCATAAGCTTCTTTGGCTAGTGTTAATACACGCTCTAGATATTCCAATGGCTTGTATCTAACTAACCAAGACTGACCTTTTTGCATCTTTTGCAAGTACGAATACATGTTCATCGCCTCGCATTCATCTATTCCATGCTTCTTGCAGACCAACTTGAACTTATCCGGATAAACACTAGTTACAAGTCTATCCAATTCGTCCATAGCTTGCATAGCCTTCAAATAATCATTCGCTTCCATTTTACTAATCTTTAAGTTTCTCAATTATATAGCCACGACCTGTATAGGTGCAAGACAAGCCGATATGCACTAGCTGATGTAAAAGCCACAATTCTTCAGTGAACGGCAATCTATCACACTTCACAAACTCATCTTCATCCTCAAAATCAGATGCCTTTTCCAATATTTCTTCCTTTGTCATTATCTTTAAATTTGTGCCCGAAAGCTGTTAATCCGCATCTTTTATTTTTTGTAATGTGTCAAGTATCACGTTTGCAATCTCAAACCTACCGACATTTGGATTCTGTGGGACACTATAACACAAAGCTTTTAAAAGCTCAAAACATTGATTCTCATATAATATCATACGCTTACTTCTTTTGATTAAAATACTTTTCCAACTCTCGAAGGATGAACATCCCTCCTATCTTGAAAGACTGTTCTATCACTACTCGATGTTCCTTAAATTCGTTTTGGCTTCTCGAAAACCGAAACGCTTCATTCTCTAGCATAAGCACAAACTTATTAAATTCTGCATCGGTCATTTGCTATCACCTCCTTTGATAATTAAGTCAAACAATTCATCTGCGTATATCCAACCATCCAAATAGTAAGCTTTAACTTCTAATTCCCACATTTCTTGATATGTGCCGCAATCAGTCTTGTACATCATATCGTATAGGTTGTAAAGATTTCTATAACCGCAGTCTCTTGAGTATGCAAGAATCCTTCCTCTGCCAATTTGAGGAACTTCGTTAGCATTATGAATCAAATCTTTGAATATCTCTTTCTCTGCCCAATCAATGCCATCCAAGAAATGCTTATCGGCATTTTTATCTCTTTGAACCATAAAGCCGTTTTTGCTAACCTTTCTGATTACACGATAGCTTTTTCTTGCGTAATCTCTGGCGGCTTGGATTTTTTTCTTTATGTCTATCATAACTATTACTATATTAAAAAGGTAAATATGGACGTTCAAGAAAACTAAGTAAAACAGCATGTTCTTTATATGCGAAAGAATCTGTTCTTCCCATTCTCTCAAAGCGTTGCATTTGCCTTTTACAATGCTCTATAAGTTCCTTCTTAAAAGCTTCGTCCATATCTTAAACCTCCATATTTTTAGTTGTACCTATTAACTTTGCAGTCTCCTCATTGTAAGGAAGACAATATCCAAACCAAGCGTCTCCTGTACATATATATCCGTTAGGTGCTTTATAACTAAAGAAATCTATAGACCATCTATCTGCTTCGCTACATCTTACTACAACCTTATCAAAAGGTTTAAGCTCGACTTTTTTCTTCAAATCAACAATCATTTTCTTCTCAGCATCCCAAGCCTTGTCTTTCTTTGCGAGAGCGTCAAAGAGCTGCTGCTTCTCTTCTTCTGTGGCATAGCGCATAGAATAGTCTTTTGGTTTTGTAAAATAAGAACCCTTTTCTATAATTAAAGAATTATTCTCAAGCATTGTTACATAGCGATAAATATGTTCATCATCTTGACCTTCGTATATAAGTATATAGTGATAATTGTTAGAACTTTCAATTACACATAGTATATCACCATCCTTGAACTCTGGCTGAGCCTTCTCAATATCCAAAGTTTCAAGGTTTAGTATGCCACCTAATTTTCTTTCAATCTCTCTGACATATCCATAGGCAATATTGTTATCTAACTTGTCAAACTTAGCTGTTTCTGCATTTGATACGTCTTCGTAACCATCCCTACTATTAGAATAGCATCCGTTGAACTTTGTATAATCATCAGATGCCCATTCTTTGAAAATGCACTGAAATCCACAACTATTGATAAGCACATCGCCCTTCTTCCATGCGAATTTGCCCCAGTCACGCATATTCTTAGAAGGAAGGAGAATCCGTAAGCCTTCAAGCCAGCATTTTTCTGTACCTAGTTTTGAATAATCAAACAAAAGAGTACTGCCTACTTCATTAGTTGATGTACATTCTATATAAGTACCAACGTCTGTTGTGTGGACTTTATCTAACTCTACGTCTATATTGCGTAATAAGTCGTACAACTTAGTTCCTTGCGGCTTATCCTTTAGGATTTCCGCTACATTAATCTTATTTCCCATATCTGACTTTTTTATATTCATTTATTCTTCACTAAAATATTTCTTAACAAACACTCGTTCGGTGAGCCATTTTCCAAACCCCACTCTAAAGTAACGCTTTGATTTACCTTTCGCAAACCCATATTCATCACGAGGTGTATTTACACTTAGGTGTATCTTAGGAACATGGTTCACCGATACGTATGCAGTTATATATTCATCCGAGAATGCCAAATGCTGAACTTCACGGAACTTTACACTTTTAAAGAACATTTCCTTCATAAGCCTTAGTCCTTATAGATTGCATCAAGAATGCTTCTGAAATTCGGATTATCAATAACGGCTTGGGCATCTTCTTTGTTCTTGAAGTAAATAGCACCTTCGTTATAAACACTACTAGAAGTAATACCGTATTCGCTGGTTCGCATGATATTATGCTTGCATTCTTTAGAATTCCAATCCGGTTTCCAATCTCCATTATAACATTTAGCTATATCCATTAACTTATCCAATGCAACAATTTTCTCTACATTACTATTAGTAACATTAGCAACGACAGGACTAAGACCACGGTCTATTAAAGTAGATATAACATCCTCATAGCTGAAGGGTCTCTTCTTGAATGCTATAATGCCCGCTTTCAAGTCACTTTTTTCAATATCCACTTCCATTCCTTTAGGAATATCTATGATTAACTTATTATCTAGCATTTTCATTTTTCTTATGTTTCATTTCCAAAATATATTTTTTATTCACAACCAACTCGAAGAACTTATATTTAGCATGCATATAGTTGCGACCTAAATCAACTCCACCGACAAATTCTTCTCTATACCAAGAGATTGCCGTATATTTTACAATATCATGCTCTTCCGGATGATTCACACGACCATTCCACACATCTGTGCGAACCAAATCGCAATACCCATCAGGTAATTTGGCACGTATCATTCTTGTGTTCTCCGCATCAATATAGACGTTTTTGTATTCCAAATCTACGCCTAAAATTTCCTGATTAAGCTTTGCTACATCCATATCTCATTAATCTTAAAGCACTACGTTGAAGATCCCTCGGTTTTAACGGATTTTTCTTCAACATTTTATTCGCTTCGTTTCGTATCTTGCGGCTTTTCCACTTCTTTGTAAGACGCATAGCCTTTAACAAACGATGGTCTCCAGCTAGCTTTCCTGCATCCTTCTTGCCACAATAATAGCCTTGCCTATATGCCCAATATCTAGTCTTATAGACTTGCTTCATTATCTTCTTAGCTTGTCTTATTTTCATATCAACCTCACTTTCTATGAAAAAACGTTCCATGACACCAATCGCTGCTTTCAACATACTTATGTAGTTTAGTACATCTTCCTGCAAGCATACCATTGAAATGTTTACAACGGCTGCATTCCTTTGAAGTTCTCAAAATTGAACGAAACAAACTAACGTTGGCACTCGGCATATTTACCTTATTCCATCTGATAGTTGCTTTCTGATAGAGATTCTTTAATCTAGGAATGAATCTACTCTCTTTCTTGAATGTATATTTTGAATCGAAGTAACGTGTGTCCGTTCCTTTCGCCATCATATTCAAGATTTTCTTAGCTTGTCTTATCTTCATATACTACTTGTTTTTATAAATTTCACATGTCCCCTCATAAATAGTGTTATTACTATAAATGTCATTATATTGCGAAATGGAAACCAATTCGTTTGCCTTCATTCCCTTAAGAATTTCATCGTACACACTTTCTATTGCTCTTCTCTTCAATTGCTCCATGCCAGATTTGTCACGGCAATAGTATTGCATTTCAAAATTCGACATTGTAACTCTTGAACGAAGCTTAACGACTTGTGGCTTTATGTATCTGACCTCTATCTTTGGCTTGATGCCTAGTTTGTCAGCTAGCCATTGTTTCCATTTCGGTTTTACATCTTCTCCATCCAAGCAAACAAGAAAGATGTAAATTAGACTAACACTTATATATAAAATTTCCATACGCTACTTCTTTTTATCGAATTTATTGCCAATAACCTTAAATCTATTTAATGAATCTTTCTCACTCAGAAGGTATGTTAGTGCAACGCAAAAGTCGCGACCATTCTTAGCGAGCAAACAAAATGCGCCATATTTAAACACTACTATTCCATCAGGACTATCATTGGTGACATTTGAAAGTATGTCACCTTCCCAAATCTCATTGCCTTTGCAGTCTTTCAGCCCTGTGAACTGACAGACGGTAGAATGGTTAACTTCATAAGTGATATTTCTGTTCAACATACTTTCTTTCTGACGATTTTCGATGATGTAGGTGTTACCACATTCGCCATAAAAGTCACCTTCAACCCATTCACCATTATCAAGACGTTTAGCCTTGAACCTGATATTTTCTATTTTCATAAGCTGTTATTTTAAATCACTTGCACAATCAGCAATGCCAACACTATATCTCTCGACAAACTCAGCAGAGCGTGCTGCCATTCCTTTAATCATAGCTTTCTTGTGTGAGACGTTACCAGTAGTTAGAGTATCAGCTTCTTCGGCAATGTTATTAAACCACTTGATAATCTTTTCTCGTAACTCATCCGTTATTACATATTCTTTCATAACTATTCTTCTTTAAGTTCTATGTGATTCTATAAACTTACTCAAATCGAGAGGGAACTTCTTTTTAAGTTCTCTTTCACGTTTACGTCTCTCCTTCCTTGTGGGTGGAGGAACGTATTCATCTAAGAATGCAAACGTTTTCTTGCAATTAGTATTTAATACTGGAATATATACATCCAATAATGCCTTTAATAATTCTTCCATATCAATCTTCTTTAAGTTCTACTGGCTCATCGCTCCAAGATAACTCTCTTCCGATGAGCATTTCAATACTACCTTTAGGAAGGTAACAGCAACCGGTATTTGCGTACCTCGGCCCATATAAATATACGACAGAGCAAATCCATAATGTATTACTTTCATTTCTGCAAGGTTTTTCTGCAAAAATATGTTCACAGCCACTTTTATCTACTGCTAACCAAGACATAACTATTCCTCCAATTTTTTAATTAATAAATTACATTTCTTATCAAATAGTTTATAACCACTACGGAGATACCAATCTAGAACAAATCTTTCAGATTCATCTTTATCAAATTCCAATCCGATTTTCTTCACCCCATTTAACTTAGCCTGTTGTTCTGCGAGTTGTAACAGGCGTTGTGCAACACCATTTCTTCTATAAACAACATCAACCCAAAGAGCGTATATTAGAGCATCAGCCTTGCCGAAAATATCACTAACATATAATGGAATAGATATTTGAACAGAGCCATGATTTTCTTCATCAGTTATTAAAATTCTGATTTCATCCTTCCATGTCTGTTTTTGTATCATACTCACTCCTCCAACTCTTTAAGTGCATCCTGCAAATTGACAATCGCTTTTTCAAGTTCTTTCTGTCTGCCTTCTATTACCTCTGTCTTTTCATCAAAGATAGCAGAACATGCATATACAGAAGCAACTTGCATTTTAGCATACTGTATTTTCTCGATAGCTTTTTCTTTGTTCATTTCTTATCCTCCTTTGCCTTTTTAAGATAAAATTCTCCCCAATCTTCAAAAGTCCAATCTCTTGTGTTATGAGTAAGATTGAAAACTTCCGTATCTTTCTCTAACTGGAGTAATAGCCAAGCATAATCTTCATATCGCTTCCTTAGCAATCTCTTGCGACACAATCTTACATGCTTGTATAACTTATAATCAGCGGTTGCAGCATCAAAGATTATTTTACCTACTATTGCTAACAGATAAGCAGATATAACCCCTAATGCAATCCAACCTAATATTGTTATTACTAAGTCCATATTCTTTTCTTTTTGCCCTCCCTAATAATTGATAATCTTCTGTGTTTTGCGAACCTTGGCGAAAAACTCACTGACTTCTTGTGAAGTTGCTTCTCTCCAGCAGCTTTTCTTCATCCAATTACCTATACCATTGGATTTCTGAATCATTCCATCGGAATCCTCACCAATTATCACGCCATATCCATCAGCGTTAATAAAGCCATCATGGATAAACACTTTACCATCACCATCAACTAAGATAGTACCTGCTTTATATTCACTTAATCTCATATTCTATTCTTTTTACCCTCTCCCTATTGCAGGAGAGGGTGGTTAGTTACTTAGATGGCTCAGTATATGAAACTGGTTCCCAAACATCATAAGCCGTCAGTAAAGCAGGAGCGATAACTGATGGAGCGAAGATGATTGAAACTACAACATCTGGAGCATTCAACTCGTAGTTAACACCTTCTACTTTGTTTTCCTTACTAGCCCAGCCATAAGGCTTTGCTGTAATCGTAGAGCCATCTTTCTTTTTAAAAGTCTTCTCGCTAGAACAAGAAGCGAACAAACTTGCAACGACTAAGGCTGCCAAAATAATCTTTTTCATATTACTTATATTTAATCCCATAAGGGGTGGTTAGTTAATTATTTCGTAAATTCTATCATATATTGTGCAAGCACAGAACCTACATAGCATAATGCCATAAGTCCTTAAGGAACTCTTCCTTAGTTAATCTCTTTTCCATTTTTCAGTCTCCTTCACATAAAGTTTCGTTAACCTCGTCATTGTATGTGTGAGTAACCGGATTGTACTCGGAATGGGTCGCATCTACCCTACCTTTCCGGTTAGTGAAATAGATAGCATTTCCATTGTCATAAAACCTGTACACTGTTATACTATCTACAACAAACAATTTCTCGACCTTGAATTTGTCAACAGAATCCGAGATTTGGACTCTTGTACCCTTACCTTTGCAACCTACCAAAATGGCGGCAACGGCTATTATCATAATTACCTTTTTCATATCAACTTCTTTTCTTCTTGAAGAATACGTCATTCATCGTACCCTAATATACTAAAGAACTCATCCATTTTTGAATTTAGATTGTTTGCCATTAACATATATGCCGGAACGGAGCGACCGATATTGCACTCTAACTTCAATGCATGTATCATTACTGAAGCTTGATGGCTTGAAATCTTAACCATATCCAATCTGGAAAGTATTTCGCTCTGCGAATCTGCATTACGAAACACTTTCTTGATAAGACTTTCTATGTACTTACGCTGCTTGTCCGTCATTGCTCTTATTGTGCTCAAGAGACTCAACCAAAGCCTTCAGACCATTGAAGGTAGCATCCACCAACTCCTTGCTATCGGAAGCATCAAAATACCAATTTCCAATAATCTTGCTATTATTTTCGGCAAACATCGTAATACTCGTATGAGTATTTGAAGACGACATCTGGATAGACTCCTTTGTTCTACCCATGAGGCTGGCAATCTTTGCCAACACCTCTACATAAACATTATTCTTTTCCACTTTCTTATTACAGTTTTTGTGGTGTGTCTCACCTTTTTAAAATTAGTAACCTTGTTTCTTAATTACAATGCAAAGATACAAAGAATATCCGAAATATGCAAACTTTTTAATGTGTTTCTTTTATTCTTTAATATATCATAACATATAACACCGATAATTTACTGACGTTAACACAAAAATCCCCACCACTACATTATTATATATAGTGATGGGGTAAACATTTAAAACAAAATAGCATTATGGATTTCTACGATTACTATCAAACTAAATCGTCCACATAAGCCCATTTATAGATGGCGTTTGATTTCGTGAACCTATTCCACCATTCCTCGCCTAAGAAATTCAGATGCTTGAAACGCTTGCGAACCTTGGTCAGACCGACAATGCGTCTGTTATACTCAGGCACCTCTTCAACAGAATGCCAAGCACCTTCTTTTTGATATTTCATTCCCATTTCCAAGGCTTGCTTGGCTATCTGTCTTGCACCTTGATTAAAGTCTATCTTATCAATCAACAATTCTAAGTCCATAATCAAATAACTTTTATGTTAACTTTGTCTTCAAAAAACGCTTCTAGCACTTCCTTGGCTTTTGCATCCGCTTCATCCAAGTCTTTGCATTTGACTACTTGAACACCATAACCTATAGGGTTACGCAATTCATAACTACCTTCAGCCTTAACCAACCGGAGAAAAATATCTCCACCTTTGAAGCGGTACGAATATCCTTCAGTTGCCTCGTTCCATTGTCTAACTATGTTCCTCACCGCCATAATATCTTTGCACTTTTTCCAATGTAGCACTAGCACCCTCAATGTAGGCTGCGATAATGACATTTCTATATAGCTCACTATTTTCCTTATCAATTTCTACCAAGCCTTCTGTTGATTTCAAAGGCTCAATTGTAAATTTATAAGCCTCCTCTACTATCCAGCTAGGAACTCCATTTGAAATCAAATTCTCACAATACTCATTCATAAATTAACCTTTTAAAATTAGTGGATGACAAGGGATTTAAACCCTTGTTGGTGTCAATTCCTCCCCAGTGACCTGGTTTGACATACTCCCTCGCTACTTGCAAGGAATTGTTGGGTGACTAACGTGGCTGCACCCTTGCGATTGCTCGGACGGCTTACTACCACTACCCAATTCGGCAATGCCCTGCCGAAGTATATTCTCAGCTGCGAAGAGGTCTCTAGGATGGACTGCACCACAAATAGGACAAGTCCAAATCCTATCACCCAATGACAGCTTATCATTCTTATAACCACAAGTACAAAGGCGGCTCGAAGGGAAGAATCGGTCAATCTTATGAACCTGAACGCCATATTTTTTCGCAACGTGTTCCAACTTCAAGACAAAATCACCATGAGCCAAGTCAGACATCTTGCGTCCCCAATTACGCTTCATTCCCTCCAAGTTCAAATCCTCCAAGCAAATCAAGTCATAACGCTTGCACAACTCATGCGCCATCTTCCATTGGAAATCGAAACGCTTGTTCACGATGTTTTGATACAATCGCTCCAACTCCAGCTTCTTGCGCTTGCGGTTATTGCTGCCCTTCTTGCACTTCGAGAGGTTGCGAGACCTGCGTCTAAGCTCCAACAAGTCAGTTTTAAGGAACTGAGGATTATCAATCTCACGCCCATCGCTCAAAGTCATGTACTTCTTCAATCCAAAGTCGATGCCCACGGATGCACCATCATGTGACTTTCCGTAAGACTCGGCTTGCTTGTCTAAGCAAAGGACGATAAAGTACTCGCCCAACTTGTTTCGCTTGACCGACACCCTCTTGACCTTGCCATCGTAGGGACGGCTCAGAGAGAACTTAAATGACTTCTTTATCTTGTTTATCACAAACTCGTTTCCACTAAGGGAATAGCCATTTTGTTGAAAGGCAAATGAACCAAATTCTATTGCTTTCTTAAATTTTGGTGGACGCTTCGCATCATGCTTGAAGAAACGCTTGTAAGATATATCCAATCTATCCAACACCTCCCTAACTGTTTGACAATTAAGCAATGTTGGTTTATAACACTTAGAGAAATGCTTATACATAGTAAATCTTGGAATGTACTTGTGATACAGCTTATAGTATCTCTTCTGCAAGGCAAGAGCGTGATTCCAAACATAGCAAGCCTCACGGAGCATCTTATCCAAATGCTTCGTCTTCTTCGTCCGATATAGCTTGTACTTGTATGAAATCATATTCTTAAATTTTAACCAGTTTTTGAAAGGTGTGTCTCACCGAAATTCACTTGCAAAGATACGAAATTTCTTTCATATATGCAAGGAAATCGGCAAGAACTTTCACCTGTTTTATAATTAAAGTGCCAATGGTTGTCGGCAAATTTTAAGTGTTCACATCTTACGATGCGGTATTAACTATCTCCCTGCCCAAGGGAACAACCATTAGCGATAGGCTATTTGTAGTTATGAAACTTCAAAATAAAGCCGTGTGACTCCTAAGTTTACAATCCCGCCCCCACGCTGGGCATCACACGGCTTTGACACGTGGGTATTTGGTCGATTATGGAAATCCTACCTCGTCTTTCTTATATCATTCCGCTGCCATCCTGCCGCCCAGTCTACCGGAGCTGCATTACAGCAATGAAAAGATGTATTCACATTATACAAGGCAGCTCTGAACTCATCCAATTCTTCTGCCGAGAACGGACAATCCTTGTTTACTCGCCTTTTCATAATTTCACTACCTTATAGCCAAGCCGACTTGCAAGGCCAAGGAATACATTAAAGTCTTCCTGTGCAAGTTCTGTTCCTGATACTACTCCATTCTCCAACGTGAAGTAACGCTTTGTATGTAAAGCACATCTTCTAAGCAATAAGTTTCTTTCATCCTAATTCTAATCAATAGTAAACAACCTTTCAATAGGTCTCTTTGTAATATTCGGGTTAAGGGAATTGGTTACTTCCTTTTCCCAAACACATCTGAACTCTTGGGGCATCTGGTATTCGCTGATAAATACCTTATGACCTCTTCTAGCCATTTCCATGCACCATATATAGAATCTTTCGTAATCGAAATTCTTTGATACATCATACTTTTTTGTAGCTTTGTAAGGCAAATCGCAATACACTATACTCCTATCCGGTATCACAAGTTCATCATAACTGCCGCTATAGAACTCAACACCTTTGAGAAGAGGCACATCACGCATTGTGTTTTCTATCTGCTCCCTTATGTAATCTCTTGCCTTTCCGTTCTTGCCGACAACATTATGTCCGCTATAGCCACCATCAAAGAATCGGCCATTAAAGCTCGCCATAAAGCCAATTAGTCCGACACCTGCTTCTGTGAAGAAATTATTCTTTCCGTGATAGCAGTCTCTTGCAAAGTTATACAACGTCTTACTAATATGGTTGAAGACAAACCCATCATTCTGAAGATACTTCCACATTTCGATAAGATACCTATTCTTATCGTTGGCAATCCTGCGATACGTGTCCGGAACGTTCTCAATAACGCTACAACCACCACAGAAAGCATCTACAAACGTATCATGTTCCTTGTCCAGCATAATCGGCAATATTTCATGCACGATTCTAGCCTTACTACCCATGTACTTCATCCTATCAACTTCTTAATCATTTTAACACCTCGCTTACCAAACTTTCGCTCGACAACAGCATTATAGCTCACTCCATCAATGGAACACTCATCCGGATAGCACTCTTCAAGCCAATCTGTGAACTTCAGCAGATTGAAGACTAACTCTTTTCTCGCTAAAAGAAACCGCATATCAATGAATTTTCCAAAGCTTATTCCGAAGATTTTCTGAAATTCATTACCTATAGGCAAGAACTCACTTGGTTCGATTTTCATTAGCTTGCTTTCTTAGATGTCACACTCTCCAAAGGATAGTCACTCTTCATAAAGTCACTAATTCCGATATAAGTTTTCTGCAAATCCTTCTCATCGTCTTTCAAGTCTTCTGTCGCATTTACAGCGGCTGCATTCAAAGTCTGTTCGTTGAAGACACCGTTTCTCACCTTATCGAAATAAGAAAGAATCTCTTTAGTCATCAAATGGTCAGCCAATCTTTTGAAATCCTTATCCATCACCAATGCCATGAAGTCATAAGAATTTTCAAAGGCCAAGATAGGAGCAAAATCCTTGAACGCTTGCATTAAGTTAACATGCAAATCTTCATACAGCTTACGGATGATATTCTCGTAAGTTCCCAAACAAAGGTTGGTCAGATTGTACAGGATGATTGCATTCGCATAAACTCCCGATTTTTCACCAATCCCTAAGTTCTGTAACCTCACCGCAAGCTTATCTCGCAACTTGTACAAGTCTTCACTAATCTTGTCATAGAACGTCATTGCGAATTCGTTATTGAAATCTGCATTAGGAACATAAGCGTCATAATACTTAATCGCCTTGCGAAGGTTCTTCTTGCAGTCCACCCACTTCTTCTTCACTTCAAACCTAACGCATTTCTTCTTCAGAATACTCTTTTCGATTTTCTGCATGAAGCACTCTGCCAACACCATTTCAACATAGACATATTGCTGAAGATAACCTCTAGTAACAATCATAACCTTGTTTACTTCGGTTTCGGTCATTCCATGCGGCACACTGATAATTATCTTCTTGCCACCGACATCTAACAGAACTCTTCTGAAACAATTAACACTAGGCATGATGTTTTCTATTAGAATATTCAACAACCTTGTTATAGCACTCTGTCCTTACCAAATCCTCGACCTTATTCAATACAATAACCTCATGGGTATCATTCATATTGACTTGTGGACAGCAAATCTGATAAAAATACTTTGTCCTGATGGTAAAACCAAGCAACTTGATTTGTTCCTTGAATACCCGACCAGACACCACCTTATCAAGTTTTTTCTTGCCTTCGAAGAGATTCAAACTCTCCTCTCTACGATATACAATATCGGTATTAACCGAAAAAATCTTTCCGATCATAACTATTCCTCCAAATTTCTAAGCGTTTCAAGACTCTCATCATTATCAACATCATAGCCGATATGATATTCGTTGCCTATTCTAGCACCAACATATACCTCTTCTGCATCCAAGATATAACGGGACATCTGTTCACGCACCTTTATCTGTTCTTCATTCAATCCAAGTACATCAAAGCACTCTTCCTGCAATGACTTATATGGTTTCGTTCCCATATATGAAACATAAGCCAGCTTTCCGTCCTGATGCAATGGCTCCCACTTCTCCCACCAATGGTTACGGTACTCCAAGATACCTCTTTCTACTCCATCGGCACAAACATATTTAACTATTCGTATTTTCATTATCAACCTTTTTTAAAACAACTTTAACTGTCTTTCCTTGGCACTTGAACACACGAGACTTAATCTTGTATGTAAGATTGTTAATCACGACTTTATCACCTACACAAGGCATAAAATGGAAATCGTAATTTTTCCAAATGATACTGCCTTCATACTCGAATTCAACCATTTTTTATGCTTTCTAATGCTTTTTATATTTATCTAACATTACTGAATTAATCTCAGACCAAAAAGTTACAATTACGTCTTTTGAATCAACATTATGTTTCTGTGCTATAAAATTTCCAGCACTGACGAAATCAAAATAGCCATCAATCGTCTCTTGTGTACCTGTACATGTACGTGTTATGCCATTCTTGACATACTTAGCCACAAAATAATAGCATCTCTTCATCGCAACAACTCCCTAATAAATTCGTTACGCATCGGCTCAACGATGCTTGTATACAAACTCTGCTTATCTTCCGGAATATCATCCGGTGTAATAGAGAACATCAACAAATAAGACATCGGAATCTCCAATACCTTGCATATTGCATCAATCTTACTCTTACGTGGAAACGTTCTTCCGGTCTCCATAAACAACATATTTGTCTCACTACAACCGATAGCCTTACCAAGTTGTCGTTGGGTCAAGCCCTTGCTTACCCTCATTGTCTTAATCGCCTTTCCTAAATCCATTTAACCTCCTATTTTAAATTTTCAAATCTATTCTTAATTGCAATCATGGCATCATTGACACCATCCTTATATCCAACAGAATACAAGGAACAATCCTCTTCGCTCGGTTTTCCGGTTTTTGATTTCAAAAACTCTTCTATCTCACGGAAACCATACTCCAAGAATCTGAGAAACATAGCGTTCTTCGTGATAGCTGGTCGTAGAACATCTTTAACCCAATCCCAGCCATCACCATAACCCAAAGTGAAATTAGAATTATTACAATATCTCACTTTCGGCTCATCCAACCATTGTTTTATTATTTCCTTTTTTGTCATCATTCCCAGTTTTTATGGTGTGTCTCACCTTTTCAAATTAATAACCTTTATTTCTTAATTGCAATGCAAAGATACAAAGAATATTCGAAACATGCAAGTGTTTTAATGTGTTTCTTTATATTATTAATGTATTTTAATTGTTTAATATAGTTTCTACCATTTATTTTAAACTTTTTACATTTTTCTCTTTCTCAAACACTCTTGCTACTATCACCTTTATCCTTAATTTCGTCTTACTATGTTCTTTAACGTGGGACTCACGCTTTAAAGTTTTTGCATCTTGCGGCTATTTCTGTCAGTCGCTTCCCTTGTACTTTCGTAGAGCTACCTTTCTTGCATTTCAAAACATTCCCAATACTAGTATTTTGTATTTCCAAGAAATGGACGCAACAAAAACAACTTCTAAAATTCTTATCCATTTGACATTTCCTTTTTAAGTTTCTTTCTTTGAGCCAAGAACATAACAATCTCCTCGAAATCATCGCAATTCAAGAGCATTTGTCCAACCTGCCATTCCGCTGCTTTCTGATTGGCATCCTCCATGCCCTTTGCTAAGAATGTGATTTTCTTGTCTTGGCTTCGATTCTCTACAGTAACTTCAAGTGTACCATATTCAAGTTCGGTAGTCTTCATACTGAGACCTTCATCAAATATCCTCAACAAATGATTAAAAAGATTACTTCTTTCCATTTTTCAACCTTTCATTTTCTTGTTTCAACAAGTCCTCAAATTCCTTGCGCTTTGCTCGCATAATCTCGAACCATTTACTTGGTGTTATAGGACACCCCATAAGCCAATGGTCGAAGTTTGGAACAGGCAAATTGAACTCTCTAGCTTCAATAGTATAATCGTACCACTTCAACAACTCTTCTTCGGGAGCTTCCTTTTCAATATCTGTTACAATAGTAGCCATATCGAAAGTCAAATCGCCACAATTAGCTATTCCTCCAACTTGGTCACCTATCCAAAATGTCTCCGGATTATCTAATCCGTAAAATTCATGCTTCTCACAGAATGCCTTCAAGTAAGCATTGCAAGCATTCTCGTAATTTTTCTTTAATTTTTCCTTATCCATAATCATAAATCCTTAAAAAGTTTCTTAACATCGCTCTTCTCCACCTTTGGATGGGAGCACATCACAACTTGCGCACTTGGGTTGTGTCTTTCCTGCCATTCGCAAGTGTTACACCCCAAATCACCAACTTTATTAATTGCATTGGTGTATCTGCCTTTCTCACCATAGGGGCAATCGGTAACAAAATCCTTTCGTCCCCAGATGTACTCATCTATCTTATAAGAAATAGCATTTGCTTTCTTCTTTTTCTCGTTATTATTTAAAAACATCATTTCATTAAAACATTTAAAATAAACATAGCTGGCCATCATCAGCGACCTTAACATTACTCTCAGAAAACCAAAGTTCCTCCAATATCCTCTCCATGCAAGCTACAACAATCGAATTTCCAGCAGCCTTTTGAAGACTTGACTTCGACACTCCACTTTCTAGCATTCTGTCTATGTATTCTTCATCAACGTCCATCAAACGGAAAAGTTCTCTCGGAGTCAAACGTCTAATGCGTAACCTTGCATTTCGAAGAACAACCAAGGAGTCTTTGCTCGCAGATGTAATGGTATTGGCTATGTTCTTTCCAAGTTCGACCTTTGAACTATGCTTTTCGCCTTTTATCCACTTCCCCTCAGAACGAGTTCTTATAGCTGCACTCATAGGTTCTTTCCATTCATTCGATACAAATTTCTCTTTACATAGCAAGTCATCACTAAAAAAGTACTTCTCATCCACATTTTCCTCCAAGACATCAACCAAGTGTTTCTCTAGTTTTGTCTTTCTCGGAAAATGATAATCTATCTTATCACCATCGTTTCGTATAGAGAGCATGAATACACGCTTTCTGTTCTGAGGAACACCGCAGTCGGCTGCATTTACCACCTTAGCGAAGTTGATATATCCATATGATTCTAACTCCTTGCGCCACTTATTAAAGAACCCAATGAACTTTGTTTGAACCAAAGCCTCTACATTCTCCATCAAGAGGTATTTCGGTCTCTTGGTAATAATGGCGTTTCTTGTGAACCAAAGGATAGAGGAACGTGTATTGCTTCCCTCCTCTATTCCTTTCTGCTTTCCGGCTTGCGAAACAGACTGGCAAGGTGTTGAATATGTCAGCAAGTCAAAATCGGCTACCTTGCTCCAATCTATCTTGGTCATGTCACCAAAGTTCTTGCCGGATAGACTAGGAAAGCAAGCATTATGCAAAGCTATTGCATTTGGCTCTATCTCAGACCATCCGATGCACTCGTAATCGAAATCAGAATATTTCTTCTTCAACCGCTCTAAAGCCATCAGTTGAGAGTCATATCCGGCACAAAGTTCAAACGTCCGTATCTTCATTAAATATCATGGGTTTTACAAAAATCCTCTACAAAGCCATCACCCCAATCATCCTCATGCCATATCTTTGCAACTTCAAGCTGTCCCATTTCCTTTATAGCCAAAAGAACTTGCTTTATATCGTTTTCGTACTTAGGCAATGAATTCTCCATAATCGGGAATACATCCTTTATCTCTTCAAAAGACAACACAACGTCAAACGAACCACCTTCACTTGGCGTTACTTCAAACAACTCTTCAGAAAGATTCTTTGAGGATTTCAACCACTTCAAGAATTGCTTTCTACTACGATACTCACAATATAAATTGCTAAACTTTACGTATAGCTTATCAAAACTTAACTCTTTCATAATAAATCAAATTTATCTTTAATTATCTGTTTCAAACACCGTCTGCTTGCCTCGTCTCATAGCACGATACTTCTCAGGAGCCATTGGTAAGCCATTCTCTTTTAATGCTTTCTCATATGCACCAAAAGCCAAGCAATCCGCTTGCTCGTTCAAATCATCGCCATTATGTCCCTTTACCCAAGTCAAAATAACAAGCTTATCCTTTGCACACTTACGATACAACTTGATTAAATCTGTGTTCTTTATATCTGCGCCTATTTCCCAATCTGTATATCGGAACATCTTTAATGCGTACTTGGAATCACTTCGAACCTCTATGACAGAACCTTTCGGGCAATAATTAACGGCTGATATTATCGCTAACATCTCCATTCTATTATTGGTAGTATGCAAGCAATGGTGTGTCTTGACCTTTTCAAGTTCACCTGTAGATGTATTCACAACAATATACGCAGAACCACCTGCCTTATGGGTGGAATAGTTATCGCAGCTGCCATCTGTATAGCAAATATAGTTTGGAAGAAGCCTTTTTCTTTCCACAACAGTTTCTTCTTTCTTAGGTTGAACCTTTCCATACTTTGCATTCTTGCCTGTTCGCAAAACGGAGTTGTAAGCACCTGCCAATGTTCGCCAATCATCACAATAGTTTCCATCTTTCTGTCTCCATTCGTTTTTCCATAACAAGTCCCACAAATCTTCGATAAAGCCCTTTTCTATCCAATTTTTCTTTATACAGAAACCCGAAAAGACTCGGGAAGATGGTATCTTCGCATACAAATCCTTTGCCATTTCGTCAATAGCATAATCTTTTTTGTTTGCGGTACACCAATTGGGAATAACAATTATCACCTCCCTCTTGCCAAGCAGACGTTTAAATCTAGATATATTGCCAAAGTAGCGATTAGACTCTTCCGCAAAGTCAGCATTCTTCACTAAATTCGCAAAAGTTTTGTTTGAAACACGAATCGTAAACAAGTCTATATCCTTACAAGTTTCCAATATTCTATTAACCAAGTCAAACATAGCCTCTATTTTGTCGGCTTGTTGCTCGTTGACCAGGAAGTTGTCACGAATGAATTTGTCACCATCATACAATCGACTATAAGCCAACACTCGATTTGCACCTTTCACACGATATGAACTCAGATAAACATCATAAGCTCTAACTTGATGTTCTGATTCCAAGTACTTTTCTTCTATCTTCTTCATAATCTCGTATATATAATAATAACACGTAATATATCAAGGAACACGTTAGCCTCTTAAAGACTCCTATACTTATTCCAACTAACTACTAATATGAAAATGTCCAAAATAGAACTTACCCACCATAGAAGTCATCAGGTAGATTTCCTATTGTGCCATTTTCCTTTATTTGCATTCGATGTCCCTTCAATTTATAACCATAGATTCTGTGCTTGATAGCAATAGAAGTCTCTCGGTCTCCAAAAGAGTAAGAGCAAGGTATAATTAAATAGTGCAGGTTACCTACGTTAAACGTAAAGTTCCTACGACCAAACCTTTGCAATGTTCGTTCCATCTCTCCCTCGTTTCTATCATCTGCCATGTGCATTTCCGCATACGTGGACTTAATCTTACCTTCGCAGATAAGATTCTTCTTGATTCGGCATATAGAGCCATGACCCATATTCACAACCTTTGCAAACGAGTTAGTAGTTAGTTGATGCCAAGCACAATCATTGTTGCCAACGTTAAAACAGTCTTGACGAGCACCACTAATAACCGATGTGTACAAAATATTGTTGACTATAGAATATAACTCCTTTAGCTTATAGTCCTTACTAATAGGAATACGACAAACGTAAGCCCCTTGAAAGCGACCGCCCTTTTTATTGGGCTTCTTTTCTTTATCACGGAACGTATTCACGATAAATCGCCCGTTACCAAGTTCTGTAAAGAGTCCATCCTCCTTGACATCCTTTAGCAATTTTCTTGCCTTTGGATAGCCTACACCGAGTTTTTTCTTTACATCCTTGATGGTTAAGTTAAATATTACAGAATTTCTGCGTTGCATCTTACACCAAATGGCAAAGCAAAGAGTCTCCTTGTGCGCTTTCACTTCTTGCGATGACGCACCATAGGTATACTTCTTTACCAAGTCCATACGTATGTGTAAATAATGCTTTCCCATAAATTCCTTATTTGTTTACCTTATCTGTGTTTCGCCTACTCCAACAATTATTGCCCATTGCTAACCTAGAGCAATCTAAGAATGTTTCGACTCAAAACAAGGATTCTAAAAAGAAATCCTTACCCTTCATTCGTCTGACACCGAAATCTAGGTAAGGATTATCGTGGTATGGCTTTCGCCACGGAAAATCTTATTGATTCTTGTAAGCGTGTCAGCACCAACAAAGCACGTTGCAAAGATACTAATTTATTTTCAAACTGCAAGTGCTTTAATGTATTATTCTACTCTAATTGCGCATTTTTAACACATAACACAATTTTAGTTACGTATACAAAACTAAAAATACATTAAGCCGCTTGCAATTTTAACATTTTACACTCTAAGGCATTTTCAAGACAAAAAAAAGAGCAACCACCATCACTGGCAGCTGCTCCATAAGTTGTTACCTTAAACCAATCTAAAACCTTAATAACTAAAAACCAACCTAATAAAATAACTTTTTCTTATATTTTACCGTGAGAAAGAAAATCATTGTAACCAGCATCAAGGAAACGACCCAAAAGGAAATCATACCGAATTTCCAATAGAACAAATCCCATCCCTCCAAGTCTTTCTCAATATATTCCTTTTTGGTCTGGGCAATACTCAATTCTCTGTTTAGGCTATCCCTCTGAGCCTTATATATACTCGCTCGCTCTGCTATCTCCTTATAATGAATAAGGCTATCACGAACCTTGGATAGTTCCTTGCTGTCCCTGTATCTAATCTCTATATGAGTAGAATCCTTACCTAGCACCTTACCACTCTCATCTACCCTTGTCTTGACATCATCCTTTATGTATGTGGAATCCTTAACCTGTTTTTCGGTCTGCTCCCAATGATAAGATAGCAAGCTGTCCCGAATAAGCTTGACCCTTTCGTTGACAATTGAGTCCCAATGGGCGTAAGTAGTAGTATCTCGCACCACTTTTTCTACATCTACATATCTAGTCGTCCGGCATCCGTACATCATCAGCATGATGAAGAAACCTACCAATATGGTAACGAGCCAACGCCACCAATCAAATCTAAGCTCCATATCAACCTCCTTTTTGTGTGCAAAGATAAACATTTATATTACTATATCCATACAAATTATAGACTTCGTTTTTGCAAAACAAGAAAAGTGAAAAATAAGTCTTTTCTGTTAATGAACCTTACGAGACTACTCTTTTCAGCAAAATATTATTAATTACAAAGAAAATCTTTGGTTTTTAGTTGCATTTTTCAATTATTGTTTGTATCTTTGCGATGTAATTAAGAAATAAGGTTAATAATCCATTAAGCCCTACGCATCACGGTTAAGCGAATATATATGAATACAGAAAATGTGATAGAATTAATAAATCGTGCTCGAAAAAAGCTAGAAAGAATAGATGACGAGAATTGTTATTCGCTATCAATGGATATAGATAAGCTTTTGGATTTTGCACTAAAAGAATTGAAGGATGAGTAATACTTTATACGTTCCAAAGAACAAGAATATAGATAGAAGAACAAAAAATATTGTTCACCTATCTGATGGTTCTATAAAATATGATTTTAATAAGTATAATAGCTATATTGAAGCTATTTATGCTGATTATATTGATTGCCGAACGGACGAACAATTAAAAGAGTCTATTTCTCTTTGTTTTGCCGATAGCCTTGACCAAAAGGTTATGTTTAAGAAACTAAAATTACAATTTTTATCAGCCCTCGCCATCACGGATAAGGCATAAGATATGAAAAATATCTATGGAAAGACAGTATATCCCAAATACGAGATTGCTCTTAAACAGCACGTAAAAGGTAGCGTGGAAGACGATTACGAAAGTGTAGAGTTTGATGGAGCAGACAACTATAGAGAAGCTGTCAAAATGGCTAAGAAGTATTCGTTAGATATTGGCTCTGGAAACATGCGTTATAAAGAATCAGCATCATTAGATGCGGGTCTTGCGCAAGTAACCATAATCTGTTACTATTCTGACGATATATCAGATTATAATGAGGTGTGGCAAGAAGAATACATAAACGGAAAGAAAACAAAAAGATATTAAGCCCTCGCTATCACGGTCAAAGCAACTTTATGGCTTATCTTAATAAAAAACAATACGAGTATCGCAGAAATAGTGCTGCCGAAAGATTACACTCTACTTGGGTGAGATTGACAAGAAATACGGCACGTCATTCTGTCCAACCGGAATGTTGAGGGTCTATTAAACACAAGCATTAAATACTAGATATGAATAGTAATAAAACATCTAAACGAGGCGGTGCAAGAAAAGGATCTGGACGAAAAGCACTAAATCATGTATATTTACACATTAGAATACCTAAAGATATAGCAGAAATTATAAAGCAGAAAGCTAAAGAAGAGAATATAACAATAGGTTCTTGGATTGTTAAGAATTTGAAAAATATATAAAAATAGGGTGTATCATAACACCCTATATAGATTACCAAGTGATTATCTTTCCGTTATTACATACGAGCTTTCCGTATTGTATATTTCCAACCCTGCGAAGCCATCCATGCAGGTTCACACTTTGCTTTGGGTCATTGTTCACAATCGCATTGAGAAAGGCAATTCGTGACACCTTCAGCTTATCGAACAACGCCCATTGACCTTGTTTGTATGAATTGATAGCAGCTAAGGTCATATTACCCATGATGCCATCAGCTTTTGTTCCTACGATAGTTTGAATCTTTTGTACGGCTCTGCTTACTCCACTATTATAAGCAAAGTCAACCAAGAGATTAGCCACAGACTGGTTGTTGATTTGGTCAGCCTTGCAAGCATCCCAATAATATTTCTTGAATATGTGATGCCATTGTTCATCAGTTATCTTCTTCAAGTCCGATGCAGTCTTACTAGCACCATAAACTTTACGGAACGTCTCTAGAGTCACGCCTTTCATCGTTGCGCCTCCCCTGTCACTCTTTTTGTTAGAATATCCACCCTCGAATGAGAGAATGAATGGTTTTAAAATACTTGAGTCTGCCATAGTCTATTTATCTTTTTCGCTTTGATGTTCGCCACGTTCCCCTATAGTCTTGGTAATGCCAGCCGTGACGAACAAACTAGCCACACTACCAACAAATGCACTTAACCCCATCAAATCGGTCTTGATCGTCCCATAAGTCACCACTTCCCACACTAAGATGAAGCATACAACTAAGAGCATCAAGAAACCTATCAAGGTCACGGACACTAAGAAGAATGCCTTGCTTGAATGTCCGCTATTAACTTGTATGAGTAATTTCAGATACTTTATCATAACTTAATCCTCCCTATCACGATATATCGCATCTTCTTCATTTTCAACCAACGATTCTAAGGATTCTCGCTTTCTTGGTGGGGTTCTAAGTTGACATCCATCCTTGATGCATCTGTTCCATTGTGCCTCATGCAAGGCAAGCTTCAAATCGTTCTTCTCGTCCCTAAGATTGCGTATCGTAATTCTGTATTGGTTGATTTCCTCATACAATTCATCTACTTTACTATTAAGATTAACGACCGACTCGTTGGAACGTTCATAGAGAGCCTTCCACTCATCGGCATATGATGAAATAGTCTTATTCTCTTCCTGTGATGCGAGTGCCGCCTCCTTTCGTTTTCTACTATTATAATATAGCAGCGTAGAGATTACACCTGACGCACAAAGAAGATTAATTCCTGTCTGTATCAATTGAATAGTTTCCGCTGTCATTTTCTCGTGTTTTTGTTGCAAAGATAGTAATTTATATATAATAATGTGTAAACAGCCTAACCGGATAACCGCACAATTAATTTTTGTGCAAATAATCAAATATTTCTTTAAACAAAGTTATAACACATTAAATCATTTGCTCAACCAAGAATTTTTCCTTAACTTTGCAAAAAAGGTGAGTCACACCATAAAACTGAATATACATGAGAATTATAGAACAGGAAACAATAGATTACATCAAAGCTCATATTAATGAGCGTCCAAGGTACAAGTTGGCGCAAAGAATGGGTGTCAGCGTTAAATTCTTGTATAAAATAATGCACGAATGCGATTGTAAGTTCGAGCAAAAAAGACTTGTTCCACAACCCGACAAGAAACGTGATGAACAAATCACAAAACTATATCCTGACCATTCGGTCAGAGAGATTGCAGTAATTGTAGGCTGCCATCCGTCTACGGTAGGCAAGGCTGCTAAAAGGCTAAAGCTTACTCATTCAGAAGAAACTATCGAAAGACTTAAAAAGAATAGTTTGGCTAACTTAAAAAAAGCATATGATAAAGCAACTATTGGCAAAAGGGTGAAAAGTTGGCAAAGAACTATGCAGATGGAGAAATTCCGAGTTATATCCTGTATTCCGCAGCAGACGAAATTCAAATTTTCAGAAATGCCGATAAAATCATATCATGCCAAGTACCATCTTATAAATAAGTATGGGTATTTTGCTTTTGAAGGTGAACCATACATCTTAGGTTATGACCGGAATACTCGCAGAATGGATGAAGAATTCTACAAGAACAAATACGGATTTTCTTTTGAGGAGGACGAAGAATGCCAAGAAGATTAACACAAGAACAGATGGACTATATCAAAGCCCACATCAATGACTACCCACGAAAGGAAGTAGCCAAGGCTGCTGGTGTAACCTTACATACATTATACAAGTATATCACTATTTTAGGTGGTACGAAAATAGACAATAAATTGAATAATGAGACTATCCGCAAAATCTCCGACATGTACAAAACGATGACAGCGAGAGAAATCTCAGAAGTAACGAATATTCCTCAGTCTACAATATTAGGACAAGTCAGTAAGCTTGGCTTGAAACACGATGTAGAAACGATAAATAGGATTCGTAAAGAGCGTAACAAGTCTTTGAGAAGCTATTGGAATAAAGAAAAGTATGCTAGTAAAGGCAGAAAGCTGCATATGCAATATAAAATGGATGAACTTAGAGTATTGTCGGGTAAGCCTCAAGAAACGAGGTTAAGAATAAGAAAGCTCTCCCCAAAGGCTTTGAATGCAAAGATGTATTTGCGAAAGTCTTATAACTATTTCTACTCTAAGGGTGAGCCGTTTATTCTCTGCTATGACTCCGAGACAAAAAGACACCCTAAAGAGGAATACTATACTGAAAAATTTGGTTTCAAGTTTGTGTGTGCTTAATTTCCGTTTGCAGTTCCGTTTGCATTTATCGTTTTCTGCAAACAGAATTTGCAAACAAGCCTTTGTTTTTCATGCATTCGAAAGTATGATATTACCTCCTATCACTTTAACTTATTGATTATTAGCGATTAAAAGAAAGTTTGATAGAGTTATTAAACCTTTTGCTTATTATTCGTAACTTTGCAGCCGTAACGTTACATAGAGTTAGTTTAATAAAGGTTTAACACAAAAAGATTATTCTTATGGAGACATCAAAAACTTATGTTTTTAATCCAGAGGGTTCAGGTAACAATGGAGGAATGATGAGCTTGATAGCTCCTTTGCTCCAACAGAGAGGCGTTGACCCAAACGTTCTTCTTGCGATGAAGGGTAATAACGGATTCGGCAATGGCGATGGTTCTTGGTTCATTTGGCTGCTCTTTATCCTTTGCTTCTGTGGTTGGGGCGGTAATGGTTTCGGCTTTGGTGGTCGTGGCAATGGCGCAGGTCTTGCCAATGAAATCAACAATGACTATGGTCGTTCCTTGCTTATGGATGCTATCGGTGGCAATCGTAATGCACTCAGTAATCTCGCTACTCAGCTCAATTGTACTGAAGGACAGATTCAACAAGCAATCTCTGCCTTGACAACCCAAGTCCAGAACGTGGGCAACCAAGTAGGTATGAGCGGAATGCAAACCATCAACGCTCTTCAGCAAGGTAACATGCAGATTGCATCACAACTCGCTGACTGCTGCTGCCGTGTAAATAACAATATTACGGCTATGGACGGAAACGTCAAGTTGGCTATGTGTCAGCAGACTGGCACTTTGCAGAATGCCATCAACAATGTAGCCGTAGGTCAAGAACGAGGCTTTTCTAATGTTGCTTTCGAAACCAAGGGTCAGACATGCGACATTTTGAATGCTATTAAAGATAGTACTCAGACCGTAGTTAATGGCCAACGCCAAGCAGAACTCAGAGATATGCAGGACAAGATAGACCATCTTCGTGAAGAGAATGGAACTTATAAGTCTTCTGCCATGACTTCGCAGATTGTAGGTCAAGCTATGGCACCTGTCAACGCTATGTTAGCTGGCTTGCAAAAAGAGGTAGATGGTATCAAGTGTAAGCTTCCATCAACTGTCACAACCAGCTACAGTCCATTTACTGCTGTTCCAAATTGTGTTGCTTGGCAAACAGGCTTATATGGTCTGAATGGTGTCAACAATGCAAGCTTTTGGGGTTAATTAGGAAAGGAGGCTGCTATGTTATGGATGAGACCTTTTGCATGGGTTAATCGTAACGGCTCGGCAGCTATCGCATCTACAGGCGTGGTGGTGAACACCGAAAATGTCGTTTTCTCGTTCAGAAACCACGCCTTCGTGAATGCTAACTATAGGGGAACTATCTTTGTGAACCTACATCAAGCTATTCCGACTGGTACGACAAATACGCTGCCAATCCTTTTCGAGACCAATGGCGTAACCCTAGCTGTAACTAAGTTCAACGGCAATCCTTTGACGGTAGCCGACATTGCAGGAACTGGAGTTTATCAGTTTTGGTTCGAGCGAGATACTAACACCCTTCAGCTAATGACGGGTATTGTTTAACAATTAACATTACAAAGCTATGTTTCAAGGACTTCGACCTAACAGCATATTCTATGTGCTTGACAAGGGTGAAAACCCAAGTCTTAAAATCGGACAGGTTGTATCGGTCAGTAACCCACAACCTAAGTTCCCAACATATACTCCTGGGCAATTCAACCCACAACCAATGGAGACTACCGTTGATGTTGTCGTAAAATTGCCTAATGAACAAATGGAGTTCAAACAACTCCCATCCAATATGCAAATCGCAAATTCGGAAAACCTCGTGGTTTCTGAAAGCCGTGAAGCTATGGATGCGGAAGTTGAGGCTATGTATCGGCATTCTAAGGAGATTGTGGAAAGCGAGCCATACCACAAAAAGGTTATGGAAGAGTGCGCAAAGATGCGTGCCGTCTTGAATCCACAAATAGCCAAAGACAGACAACAGGAAGAAGACATCAATAACCTCAAAAGCGAGGTTAGCGGAATGAAGGGAACTTTGACCGATATTAAGTCTATGTTGTCAGTGGCTTTGGAAAAAGTTAATACAAAAAAGTAAATCATTATGGGATACATGATAGAAATTACCGAAAACAAGGTAAATGAAATGTCTGAACTTGTAGAGAAGATGCTTAAGTATGGTGGCAAACTCATGCACTGCATTGATGAAATGGGTGATGACAAGTATGGAAGAATGGGTCACAGAAGCCCAATGCCGGATTACCGAGACAATTGGGATGACGATGATGACCGCTATGGTGAAAGACATGGTGGTCGCAGAGGTGGCGGTTATCGCTATTAGTATTACACTTTGAGGTGGGGAGAAATCTCCACCTCCTTTAAAAGCTTTTATTATGGGAAGATACAAAATACCACTTGACGCATACGATATGAAGCCTGAAGGGATGATTGCATACCTTCGCTACAATGGCTGGCACTTCAATAAAAAGATGTGCGATTGGGCTATTACCTTAATGCGCAAGACAAACGCAACAACTGGTAAGCTCGAAAAAGTTGAACCGACAGAAAAAGATACAGTCGAGGAACTTCTTAAAGTCAACAACGTAAAGTTGGAGAATGCCGACAATTACGATTTCGTTTATGTCGCAAACATGGCTAGAGCCGATTTCTTTAAGTCTTCTTTAAAAGACGAAGCTGCTTTGGCTCAATTCATTAAGGATATGGTGGATGACCCAGACCAAGCGGACGGATTTATTTTCAATAGATTTTATGCCGATTGCAACCATAATGGTATCGGCATTCCATGGGATGATGTATTATGATTAAACAAGAAATTTACTTGGAGAAATACGATTGGAATGTGATTGTATGTCATGTAGCTAATCAAGAAGATGTTGACGAAGCTATGGACTTACTAAGTTCCATTGATTGTAAGGGGCAACCATTATTGAATGCATACGACCACATTTCAACCGATTCTTCAAACAAAGGATTGACATACACAAACGTTTCAAAGAAAACAAGTGTTGTGCTCATTTGCAAATCTACTTCTGAAGGTGAGTATATAAATAGTCTCACACATGAAATGTTTCATGTAGTAGCACATATATGCAACCATCTGGGAATAGATATGCAAGGCGAAGAACCATGCTATCTTATGGGATGGCTTTGTCAGTCGATATTATAGAAGATTTCCTTATAAGTTTAACTTGGCGGGCAGACCTTGGATTTTTCCATCTGCCCTCCTATAAAATTACAAGAATATGAGTTGTTCGAAAATCAAAAATTACCTTTATGAACGTTTTAATGAGGATTTTAACGTTCTATCTGAGAATGAAAATCGAGTTATCATTACATTTGATGATAATGACTTGTCGGTACTCGTAAACAAGATGGAGAATAAATTATTCATTCTCGTTCCGCTAACTAATATGCATTCGTTTGAACATCATCCGGATTGGATCTTGGTAGATGGCGAACGCATCAATAGCAACCTATTTTGGAAGGAATGCGGCAACCAAGTGATAGAATATCAAGGTGATGCCCCTATAGCTATCAAGCAAGACACCATAGAGAGAATTGTTAATGATTTCATTAAAAACAGATAACGTTTTAAAATTTGCATTAATTTATTTGCAAGGCCATCTTTTTTGTCGTATCTTTGCATTGTAATAAAATTGGTGAGACACACCGGAACAACTGTGTTTTACAAACTTAATTTTCGTAGATAAAGATATTAATATATCAATATAGAAAAAAGCAAAATTATGACAGAAAAAGGATATTTAATCAAGAAAAAAGTATTATTCATTGATTTAGACGACACGATTATTACAACTATATCAGGAAACACCTTTCCTACAGATGTAACAGATTTCAAAATCCGTAAAGAGGTTTTGGATAAGATTGTAGATGCATTCCCTACTCTTTACTATGTGGAAATAGTCTCAAACCAAGGAGGCATCCCTCAATTTGTTGACGAACAGGATTTCATCGGAAAGATAAAGGCTATTGAAAGCTTTATGCAAAAATATCTTCGCAATCATACCGGACGAAATATCTTCGTCAACTCTATGTATTGCCCATCGCATGCAGAGATAGAAATGAGAAAGCCAAATACAGGAATGCTTGAGTCGTATTCTTCTTGGAAGAAAAGTGAGCTGATAATGATAGGTGATGCTAGCGGAAAAGAAGGTGACTTCTCGGACTCCGACAAACAATGTGCGGAGAATTTCGGTATTGAGTACATAGATATAGAAGACTTTTTGAAAATGTAAAAACAAAAAAAAAAGGAAGTCAGAGTGACTGTTGCAAAAATTGCAACAGTCACTCACGCAAACTGAAACAAAAAAGAGAGGCAATCACTTACCTCTCTTACTCAACTTGTAAGGAACACTTACATGTTCAACTATTATTTTCTCTTACTCTTAATGAAGTGCAGTATATCCCACTTCTTCCAATACCTCGTATGTCCTCGCTTTTTGCATTCGCCATGGGGCAAATCGCCCCTAGCCACCATTCTGTTAAGGGTAGCATCAGAAACGCGCAATTTTTCCTTGACCTCCTCGGTGCTCATCATAGGATTGAGCATATCTGGAATGATGTCACACAATCTATCTAGGTCATCATCACTCATACCGCAGGCGGTGATTTTCTCACCATTTCTCTGCTGCTCATCAGCCTTAAAGCAAGCATCACTGAGCGACTTTAGAGCCGTTCCGAGCAACTTATAATTCAATATCTTTCCCATATCTTATGCACAAATTTTACGTCCTAGTTTCGTATCATTAACAAACATTCTAGCAAAGTTATACAAATAGAATATAGTTGTCACGACCATGACCGTAAAGCATGAATCCACCATATCTTTAGTTGTGTACCAACTCCACTCTACAATATGAGCCGCATTGATGCCTAAGAAGTATATAAATGGAATGCGATACCACTGGCACAAGAAGAAAAATCTACTTGCAAGTATCGTCACCATCGGCAGGACGTAAACCATGAAATAAATAAAGATATAGCAAGGCATATTTTCATTATAGGGGATAAACATCTCACGGGGATGCTGAGAGAACTCACATATTCCATAAGCATGAAAGCACATAATAATGATAGGCACATACTTGCAGAACCAGCGAAAAAACTTTAGTATTCTCCTGCTATATACCGATTACCATGCTTCTTAAGCATATCCATCAGCTCGGTAACGTCCACATTATTCAATAGCCGTTGAACTTCGGCTTCGTCTTCTTTAGTCATAATTTGCTAATTTATAGGGTTGATTTAAATTAAATGATGTTGCAAAGATACACTCTTTTGCACAAAACCAGCGAAAATGAGAATATTTTTGTGTTAAACTTTATAAAAAGTAACAATCTGAAAGTAGATGGTTGCAAAAATAGCGTTAGAACGGCTTCCTTACCAAATTCTAACGCTATCAGTGTTTATCCTATCACAACCTCAAGGCTCTCCATATCAGCGAACTTCAAGCCGCAATCCTTAGCAGCCTTGAAAATCTCTTTCTCTTCAACTGCCTCGATGGCTACCTCTATCTCGGCATTGGCAAGGTCTGAGAAGTACTTCTCTGTCTTCTGCTTCTGATTGAAGAAGTACTCATTGACCTCAGCGAACTTGGCTGAATCGTCCTTGGTGTATTCGTAGCCCTCATTGGCGTGCTTCTGCTCCAACTGCTGGCACTCCTGAAGCTTGAGCTGCATCTCCTCGAACTTATCGTCCTTCAAGCTCTCCTGTGCTTCCTCCACATCCTTGTCGTAGGTATCGGCTACGTGGCGCAGAGCCTTCATATTCTTCCAAACTCGCATAGCGGCATCATCGTTCATTGATGATGTCTTCAATGCCTTCAATGTTCTGTAGGCTGCAACAGCCTCGATTGTCTTAATCTTCTTCATAATTGTTTCTTTATTTTTATGTTATAAATATTTTCTCCAATTAACTTGCTATACAGAATACCTTTCTATTTCCGTTACAAAGATAAGAAATATATCCCAAACTGGCAAGAAAATCAAATATTATTCTTAATCAATAATTCCTTGGCTAAATACCGTTTGCTTAGTAGTCAAAACATAGTCCACATACAGCCATAATGCGTAAGTTTTTCCACTCTGCATTTGGCTATTGAAAAGAACGGTTTTATTAGCACCGCCAGCAGCTATTCCACAAATCAATGGTTGTAATAGATTATTTTATACTTCGGGATTAAATTCCTGTATTGGAAATAACCCTTTGACAACCCAAACATTTTCTGATGATACATATATTCTATAATTTTTCCCAGTAACAGATGGATTAAAGAACAATTTTTTAGTTTCACCAGCACCTATAGCTCCTACATTTCTGTAACTTTCTCCCATAATCAATGCCTCTCCATTTGATGGGTCACTCTGATACACAAAATATACATAACAACTACTTACACTAGCTTTTGTAGTAATTGATACCGTAATAGTACCAAGGCTATTTTTAATTGCACTAATGGATTGGAATTTATTCATAACGGTATCTGAATAATAAATCACATTAAATGTCTTACCTCCAGCAAGATTTGGGACAGCGTAGAGATACATTTGCCGCATTGTATCTATTGATGAATAGTCAACATTACAAAACATCGGATATGCTCTATATAAACCTTTTGATAAAGTACTAGAAGCTTTTATAGTTACTCTATATCCGCCTTGTGCAACAGTAGAAGGAGCTGTAATTATCTTACTTAATTGTCCGATAGAATTTAGTATAATATATCCAAAGTATAGGTCTTTAAATGCGCTAATTTCTTTATAAGATATTTGGTCTCCATCTACACTGATGATATTGTAATCAACATCAAGAACAATATCATTGCTATTTATATACTGTGTCGTACCTAGATAGTCTTTTATCTCAGGTTTCGCCTTATGGTTATATCCTCGAAAGTCTCCTAATCTATAAGGAGCAGAACTACCTCCAGTAGGACGCTTATAAAGATTACCATATCCATTATTAGCCTTTGAGTACTCTGCAACCAATGCACTCCAAGAATTTACTCTGTTATCAACTGTAATATTTAATCCATAATTACCATCTTTTGCTTTATACCAATCATCAGGAAATGGAGAAGGATATACAGTAGGTTTATACTTCGCCCAGACGTTAATCTTTGATGACTTGCAGAGCGCAGCAAGGTCATTGCTGGATTCTCCGAGTACAGATTTCACGTCATCAACGCTGACTGGAGCCGTTATTTTTCCGTTTGCTAATGCCATACGCTTAATCTTTAAAACTTAAAACACTAGGCAAGGCAGCTCTATAAGAGCCACCCTGCGTTAATACTTACTCTGCTGCCTCGCTAGCCATATTGGTAGCGATAGCGGAATCAACCTCCGCTATCAATGCTGACACCTCACTGAGCTTACTCTGAGGGATGCCGCTGATGTTGTAGGTCAGCTCGCTGCCGTTAGAGCTTGCGTTGGCGTTGCCGAGATAGTTACCATTTGCATCTGCGTAGATACTCATGTTGATGCTGTCGATGCTGACACTCGTCTTGTCAACGTTGTAAGTAATTTCTACTCGATAGCCGCCCTTGGTATAAGTGGCGGTTGTCTGTTCACTCTTCTTGTTAATCTTTAAATTTTCCATTTTCTAATCTAATTTAATAAATTAATATTCTTGTTATCTAATCTCTTCTTGTCACTGCTGTCCTGCTTTCCACTCAATCGCTGAACCTCTGATTCGAGGAAGACCACACGAGCCTTCAATCTACTCACCTCATCGCCCACCTGCTCGATAGCACCGAATGCCGTTGCAATCAGCTTCGGAGACCAGTAGTTTATCTTGTAGTAGCCCTTCTCGTCAGTCTCCACGATGTCCTTTAGGTGAGGGTTGCACAAGACGTGTTGGGCAATCCAACCGATAGACCTTGTGTTGTCCTTCTTCCAAGCAAAGCCGAATGTGCCACCCATTGCCTTGATGATACCCAAGTAGTCCAGCTTCCGCAAATCCTGCTTCAAGCGGATGTCAGAAGATTGATAAGCTGTAACTCCACCTTTAGCAAGAATACTATTAGGGAAGTAAGTATTCATATAAGCATCATAATCATATATATGACCAGTAGTACTAATTGTATATCTGTCAGTATTACGATTATATTTAGTTAAAGCTAGAGCTCTAATTTTAGAAACAATACCATTACGTAAATCATTATGAGTATTGAGATGACTAAATACTAATCTTACATAACGATGATTATCATTACCAGCAGCTACATTTAGAGAACCAACACAAATATCACATTTGTGTGACCATCCATGCATTATTTTAGAAACATATTCTGTATAACCACCGGTACTACTTCCAAAATATACTTGGCATTTTATATCAACTCCATTATTTACATCAACACTTATCCAACTAAGTTCTTGATATATTTCATCAGGAATCTTAACAGTAACCCTAAATTGATTTTTCTTTATTTGATTAAGTTTATCAGCATTAGTATCACCAAGCAAATTATTACACCCTAAATAATAATTATTTGCGTTAACATTATCGTTTACAAGATTAAATGCATTTTCAGAATTTCCAGGATACACATTCCAAGTAGCACCATTATCCATCGAATATTCTACTTGTATATTTCCCATAGGAATACCGTTAAACATATTAGTAACATTAGCAGCAATACTACCATCCCAATTATTTACTTTAGTACCAAAAGCGTTTATGTCAGCAGTAGTAACATCTATAGCTTTAGCTGTTATTAAACCGTTAACTGATAATTTACCAGCAATAATAGCATTGTTACTAACACTAATACTATCACAACTAATAACATCATTAACAGTAAGACTTTTAAAAGTAGCATTACCTAATTGTCTTATGTTCCAATAACTACTATTTACTTGACTACACATGTCTTGAACATAAACCCAACCAGAATTATTAACATCGCCTAAATATAAACTACCATTACCTCCAATTCTAGCTCCAGCATTAGGAATTATAGTCTTAATACCTGCAAGTCTAAGTGTACCATCAAGTTGAGGAGTATTAGCATTAAATGCAGAACCATCAGCTATACCAAGATAAATAGTTTTATCAGAATGATTATATTTAAGTCCAGCCCATTCATTCCAATCCCAAGCAGTTTCACCAAAACGAATAGCCTTACCAGTATTGAATATTACTTGACCTTCAAGAGCACTAATCCAAGCAGGACCGGCATCATTACTTAATATGATAGCTTTATTTTGACCTTTACTTCTAATAGTAGCAGATGAATAAATATCACCAGCAACATGAAGTTTATAAGCAGGAGTATCAGTTCCAACACCTAAATTACCACCAGCGTGATTTGTTATGACATGTTTAGCTCTATAATAATTAAGATATAAATTATCCTTACCATCACAATCAATAGTTTGAGTTCTAGATTCACTGTTTGTATTAAGACCAATCCAAACTCCATTAATTTTCATACCTTTAGTTCCGCTGAACATACCATCAACATTACCAGTTCCATCAAAACTTTGCCCCCAAATACTTCTTGCTGTTGCAAGCTTGGTTGCAGAAGCTACGTTATAGTCATTATATGCTATTTGATAATTAGGTAATGTGAATATATTAGATGTAGGCAAAGCATCTTGACCACTTATTTCATTTGTCCACAAATCACCATTAGAAAAACTAACTTCATAAGTAGATTGTCCTGAGTAATCAAAAGCAGCCATATAAAGCTCACATTGCGTTTTGCTAGTCTGATGTAAATAGAACGTTGTAAACGCTCCTCCTCTATAAGATTCACTATGAGCTTCAAAATAGAATCCATAAGAATTTGCATTACCATTTGAAGCTCTAATTACAACAGTCATGGTTTTATCAGTATTCACCGCATTATAACCAATTCCTGAGTTAAATCTTAATTTACAAACATGACCATATTGACCAGATGTTAATGTACCAACTTTGATAATACGATTATGAACATTAAACGTATAAATACGATATAATTGATTTGCATGGACACCATCAACAGTATCAGCATTACCAGCACTACTAGCATAATTAACACTAATATTTGAAACACTTTTGGTAGTTCCACCAACTGTTATACTAATACCATTATTAGAATTAGATAGAGCAGTAAGAAGACCGTTAGCATGATAACCGTCTAGTTTATCAGCATTACCTCCATTTGCAGGAAGAGTAGTAGGTATTTGACTAGTTAAAGCTAAAGTACCTGTAGCTCTAGGAACAGTTATATCGTGTACTATAGTTTCTGCACTAGAATTTGTATTATACCATCTAAAATGAATTTGCTCACTTGAAGCATCATCACCTACCGCTATTTCTAAAGTTCCACTATTAGCAGAAGTTTCTAAATGTCTAATCCATCCACTATCATTATTTGAATTACCATTATATGGGTCAGCAAATGCTATACCGTTAGAATAAAGAATTGTTCCACGGCATGAAGTATTATATGCTAATCCGCTAGGCATACCTGCTACAAGAGTAAGTCTATTATTATTACCTCCAGCAGTACCGACACCTTGAATCCAAATACGCTTGTTATTCATAACAAGTTGTTTATCAAGGTTTATGTTTGTATTATCAAACCATAGTTTAGCAACTTTAGTTTCGTCACTATTATATATTGCTATACCACTTACATTGACATTATTGGCAGATTTAATACAAAACGTACCACCAATATTGTGGTCTCCAATATAAGCGTCATCTCCTACAAGATACCAAGTATCATTAGCAAATTTAGGATAACGATTATCACTAAGTCTACTATCATGGATAGTAACATAGTTAGCAAGACTTTGGTGAGAAGTTAAAAATGTAGCACCTTTAGTAAATGTAATACCCTTTCCGCTTTTAGATACAGACGTGATAGCATTCCCACTTCCACTTACAGATATTGCATTAACGTAACCATCAAGTGACTGATGACTAGTTAAGAACGTACTACCTTTAACTACGCTGATAGTAGTACCATTCTTGGTGACAGACGTAACCGCATTACCGCTACCGCTGACAGAAATAGCAGTAGCACTACCACCTTCCAAGCTGGAGATACGAGAATCAAGAGCCTTGATGGAGTAGGCAGAGGCAATCTCACTCAGCGATTCTGATGTTAGCTTCAAGGCATTTGAATAACTCTTCACACTGCCGTTCAAGCCGCCACCACTGGATGATGATGTCCCAACACCATAGGCAGAAACACCACCACTAGTATAGAGGTTTGCCACCTCGTTAGTCGTAGTGTTCGTAATCTTCAACGCCTTATTGGTTGCATCATACTCCATCTTTATGTTGCCTATAGAAATATACTTTCCATCAGGCACGATGATACTTCCGTTAATATCGGCAGTACCGTTGAAAGAGTTACCCCAAAGCTTGCGAGCATTCGTGAGCTGGAGTGCCTTCTTCGCAGAGCCGCTTGTAAAGTAGCCCTGCAAAGTAGTGATATTCGTCTTATTGGTGGATATGCCCGAAGCATTTAGTCCCTCTGCCTTTTTTGCTCTTGTTACCTCGTCAGATATAGACTTATTGATTCCATCAACGATACCACTTAAAGTGTCTGTCTGCGCAATATTTGCGAGGAAGCTAACCACCTCGTTCCACTTATTGATAATGCCGTCCGCAGTCTCTTCGTCAGTAGTCATAAGTGCATACCAACCATAAGCGCTATCCCAATGACTTACTTTTGTCGATGAAATACCGTCCAATACAGACTTATTGCTATGAGTATGCTTTGCTGATACCGCACCATCCCAAGCCGTCTGCTTTGTCGTTGTTGGAATTGAATATCCAGAAGCAAAAGTAACAGCAAACGTGCCGCTTGCTGTGATGGTCTTTGTTGCACAAGTCAAACCAGTAGGAAGAGTAAGTGCTACAGATGTAACAGTACCCTTGTTTGCGGTATAGCCCTTTGCATCAATCTCCGCTTTGGTATAATAGCTTGCAAGAGACTGATGAGCAGTCAGATACCCAGCATCGTTGGTAAGCTGGCTTACCTTCGTGATTCTATCTGTAATATCTACCCATTTATGTTTATGAGCACTAGGTGCGAACGTTGATGGTTTACCCGTAATGTTATTCCAAGAGAGATTCAGACCGCCAAGTTCTGTGGCTATGTTGTCAATTCGGCTGCTGAGAGCCTTGATAGCATAGGCATTCGGAATACTAGTCAAGTCTGCATCCGTATAGCTTCCCTCTATGATTCTCGCATAGCTGATTACGCTTGCATTCAATCCGCCACCGCCTGCGCCACTACTTGCTGCTCCGTATGCTGTGATACCGCCTGTGGCATAGAGATTACCATCAATCTTGATAGCCTTGTTGGTTGCATCATATGTGAGCTTAATGCCGTGAAAGGAGATTGCGCCCTCGAATGTAGCATCGCCCGAAACACCCAATTTGGTGAATGGAGCGTTTGGCTTCAAAGACACAAGGTCGGCAACGCTCGTTCCTGCACTTCCTGCCTTCCAAGTCGGCTCGAAGAAGGTGAGGTATGCGCCAAGATTCTTCTCGCTGATGATAAACGATGTCGGGTCTGCGTGAACCCTACCATCAGTTCCCCACCAGATTGCGCCACCTGCCACATAGCCCGAACCATCGAAGCGGAAGATGGTGTTGGCAGGAGTCTTAGAGCCATCGTTGTAGTCCTTATCGACCATTTCGCCACCGAACCAAGCGGCAACACCGCCTCCCTTTGCAGACTTCTCCGTTATACCATTGATACCTGCCGTAGTGTTTCCGTCCGTGTCTCGCAAACCGATGAGTGATGTAAGAACCAGACCTCCGTTAATCTCAGTGTCGGGAGCATCCATCAGAGCCTTCTTTAAGTAAGCAAGGCTGGTTACGTCACCGATTACTACACCGAGTTTACCATAAATTTCGCTAGTTATATAGGCGTTTGCCAAGCCAAGCTTGTCGTAAAATGCGCTGTATGCTGACTGGAAGTTGGTAAACTTCGTTCCGACAGCAGATACGATGGTAGCCTTTCCTTCAGTATCAGCCGCATTATATCTCGCAGAAATATCTGAAAGATACTCGATGAGTTCTTTCTTGGCAGTAGAGAGAGTAGCAAAAGCGGTGTTGAGGTCGGTGAGCTCCTTGGTGCTCTTCAATACCTCTGCTCCCTTCACTTCATTGTACGACTTCTCGGCAGCTGCGAAAGCATCTTCAAGTCGCTTGGAATCCTGCGCCATTGCAGCAATCTCAGAAGGCTCTAGGTAGCCATCTTTGACGTAGCTGTCGAACGTCTTTTTGTTTTCGGTAACAGTCGTTCCGAGGGCGTTCAAGTTGCTCTGTGTCGTCTTAATCTCTTCTTGCGCCTTCTCAGCAGCTTTCTTGGCTTCCTCTGCCTTCGTGTCATCGGTATACTTGCTAGCCAATTTCCAATCGGCAATATCGAACTTTTCGCCTTCTGCCTTGGCGGTGGAACACTTCAAGATTTCGTTCTTGTAAGTGCTACCATCGTTCGGATAGGTTGCGTTCACCCACATATCGTTCACATCGTATGGTGGAACTGGCTGAGAGCCGAAGATACGTCTCTTTGATTTTGCATCTTTGAGTGCTTGGCTTGAATCTTTGAGTGCCTTGGTCAGCTCCGTATCTGTGATGATAATCCACTTATAGGTAGAGCCATCCTTGGCAAAGCGGTATGCCTTGCCCGTCTTGTTGTCGTAGTAAAGGTCGCCAAGATGGGTTTCTTTATCCTTATCGGTCTTCCAACTGATGGCTGGAGCATTCTTCAAAGTAGGAACGCCGTCATAGAACCAAGTCTCAATAGCTCCGTCTATCTGGTTTTGAAGGTCGATAATCGTCTGCGATTTATTGATAATGGTCTCAACGGCATTCTTATCCAAGCTCTTCTCGGTGATGTACTTATCCAAGGTCTTTCCATCGTAGGTGGACTTTATATCCAAGTCTCCCTTGATGGTTACTTTCTTCTTGTCGCTATCATACTTGACGTAGGAATCACCCTCGTAATTATTGGCACTAGTAGGTCGGTCTCCGAAGTACATATCTCCGTAGACGTGGAAGAAAGCCTTGTTCGTGGAATGGTTCACGCCATAGTCCACATACTCCTTGTTATTAAAGGTGTAGCCGTCAACTCCGTGATAGAGCGCTATGCAAGGGGAATAGGTGTCAACGGCAGAGAATACCAAGCAACTTTGCCTTGTGATGTCCGTTCTATTACCGCACTGATTCAGAATGTCATCAACCATAGGCTCATCGCTGGCTGCGTCCTTGTCGATGTCCGATAAATCCACATAATGATATTTCTTGCCATCTATCTCCACTGCCTCGGAAGACACACCGATGACTAGCCTCCAATAGTAATGGTTGCCTACGTTATGATACTTTCCTGCCGTAAGATTGAAGCTCTTGCTCCTTGCTTGGTCTCCAACCTTCCATTTATTCTCCACCTTTGAACCATCTTGCTCACCAAGGAAGTAGCATCTGTAAGCCTTCTGACTAACACCATCATAGGTAATATTCACCTCCTCAACCTTCAATATTCGGTTACTGCCTACTGGGGTGATGAACAATTCACCACCCAATGTGTCTGTATGCAATATTTCCAAGGTCTCGAAGATTGCTTTCATTCTGACTTGTAGATAATCTGTGGTTAGATGGGTGTTATCTAGTTCGTCAAGAGTCCAATCCCCGTTCGCCCCGACCTTCATTCCCTTCAAGAACTTCTGAACCTTCTCGAAGATGATAGTACCTTGTGCGGTATCGTCTTTCGTTTTATTTAATCTTTGCTCATCTATTGCCCTTGCCGAATACACATTGTAATCAGTAGGTGCAGTCTTATCATAGCTCTTTATGATGTAAATTGATTTTCCTCCACCTCCATTACCATTAAGATAACTCTGTCCGTTATATACAAGTTCCTCAATTTTAGACTCCATTGCATTGAGCCGTGAATATGACGGTTTTTCTCCAACATAATATTTTGCCCCATCATAAGGAATATCTAGACAAAACTCATAACCGATAATTCTTGAAGCCCTATAACTGTCACCATAACCTTTATTATAAAGATTTACCCTGTCTCCTACTCCATGCAAGTTACCCCTACCCTGATTATAGGAATAGTTAGCCTCAGCGGTACATGTATATGTCGTAGGGTCTATCATAGACTTCTTCAAATCCTTTATGGCATCCGTCAGCAACTCATTGGAAGCAGCAGATACCAAAGTGTCACCCAATTTGGTAGAATCCCAATTATAGAGAACAAAAGTATCTCCTTCCTTTGGATGCAAAATTGTGTCCGGCAAAAAACGACCATAATCCTCATTAGCAACAATCTCAAATACCTGCGACTTAGGATTTATCTGTTCCTTTCCATCTTTCAATATCGGATTACCATCATCGTCTTTAAGTATTTCTTCAACTCCATCTGGATTAAACTCACATTCGAAGTCCATACCATTAAGAGAACCGCTTTGGAATACTATATGCAGGTTCTTACCACTAAGAATATATGACTTTCGAAAAGCCATATCACCTGTTTTTTCGCCATCTTCATTGATTATAGAAAGTGAGTTTACACGATAGAATGTCCTTTTGATGAAGTCACCTTCTTCAGGTGTACTTTCATCCTCTACATCTTTTTCGTATGATGTCACCTTAGACGTTTTGATAAGATTTCTTGGATAAATATCATCATTTGTAGTTACCCCCTCAACATACTGGTCTTCACGGAGTCCACTAACTTGTATATATCCATTTTTCAGTTCAAAGCCATTCTCTGCTAGCAATTGCTTGTTCTTGTCAGAGCATTCTGCAGAATTTGGTAGCATGAGACGTTTTTCAACAACACCATCCTTTGTTATATCCGCATCAGCATCATTCTTATATCCGCTAGGCAAGTTCCTTGCAGCTCCAAAAGCATATACCCTGTTTGCATAAGTGGACTGGCTTTGTGAGCTTGACATAGAAACGATATTGTCGTTAAGTCTGAAATCAGTAATAGCATTCGTATTCTCACAAGTTCCAAAATGCAGTATATTTCCCTCAAACCACCATTCACAACCAAACGTCTGGGCTATATTCGCAATAGCATCCAACATACTTGTGTTTGAATAGGTTATAAGCTTTGCCGCATTTGCGTCTACACTCGCATCAATAACATAAGTATAGTCCGTTCCTTCGCCTTCAAATTTAGGATCGTAAAGATAAGACTTGTCTAACTTCGCATAATAAGCTAGACTTTTCATTATCACCTCTACATGGGTGCTTATTGTTGAAGTAAGAGAGAATGTCGCTTCTTGTGAACCTGTATTCGGACGATACTTCAATATCTTGTTCTTGAACTTACGATAATATGCATCAAATAGAATTTCATAGGAATATCCGATAGTATCATTATCTTTGGCCTTAGTTAAATCTATCAGTTCAAATCGACCATATGGCGTATCTATAAAATCACCAAGCAAGAAATATATCGGCTTAGAAAGCTTAAAGGAAAGCTTACAATAATGAGACTGCATCAGTTCATAATGAACCAATGCGTCCTGTGTGACGGGAGCAGAACATCTTACATGTATGTTTCCATCATTATCGTAATACTTTATGTCAATTTCATTATAAGTTTTCATAATTATTCTATATTTTCAAATTCTTTCAACGTAAACATATTTATATCAAAATCCGTCAATACTCCCCTGTTCGTTGGATTATATTCTATGAACTTCAAGCTTTTCTTGCCGATAGCCCCACCTTTCCCCCTTGAATAAGTAGGAGATTTTCTCGCACAATACAAACGGTATACATCATCTTTCGATTTTGGAACCTGTATCGTAACAAAGCCATTATCCATAAGCGAATCAAAGGCTTTTACCCTTTTATTATAGTCGCTATGGTCTCTGCCGACAATAACAAACTCCAAGGTAATGCTTCTTTCTGCCTTTTTGGGACGGATAGGAACAACCCTAGTTCCATGCTCTGTCCTTACTTCATTGGTTATATAACTTTTATTGTCTGCGTCAGCTTCCAACGCATCCAAAAAGCCATTCCCCATCTTAACCCGATAGGTAGTCCAAGCATCTTTTCCGTTTATGATAAGTTCATTCGTGTTCATGCCAACAAAGTTAAAAACAAAATGAGGAATAATATTATATTATTATCACAATGCTTTCACTTAAAATTTAAGTGCAAAAAGGGCGCAAATTCTAACAGAAAATGCGCCCAAAAACAATAAGCATTTAAAATTATGAAGTTGTGTTTTCGTTTCCCTTTACTTTTGCGGCTAACGCTACTTTATCTTCTGCATCCTTGCGTATCTTTTCAATTTCTTCAGCAGGAGCGTCAGTAAGAGCCAGCATTTGTACAGCAGTCTCTAAAGAAAGTACGCCTTGATTATATAGTTCCGCTATTACTTTCCACTTATCCTTTTTGTCATCCTCGAAAGGTTCGGCAAAATCGAATTCGACCTCCAATTTATCCAACTTGCTTCTCATCTCAGGATATAGTTCCTTCATTACGGCTATAATCACATGCGATAATCTACCAACAAGTTCTTCATAGATTTCCATTCGGTTAGCTCGCTTGATGTAACCCAATACCAACGCTCGTTTTATGCCGACACTAGTAAGCGTACTCATAGCTTTCATCAGTTCCGGTGACATATCCGGTGTAAACGTATCAAACAATATAGACTGAGCCAAGTCTTCTTTCTCTGCCTTGCGGATTTCGGAATTCTGAGGTGGGTTGATATATTCAAACCTAGAGTTCTTGCCTGTAAGTTGTATGAGTTTACCTGGCTTGTTCCGCTTAGGGATTGATTGTATCACGTCAGCAGTTGCAGCGGCAATAGGGTCAGCAAAGTAGTTGTTAGTATCTCCTATCTTGGAATCAAGCATTTCTTCACGTTCCATTCTCGGTTCTGCTCCTTCCCATGCCTTTGGCTGACGAAAATAAATGCCATTAATTTTTCCTGTCGGATTAGGATACTTATACACTTTCCACCCAAAGCCACCACGTTCACAATGATAGTTAAAAACGGATGTCAATATATCCCAACATTCGATAGTCTTTGATTCTCGCTTTAAGGAATAGCCTACAGCAAAAGCAAGCATGTTTCCGTACTGGTCAAACAACTCTCTCATCTTATGTCCCTTTGAGCGAGCAGCAACATACACATCAACATGCATTTTTCCGTTTTTTTGCGAGAAATTAAAAACAAAACCGCTTTCGGTTTCTGCTCCGGCAAGTCGTTTACATTGACGTAGCTTGGTATTGAAGTATATATCCTTCAAGTATTTTTTATATAGTTCAAAGGCTTCATCGTCACCTTCAGTCTTCTTCCACATAACCGGATTGCCTAACAAGAAGAACAATTCTACCTCATTGATGTATCTTTGTCTTGTTCTTGCCAACTTCTCCGTCCTGTATGGTTTCTCTCCCTTTACCCATTTATCTTCACGACTCATTACCTTATGGGTTTGTGGATTATATTCCGAAATAGCATTATCTACATCGAAATCATGTTGTTCCATCATGTTTACGACAGAATCAACATCGTTATCGTCCAAACGTTCGAAGATGCTTCTCTCCACACCCAATGCGTTGAGCGTGAGGTTTCGAAAATATGTCTTTATCTGAATAATTGAATCTACAAACATCCTTATAACTTTTTGAAGCAAAGGTAATAATAAACATGGTTTCTACATACTTTAATTTACGTATGCCTTTCACTTAGTTTTTAAGTGAATAAAAAAGACTATTTACTAAAGAATCTATCTTTATTTAGTAAACAATCTTTTTTATTTACACATAACTTTTATCTACCCTTATAGAATGCTTACACTAACAATCTAATAATTAGATACTTGTATTTTTATTACAAAAGTAATTATATTTGTCATTTAGTACACTCCTAAGTCTGATTTAGATGCTTTTCTTGGCCTCATCACTTTACCGAGCAATACGGCAAGAATATAATACCTAGCAGCATCTATCAAATGGTTATCATGGTCTTCGGGAACATTGATGTAATTACCATCCTTATCCTTTGACCACACATATTTACGGAACTCGCTCTGTAAATGGACTGATTGCTTAGTTGTAAAGATTTCGAATGTCTGCATCTTGTCAATACCAGCCAATATAGAGCCAGCACCCTTTTGTGCTCCATATATAACTATTCCACCAAGAGCTACCTCATCTATAAGTCTAGGGTCAGCACTATCCGCATACACAAACAAGCCTTCGTCTGCATAAGGGCGCAAGAATCTTATGATGTCGCTAGATAACATTTCCGTTCTATAGCAAAGTTCCTCTATGTATAGGCGATTGTCTACGATACCGCACTTTACAATTGCCGTATAATCTTTTGAATATCCCCAGTCTACACCGATGGCTACTTTCCTTGCATTGCTAGGGAACTTATCAACGATGCCTACATGCTTGAATATTGCGCCCTCTGATACATCCGACCATCTACCAATCATTATATGCGCATATTTCTCCGGCTCATTCTCCTTCATCTCTAACACCTCGTTAAGGAACTCCGGTGAAAGATGCTTTATATTATCAAGATAGGTCGTATGTATATGAAGTACTCTAGGGTCTGTACTGATCTGAACGGGAACGCCATCAAAATACACCTCTTTATGAGTCTTTTCGATGAAACGCTTATATACCCAATGATTTGAATCACAAGGGTTCATAATGATTATTATTCGGTTGTGCAAGCCTTTCTGACGGATTGAAAGCATGATACGCTCAAAATCCTCATCACTCGTCCATTCCTCAGCCTCATCAACGACAAACGTAGTCACACCATGAATAGACTTTAACTTCGCAGTCTGATTACCGCTAGCCGTATGAATACCACGGAACATGATTTCAGCTCCCGTCATTTTGTTGACTATATCCGTCTTCGTGTTCTTGAAATAATCCTGTGTGCCATCTATCTCTATTTTCTCTTTAACCTCTGGAATTACGGAAATAGCGGCACTCACCATTGTATAACGTGTATAAAGAATCTTATGTGCTATCTTTCTTTCTGCATTGTATTCAAAAGTAAGTCTTTCGATAAACTGAGAAGCAGAGAAACTTTTTCCTGACGCACGGCTTCCTGTTATAAGGTAAATGAAATGCGTATTGTCGTTATACAACGGATAATAAACGGAATGTGTTTTTGCCATTATTCACCCTCCTCTTGTTCTTCTGCTTCTTGCTCAATCTCTCTTTCTATCCACTTATTGACGGATATACCTTTCTTAGGGTCAAAAGGAATGCCCTTTTCCTCTTCATCCTTCTTACCTCTCTGTATCTCTCTCCAAGTCATATCGTAATGGAATAGCCAAGTTGAAAGAGCTTGTACGTTAGGTGGGGTCTCCTGCTCGGTTTCTCTAGTTTCCACTACTATATCATCTGTCATAACTCCATCTACAACCATATGTCTCTTGGTGGTTGTCTTGCCCTTTACCTTGACACCTCCAAGGGCGCATTTAAGGAATCTACCACGCACGATTGCATTGATAAACTCTCTGCCACGCACGAGGGATTGAGTTATCCTTTCGCCTCTTTCCGCATTTTCGTCTTCATTCCAATTCTCGTATTTTCCGTTTTTCATTCGGTTGAAGACCTGTGGATTTAGGTCAACCCCAAACTTCAAACCAAGGGCGTAGGCAATTTCAGAATCCTTCTGACCTTGCTTTGCAAGCTGTTCTATCTCATCGTAGAAAGCATCGCCATTGTAATCAAATTTCGGTTTTGCCATTTTCTTGTATTTATTATTGTTTCGCTATATATTGGGCAGATGGGATTTATACCTTGCCTCTAATTTTGTTATACATATAGAAAGGAACGGCTAGTAAGAACATTGGTATTGCCAATATCATAGTTATAGCCAAGTTCGCAATCTTCATTAATCTTTTTCCGTTTGCCTTCATAATCTTTCGATATTTATGAGTTGACCAATTGTCCTACCTTGTTTATCAAAGGAGTAAAGAGACACGACACCCACATATTGAATGCGTTCTTTCTCCTCTTGCCAAGAAACATAGAAACAATCATAAATGGAATGAGCATACCTATTGTTATTGCCGCTATTATAAACCCTAACGAGAATCTTATAATCTTTTTCATTGCTTTCATTTTGTTTTTGTTTATATGCGTTTAGCAACCTTCATAAGCATTTCTCCCTTTATTACCTTATCGGTTTCGATAAAGCCAAAGGTGCTCATAAAACGTTCCTTGTTCTCTATATTATCAAAGGAAAGCATGACGTAAGACTCGGCTTCTAAAGCTTTTTCCGCTGCCTTGGTATTTACCTCTTTCTTTACCTGTTGCATACGTTCTTTATTCGCTTGATATTGAGCCTCTTGCTGCTGATTGGCTATAATTTGATTTTGTTCTATCTGTCGTCTCTGCTCTTCTTGCTCATCCTTTGATACAGGTTCTTTTCTGCTTTCGCTTTCTTGGGCAAATGGGTCTAGTAAGGAATTGAGTTCTTTGCCTAATTCGTCTTCGCCTTCAGTCTTTACCATTGCATCATAGCCGAACAAGGACAGGTCTTTTTCCGTTAATCCGGCATCCATATAGTTTATGTCCGGCAGTAATTCACGAACTTTCATGTCATCCCATTCTCCATGAGCATTCTCGGAATTAAGCATGAAGTTCAGTTCAACTTCGGTCTTGTAATCCACATTTACAGCCTCAGCCAAAAGAGTATAATCCTTTTCGGGATAGCCCATAATCTCATCCATGATGGTTACTTTTTGGTTGCCGCCTACGATGGTCATTGTTGGCTTATTGACGGTTATACCGCCAACAACGCCAAATTTTCTTATGGAACGTTTCAATGTAGCTTTCTGCTGCGGTGAAATCTTCCTTGGATTATATGGTGCTATCTGCACTTCGGAGCGTCTGAACTCTTCTTGCTTGCCTGTGAAATAATCTCTTGGTTTCGTCATCTTATCAACTCATTGTTTCTTGCAAAGGTATGAATAATAATTGTTTAAGAGAAATGTTTACTTGCGTGTCTTTTCACTTTGTCTTTTAAGTGAAATAACATATCGAAGTAATATATTAATTGGCTTGCATTTTGGTTAATTTTGCACAAAAAAGATATGGGAGACGTTGGTAATAATGGGGCATATGCTAGGCTTAGAGCACAAGCTACCTCTATGCGGAGAAAAGCCGAGTCGGTTGGTAACAAGCTACAAGCTATAGCTGAAGGTATAGCTAAGAAGTATGGAGCAAGGGTCACTCCTATCAATTACAAGAGTGTTGACTCCATTGTACGCAAGGCTAAGGGCGAGGCTAATGGTATCAAAGACATTAAGGACTCGTACAGAACAACCATCATCGCAGATAAAGGGTCAATACCGAAAATAATAAAAGACCTTAAAGGCAAATACAAGGGCTTTGAATTCGTTAGGCTCAAGGAACAGAAACTGGATACTGGCTATTCAGGAAACATCATCAATATTCGGAACAAGAAGACCGGACATATTGGTGAGATACAGGTTAACACCGCCAAGATGATTTACGCCAAAGAGAATTACTCGATTGCCTATAAGCTGTTGGGTGGGAAGACCATGCGAGAAATCTACAAAGAGACCAAGAAACCATCCGGTTGGGGACATGCATTATACGAGTAAAGTAGAACCGCCAAGAGTAACGGAGGTAAGAAGCAAAGGTCGGTATCTATGCAACAAGCTTACTATGCTACGTTTCAATAATTAATATATTTAAATTTCAAATAATAAACATTAATTTATTTGCAAGTTTAATGTATTTTTTATATCTTTGCATTGTAATAAGGAGATAAAGACTATGAACAATAAAGATAAGAACAAAATCAGCCACCTCCTTAAAAACGGAGAGTCGGTTTATGTTTACTATTGGGAGGATGACATCGTTGTCCGTTATCAGTATGTAAATAAAGAACTTATGTGTTACCCCAAAGGTAAAGGGCGTAAGCCAAAAGAGTTTAAGTTTAATGAGAACACCTATGCACAAGATGCTCTTGAATTAGGTGAGTTAATAACGAAAGAAGAATATGAAAGATTCTGATATGATAGAATTGTGCCTTGGTATCGCTTGCAAGGCGCACAAAGGACAGATTGATAAAGTTGGATTGCCTGTTATATTGCACCCTATCCATGTAGGAGAAATGGGTAATAGTACCGAAGAGATTTGTGTCGGATTTCTCCATGATACGATTGAAGATACGGATATGACCTACGACAAGCTGTTATCACTAGGTGTTAGAAAAGACATTGCCGATAGTGTATGTGTCCTAACCCACAAGAAAGGTGTTCCGTATTTTGACTACATACAATCAATCATTGATTCAAAAGATATGGTTGCAATACAAGTCAAAATCAACGACCTGGCTCACAACCTATCGAGAGCTAAAAAGTACGGATTTCAAAAGCAATATGAAAAATGTACTACGGCATTGTCAATGATGGGAAGGTTCTTCCCACATGAAGAGGGACAATACTACCCATCGTTCGAATATATTCCTTAAGATGTACGCTTACGTGTTAAATTCCATCCGTATTTCTTTGCGTATTCTTTCATAACTTGATATTGCGCACCAACATTACCTCTATCATTAGCTTCCGTGACACGTTTCTGTATTTCGTTTGCTTCACGATTATAACTAGACACATCACTTGCACTAGGGACTTTTCCTCCTTTCGTAAAACTAGAACGCTTTCTGTTTAAAGCTAGCACTTTCTCGTTTATTCGATTTCGTATTCCGCTCTTTGAAAGATACTCTGTCTGTTTTTGCTGAAGGGTTCGTCTCCATTGCGAATTTTTCTTACCAAAAACATCCCATGCATCCGATTCTGAAAGTCCCCACCCTTTACTTGGTCTCTTCAAAGAATACGTATAATTCTTTGTAACTGCTCGAATCTCGGAAGCGTTATGTGCTATAGTTGTAAAAATGTCAGCTCCGGACAAAATTGTGCCAACTCTTCCAGCTATAGTATCTCCAATACCTCTATTAGGATGGTTGTGAGTAATGATGGCATCTTTGTAGTTATAGCCAAAAGGTAATTGCGTACTATGTGCCTTTCCTGTTTGGGAATGCGCTATTTCTTTTCCGTCCTTATTATAGGCATAAATACGTTCTGTCTTTAGCTTTCTAATCTTAGCTTCAGTGTCAGACAAAGCCGCATCCAACCCACGGCTATGTCCGGCATTGATTTGCCTATCTGCTCTTTCGCCTCGTTGAGGTCTGCCTCTATATCCTCTATCTGCCATATATAAATCTCCTTTTTTATTTGCAAAGATACAAAATTCGCAAGGGAGTACCTACATATCAAAGGTTTACAACTTCACTTATCTATATTGTGCAATCATTATTTATCTTTGTTGTATTTAACCTCAACACCAATCATCGTTTGTTTCACAAAAACCGCCTTACAAGACAACAACTTTCCATTCTTAGAGAATTCTTTATCCTTGTACCTAATATCATATTTGCCAATATGGTAATCGTAGCAAGCATCAATACAGCTCTCTACAAGCTTCTTCTCTGCTTCGAAATATGGCATTTCCTTCTTGCTCACTTTCGCAAGCCACCCACCACCTTGTATTAGTTCGAATATTCTTGAATACCCATCACGCAAGCCATTGCAATATGCGGCATAAAACTGCACTTTCTGAAGAGGAACTTTTGTACCTTGTTCCAACAACTTGACAGCCAACGCCCTAGCCTCATCATCTTGGCTCTGCTCTAGAATCTTCATTGCATGGTTTACAACTTTTCTTTCCTGTTCCGTCATGTTATTTAGAATTTAAGTTTTTCAGAAAGCTCAATCTGCCTTCTACTTGTGTAAATGTGTCATCCAACTCATCATCACTCATAGAGGAATAGAAAGTATAACTGTATGGACGCATAGTAAATCCATCAATCAAGAAGACAGAGAACCACATAATGCGCTTTACACTACATTGTTTCAGATTAACTTCTAATGCTCCTTGCTCTACTTTTACGACAATATTATTGGTTGATTTAATGCTTAACGCCTTACCTAAAACATCATTATATACTTCATTCATTACTCTTCTCTTTAAATCCTACATATCTCTTCATTTCACTATAAGCTCTCTTCATAGCCTCAGCCGGAGAAAGATTATACTTTTTCTCAATATCGCTTGTTATATCCGCAAGATGCTTTCCAAACAACTCTTCAATATAAGAGTCATCTTTCATCCGCTGAATACCCCTTGCATATATCTTAGCCTTATCCATGCCCCATTCCAATCCCATTTCGTGAATAAAGTCATCCAATTGCATAAGGCTTTTCTTTCCGAAGTTTCGGAATTTTATCATATCGAGCTTGGAATATTGTACCAAGTCTCCAATAGTATCTATGTCGGCTGCCTTTGTCACATTAAGGACACGAACTGGTAAATTACAATTAACTAATCTGATGGAGAACAATGAAGTGGGAACATCTTCAGGTTGTTCTTCTTCTTTTTTACCTTCTTGCATAATAAACTGCATTTTTACATTCTTAATTTCCTCTTTCAAGGAATTGTTCTCCAGCTTCAAGTCTACAAGTTCTTCAATCGCATAGTTGAACTTCCGGATAGCCTTAATAACAATCTGGCGCACCCTTTCTCTTGAAAGTTCAAAATTATCGGCTATATCACTAATTCGGTCTCCATTGAAAAATGCTTGCATAATCTTTTTCTCTCGTAATCCGTATTGTGCCGTTAACTCCAATAACATACAAAGTGAACTACCTATTTTGTCATAGCTGAAAGAAGAAACGTTCAACGCATCATGCATTAACATTTGTATCTTAGTATTTACCTTGCGCTCACTTGCCAACAACTCTTTCTGCTCTCTATCAAGTAAATCCTCTGAGATAGATAACATCTTGTATTTCTCGGAATACTTCTTAACATCATCTACATTCACCCAAAAGCGTTTACTGCTTTTATCATTGTAGCCACCAAGCAAGCCCTTGTTAACCCAGTTCGTAATCGTCTGAGGGTCAACACCTAAATAAGCAGCGGCATCATTTCTTGTCATTCTCTCCATACGAAACCCTTTCTTTTATTTTTTGTTCTTAAAATATTCACCATAGGCATTAATCAAATCTTTTTCAGTAATACCTCTTCTCAAACAATCATTAGCGAAATCTACTCGTACATTATCATTCCTTTGAACTTTATTGTATCGTTCTGAATACTCTTCAATTAAGTCCGCAACAACCATATACGCTTTAATTTGGGAGGTTTTAAGCATGTCAACACTAACAAAAGTTTTGCATATATTGATACCTCGCCTTTTGTCAATCTTTTGCAGATAAAGCCCCATACTTGTAGCAACAACCTTACTTGTATCATTCTTATAAATAAGTACCGTATAGCCTACTTCTCTTTCGATGTGAGCAAGCACCCTATTAATTGGCATGTTCTCTATTCCCAATGCTCGCTCGGCATATCTCCGCAAGAAATGAGGCGTATAACTGAACTGCTCTGCACTATTCTCTTCGTCCAACAAGGAAGTAGCACATACGTAATCGTTCGTTTCCTTGCAATAGATAAACATGTCAAAATAGAATTGTCTTATGTTCCCTCTATCTACAAACACGCATACTTTGTACTCGGTAGCGTCTTTCGTCTTGAAATCATAACACTGAGTTGTGTATCGTCCCATTCCCTTACGAAGCTCACGGATGAGTTTCTTTGCTTTTTCGATAGCAAACTTTTCTAGCATAGGCTTATCCTTCTTGAATATATCAAAGAGTTCACGCCCCGTCATTGAACCTATAATCATTCTCTACCCTCCTCTTTTTCGTTCAATTCGCTAGTAAAAGAACTTTTTAATCCATCGTATTGCTTTACCACCTGTTCCAAAGCCTTATTCTTCTCACGCAACTCATCACGCTCTAAGAGTAACTTTCTGTACTTCTCTAACTCATATCTAACTTCTTTCGAGTGAAGCCTCTGTAGCTGATTGTTGAGTTCATTAAGTCTGTAGCCTTGTTCACGTGTTTTCTTACGAAGATGACATAATTCTTCTTGCATTTTTGAATAATTCTTCAATACCCTAAGAGTTATTCGCTCTTCGGGTATATCCTTATTCACATCATTCTTTCTTGCCTTACTCATAACTAAAACTCCTTGTCCTTTAAAAATAAAACGCTTCCAACCAAACAACAAATACCTTTCCAGCCAAGCCTCTTCGCTTGTATTGTAGCCAAAGTATTTATAGGTTTATGTTTGAGAAGTCCATCTTCATCTCACAATAATATGTTATTATCATCAAGATGAACCAACTCGACATAACCACCAACTAAAGCCTGAGCCTCCTCTAGAGTAATCTTTACTCCATTCTTTGGCTGCATCGTCAAAGAGGTGCAGCCTACCTCGTATAACTTCATGCTCTATAAATTTAAATAAGACATCATATCTTGAACGGCATCCATATCTTTTTCGATACGGTCATCATACATGCTTTTAATACTCTTAGAAACCTCTAATATTGTAAAGCAGTAGTGTTTACCTTTAAAGTAAAAAGGTAACTCATTACAATTCGACTTGTTTGCCGTGAAATTATAAGAACTCCCATGATGAAAGTCAAACTCAAAAGAGCTGTTGTTATCCTTGCATCGCTCTACGACCTTACTTCTCCATTCTGCAATATGTGCTTGCATCTTTTTCTTATTGTTAGAAGCTTCTAACCATAAGGTAGATTGCGCAGCTTTCGAATGATAATAGTTTCCACTATCTAATATCTCCAGCTTAATGCAAAAAACTTGATTTACTGCAATCGGTTTTAATGCTTTTAATGCTTCATCCAAAGCGATAGCCAAAGCTCCACTCTTACAATTATTTGCCCTAAATTGGCTTATAACTTTATATGCAGTCTTCTTATCCATAATCTTAAAGTTTTAAATTTCAACACCAAAATTCTCTGCAAATATCTGAAGCATTGTCAGCTCCAAAATAACTTTCTTTGCCTCGTCTTCACTCATATCATAGCATACTGCAAAACGCTGACGTAACGTAGCACAATCCATATCGTGACGCTCATTTAAGAAAGCTATCATATTTCTTACTAATTCTTTGATATTCATTATCTTAGACAGTTTTTGCGGTGTGTCTCACCTTTTTTATTATTTATACTTTTCAATTGTATTAAAGACATTATCTAAAGCCTCATCGCAATATGCCGTACTAGTTACACATGCGCCTCTAGAAATCGCCTTGTAACAATCTCTAAGACCAAGCAAACCACCAATAAGCTTAGATGCATCATAGCAAGTAAACTTATTCAAGTCCAATGCATCAATAGCATTAATACCATTTTCTGTAATAACACCTTTAATATCATTGATGAACTTCTTCTGCTTTTCGGTAATCATCTTCATAACAATTGTGCTAGTTTTTAACGTGCTCGCTCTGCACTATCTTGCAAGAAACTTGTCTTGCGGCAAATCTTCAAGTACCTCTTAAAGACATTGCAAAGATACGAAATAATTTTCTAACATGCAAATGTTTTATAGTTTTTCTTTATTTATTTAACCTTTCTTTACTTATGATGTTTCTATATTGCATACATTAACAATAAAGGCAGACTTTCACAAGCCTGCCAATACATATAAAGAAGATAATACATTATTATATATATAAATTAAAAAGAACATTATCTGTTGTCATACCTGTAGAGTATTACCCTACTTTGTGGAAATACCTTATATATACGTTCTAAGTCTTCGGGTGCATTATCCCTTAGCCATGCAAAACAATCCAAGTCCAAAGACAAACCGCCTGACGCATTCCCAACCTCTGCATTCTCCGAGCGCAATGCTCTGGAGTACATTATCGGCTTAGGCAGATGCCGATGTTTCATATATTGCAAGATTTGCTTTTGAGTAAAATCAGCAAGAGGATAACAATTTCCACCATGAATGTAATTTTCATCCTCATACGACTTCAACATAAGGCTTCGGTTCATCGAGTCTGCTTTCTTCATACCAAAGAATACGTATTCTATTCCGAAACGCTTTTTTAAGGCTTTTACTACCATAGAAAGATTAAGAACCTTTACTTTTGGATTCGGAACGCAATAAACTCCATAATGAAGATTGTATGTTGTATTCCAATGTGGTATCTGCTCGAACTCTATCTTCGGGTATCTAGCCTTCAGCCAGTTTATCCATCGTTGTATATGCTCTAAGTCTTTTACGAGATACATAAATACACATACTATGCGCTCAAACTTATCATATAATAAGTCCAATGTAACAATGGAGTCCTTGCCAAGAGACATCATAACGATACAATCCTTACTCTGTTCACTAGCCATATCAATTACCATATTGGCAACATCTATGGGATTCTTCCTCACTACAAGAGGCTTTACTCGCTTGCGTCCCATATTACAACAAACCTAAAATCTGACTTCCGGAAATACGCATAGAGTTAGCGGCTTCCATGTGCAACATATCACAGAAAATCTGCTTTTGTTCAAAACTTTCGAAATCAATGAATATGAAGTTATCAATATCTTCCTTTCTTTTCTTTCCGACATCAGTACAATGCTGTTTCTGATCCTTGACCTCTTCCTTTGTCATCTTTGGCTTAGCTGCGTGCTCGGCCACTATCTCTTCAGATGTTTTTTCGATGTTGGGTAATTCGGTCATTGGCGTTGGGGTCGTAACTGAAATTATAGGTTCATTCAAGAAATCCTCGCTAAAGTCATCCATGCCCGAATCCTTCAATGATGCTTCCAAATCATCTTGCAACATCTTGATTTGTTCAGTATCCTGTTCCGTGAAGCCAGCAGCCTTGAAGTCTATTTCATCTATGCTAAAGTTCTTGGCAACCAAGTTGTAATCTATCGGGTCTTGCGACTTCGCCATAAACAACAATTGCTCTTTCTCGGTCTTTTCGTCAAAATCAACGGCTTCTACCTTGATGTCATAATCAGTTTCGGGAGTACCATCATAACCTTGGATAAGGTCAACGCTCATCACTCGTTTATGCCCATCTATGAGATTTCCAGTTGTCTCATTCCATTGAATACCTCCAATGAGACCAACTTTCTTAATATTGGCTTTTTGCTGTTTGATGTCCGCATCGGTATGTACCTTCGGGTTGCAAGGGTTCAAGTTTATTTGAGACCTCTTGATTATCTTTGTTTCACTTCCTTTTTTCATTTCAGTTCCTCCTTGTTTTTATCAGCTTTCAACAGAACTATCCTTGCCATTGGGAATACCTTGTATATTTTCTCTAAATCTGCCGGATAAAACTCTTTGAGAAATTTCTGATACTCAATATCCTCAACATCAACTCCTGAACTTTGTTTATTCGTTCCATTTGCTTCTGGGTTCTTTAAACGATGGTCAAGAATATAATCCATTATTTCCTTGTTTTTATATGTAGATAAAGGATAGAATTTCTTCGTCTTCCAATTGATAGCTTCCTTTCCATCCGTATAACTTCTAAGCATAAGCCGTCTGTTCAAAGAATCGGATTGTTTAAATCCATAACAAGCCCACTCTACACCAAGTCTCTTCCTGAGTTTTTCGGTTATATCAGCTAAAGTCCATTGTCTTTGCTTAGGGTCTTGTTTTATTCCCATATATCCGGTTTTTATATCATAAAATAAAGCATAATGAGGAACTTGAACAAACTCAATGTTCGGGTACTTGGTTTTAGCGTAATTATAGTAACGCATAATATGTTCCAAGTCTTTTACTATATACATGAATACTACCACAACTCTCTTGAACTTCTTGTAGCATAAGTCAAGCAATACGATAGAATCCTTTCCACTCAGAGAATGGAAAAGTAACATACTATCTGTCTCCTTGGAAACATCATCAATGATTTCTCTTGCTCTTTTTAGTTCTTGCATACATTATTCTCCTTAAAAACAAGGGGTGAATGAAAGTTAATTCATTCTACCCCTCTTGACTTTTAACCTCTTCTAAGTCTGCGGTTTACACGTTCTGTGACATTATTTGCTGCTGTACGAGCTGCCAATGTACGCATAGCACCACCATAAGTAGTTCCTTGTGCGCCAGTGTTTCGGTACTCAACATTTCTGCCACGTTCACGTCTTTCACCAGCCCTAAGACCAGTTGTACGATTTGTTACCGCTCTCCATTGAGAATAACGATAACCTCTTGATGCCTCTGACATAGTTGTAACGTTTTAAGTCCACGAATCATAAACTACTCCCCTTGGGGAATTATCTAGGCTCGGTGGACTTACGCCCACCTACTTTAGAGTCGTTTCTGTTACCTTGTCAATAACAAAGAAGAAAAACAAAGGACGCTCTTTTTCCTTTTTAAGCTCCAATGCTTCGTACATTTCATCCAAATCATGGCTATCATACTTTTCGTGAAGAAAATCAATATCTTCTTTCATAACGATACAAGTATCATTTACCAAAACATCACAATCAAGATACCACGAGTTGTTATAATCATGGAAGTGGATTGTCTTTACTACTCGCAATGGGTCAACAATACCCTCCTCTTGCGCTTTAATTACATCCTCTTCTTTACCATGCTTTTTAAGGAACTCCAAAACATCCTTGTCAAACAAACGACCAATATAATGGTCTGTATAGGCTCTATACTCAACCTTCTTCTTGCCTTCAAGAATCTCCTTGGCATTCTTTCTTGTCATAATCAAGTTAAGAACCTCAATAGGTTTGGCTGGCTTGAAATCGGGATACTTCTCTTTAAATGCACTTACCTGCGCATCAAAATCTTCTTTGTTATTACTCATAATTAATTATTTCAAGGAACGCAATGCAAAGATAGCATAATTCTTCCATCCAAGCAAATGCGTTCGGGTTATTAAACTCACTTTTAATAAATGGTGAAAATTACTTGTTCTCTAAAGGTTTGGTTGCCTTATTAATTTGCATCCGTTCCTTTTTGCTAAACATATCATTGTAATTCTGAGAATCATCAATGACAAACTTTTCTTCTTTCTTCATATTCATATCTCCTATATGTTTTAGATAATCATTCTTAATCTTTCTCCAGCAATGCTCGCATCTTGAAGACTTCGTGAACTCTGTCGGCTCGCAAGGGTCAACATCTTTCAAAGAATCAAACTCATGTGGCAGTACCTTAAACACGTTCTCAAAATGTTCTTTATTGTATCTTAAAGCTTCGTCACGATAACGAAACCAAGTACAACATTCTTGAATGCTTGTGTTCTTGCTGAAAATCAAATATGCTTTATTCATAATCCGATACAGTTGTTTCGGTGTGTCTCACCTTTTTATATTACGATGCAAAGATAAGAATAACACCTTAATTTTGCAAGTTTTTTAATGCTTTTGTTTCCGTATTTAAACATATTTCATATATCGAAAGAACTTTTAATCCTTCATCACCTCAAAATGGGCATCCATAGCCTCAACAATATTACATAACGTATCAATATCGGCATTAAAACGCCCCATCTCAATATTACGAATGTTGTTGGGCTTATAACCGGACTTTTCTGCCAGCTCCTCCAATGTTATACCACTAAGTTCTCTAACCTCTTTAATCTTCTGCCCCATTATATAGCGATAGAGATTTCGATTACGATGTTTCTTGTCATCATCGGGGTTTCTTCTTTGCTCTAAATAAGCAATTTCAAAGTTCCTTACCTTCAGACAATTAACCATGTTACCAAATATCTTATGCTTAGGGGGAAGAGGAAAACCATCGGCATCTTCTTTTACAAGTTCTATTTCGCCACCTTCAGTAGCTTGTATGTACTGAGCGAAGCGCACCGCATCATCGTAGTACATTTCCGTAAATCTTTGTATCATATTTTAAGAATTTTCTGCAAAGGTACACAAAATAACTCACATTTGGTCAAACTTGAAACATACAAATAGGTTTTATTTGGTATTTTTAAGACTTCGCTGTACTTTTGCACAATAGGAATAAAAATAATTTAAATCATATAATTATGTGGGTATATAGCGAAAAACAAAAGACGTGGGTCAACCTTGAACAAGTTCAGCGAATAGCTAGCGATGGGCAAGGTGGGTATCTGTTAATCAGTCAAGATGGCAAGAAAACATCCATCGACCAAACTTGGTATGACAAGGCTATGCGTTGGGTTGACCCTGACTGGTGGGAGAAACACCCTAATGGCGGTAAGGACTCCTTGAACTTCGAAGATGCTCTGAAGGCTATTATGAAAGCTACAGGTGCAAAAATGGACAAAAAGGATAAGGATAACGACAAGAAAAAAGAGGGGGAAGATTAATATTTCCCCTCTCTCTAAAGAATCAAGCATCGTTCTTCGTCTTTTTTATCAATTCCGTTACATATTCAACAACCTTTTCGTTTGCCTTATTGATATTCGTAAAGTCCTTTTGAATATAAATATCAGTAACATCTAACTGCGAAACGTGATTGAGTGCTTCGTGAATGGTATACTTATCAATACCTAGTTTATTTCTTGCTATAGATGCCCAAGTATGACGGGCTGAGTAGAAATCGAAACGAGGAATGCCCAGTTCGTCAGCTATGAAATGCAATCCCTTATTTATATGCTTATTGAAATTGGCTGCATTGCTATATTTCTGATAGAAATCAAAGACCCTTGTTGTTCCCTTATATTTTCGGAACAAAGGTTTGATGATGTCAGGTACGACAATTTCTATGTGGGCATTATCGTTTCTCCTATCTCTAGTTTTAGCTCTATCGTAGGCGAGTACGCCCTTATTATAGCTGACACATTCATATATGTCAACAGAGTTCATTCCCATCAGAAAGAACGAGAGTACATAACAATCCCTTGCCATACCTACACGTCTAGTCCCCTTGAAATTAAATATTCTTACAAGGTTCTCTTCACTGATTACTCTATCTTTTGTCTGCGGAATATCCCTCGGAACGGAGAATTTATCAAAAGGATTACTTTGGATAATATCATTTCCATTCGTATTATATTCTTTGATAGCTTCATTGAAGATATGCCGCATATTGCCCAAGTATAAGGATTGCGCCCTAGGATGACCATCTAGGAATTTCTTATATCCGTTTAGGAATCTGTAGTCTATGAGAGAAAACGGCAGCTTACGGCAACCATTATAGCGTGCAAGGGAATTGAGCATAATCAGATAATTCTTCTTTCCCTTATTGTCGGATTTCTCAACCCACTCTTCGGTAAAGGAAAAGAAGTCTAAATCCTCTGTCTTGTTGCCTATATCAATCAAATGCTCACATATCCAATCAATATCCACATCTTTACCTAGCAAGTCTACCTCTAAGTCATAGAGTGCATCCTTCATAACATTCATTTTATCTTCTATCGTCTTCAATATCTTACGTGAAGAAATCTTTCCGGCTCTAGACAAGTCTGAGTCGGAAACAACTATATTGGTAGGAAATCTTTTTCTCTGTCCCTTATGAGAAAGAACAATAGACACCTTTCTTGTCTTGTCTTGCTTTGGTTTTCCAAGCTCGTATGTTATTGTAGCCATAATATTTTTCCTTTAAATTTACAATATTTTGCGGCAATTTTGCGGAAAATGCGGCAATTTTGCGGCAATTTTACACTTTACTTGTAGTTCTCAGAGCCTACTTGTGGAATTTTAAAATCTTCTAATAAATCGTTTCTGTTTCATAAGCATAAGTTCATTATACGTTTATAAACGCCTATTTTATAGCCATTTATAAAGAAAAATGGTGAAACAACCTATACGATTATTTCACCATTTCTTGTTTATTTTTATAGTGATTCCGTTGGGGTTCGAACCCAAGACCCACAGCTTAGAAGGCTGTTGCTCT